ACGTTTGTTGCTCCGCTGTGGAAGTTGTTGGTATCTGCGATCAGCTTGTTAACCCACCTGAGCTGATTGGAACTCGGGTTGCGAGCTACCGCGATGCTGCGAGCGAAATCTACACTCTTGTAGTAAACCTTACCAAGTGTAATGAGCTCGTAGAGCTCAGCCTGTTCCGGGAAAGAAAAGTTGATAGTGTTGCCATTGACAACAACTTGTGTACCGATACGGGTCACCACATTGACAGGTGGGTTGGAACCACGGGAAGCGTAGATGTTCTGGGAGTACATGTTACTTAACCTCCGTGATACGGCCATCAAATTCCATGAATTCCATCTGCATCGGAATTGCATAAGTTCTACCGATCCGGGTGTGTTCGTCCTGCTGATCGATCCCTTCAAACACATCACGTGTGACCTGCACAACGTAATGAGCAAAACGAGTTGTTGGGGTTCCGTTATCATCAGCATGAACCTGAATGATCTTGGCTTCGACGAAGCAATCCCCACGATCAGGCAACGGTGGGAAATCAAACGCTTTAATCGTTTGACCTACCTGAAAACCTTCATGTTTAAACATTTGGGCAGTCTCCTGTTTGTCTTCGAACCTGAAAACAATTATGGTGCCGGAGACTGCCCAAGTAAAGGTCTAAATTTCCAAAAGAATCAAATTCTTACAAATTCAAGTAAGAATCAAGCCTTGCCTGTACTTCCTTGTAATTATGATCAATCAATAGTTTGCCAAGTCTAAATTTACACTTCAGCATCGGTTTTGCACCTGAATCTTCAAACAATTTGATTTCATCCTCTTCCAAACCAGTAAAGAAACCAACTTCATCACCGTAATATAACATCAACCGACCGCGCTTGGATTTCTTGACTTGATCAGTCACGGGATCCTTATAGACTTCATACCATCCATCTTCATCCTCAGCAGCACAAGTCTTCATTGCATATTTCTGAGTATCTCGATCATGACCTTGATGAAGTTTGCCACCCATACCATAAAGAACATTCTCAGCACTGAAGTTATAACCCTTCATCGTTGTAAGAATATCAAAGATTGATTCTGGATTGACACCATCTCCCTGAATCACACGAACGTTCTTCAGAACACGATATCCTTTACTGTTGACAGTGTGACCATATTTCGAATCAAGAATCATCAACACTTTCATGACAACTTCTACTGGGTTGCCAGAATCTGGACGAACCACCAACATAGAACCGCACTGAATCACTTCATCCTTGAGTTCTGTTCCCCAAATATCACGAACAGCATGAAAAATATCATAACTATCACTGACTACTGCAATGAATGGATATTTACCACCAAATTTCCTGAGCATATTCCTGTATGCATCAGTTTCACGATTCCTTCTCCAAGCCGTGATAGAACTATGTTCAGCTGCGGGCACTGTGCGAATTGGAAAATCTTTGATCTTCCTAATGTTATAGTATCTCATTGCATACAAGCCACCAGTGATTGTATCACTTCCCATGAAGAAAAATGAGTGTATACAACCAGCAATACCTGCAGTCTCAAGACTTGATGCACCACGAGCACCAAAATCATGTAACATCGAAGGCAAAACATCCATGGTGTCTGAAGTTTCCTTCAAAAACTTGATGAACATCTTTTTGATGTGATGATCAATTGATCCCACGGTATTTGGAAACCAAGTTCCTCGCAACAGGGTTGTTTCAATGTAAGAAACAACCCAGAAAACCAGCCAGGAACATTTCGGATCAAATGTCTTGACTTTCAACAAAACATTATTGGTGGGAATAACGTGACCTTCATCTGGTGCCCAGATCTCAATTGGAAGATAACCATCGTATTCCTTAAGGATGTATTCCCAGCCTTCCTTGAAGAATGGTGCGCCATAGATTGCAAACACAGCTTCTGCAGCATCAATTTGTTCTCTAGTGATTGGTTTCAGAAAATGCTTCTTCAATTCAATCTGAAGACCAACAAATGGTGTGACTGGATATTTCCCACCACGTGATTCTATGTAAGCCTCAAGTTGTTTTATTCCCTTTGGAAATTGAAAATAATGACTTGGTTTGTACCCATCAGCATTGAAAATGGGACTTGTGATAATATCATCTGTTACTTCAAGTTCTTCTAACATTTTATTCTCCTTTTGCGTCTATCGCTTAGGTTCTATTCACCATAAACATTCCAATCATGTGATGATCCTCGAACATCACATGAGACATTTGATAAAAGTCAGACAATGGAAACCATTTTGCTGCTTCTGCATCATCATCTGCTCTAATCTTTGGAAGGTATCTGCAATTTTCCAATAGGATCAATCCAGCATGAGTGATTGTTCTTCCTCTCAAAGAGCGTCCTGGTGCATCAAAAACATGCGTTCCTTTCAATGAAGCCTTCAACAAGCTGTTTGGAAAATCTAGGTGGGTTTCTTCATCAAGTTCTCTGAACAATGATTCTTGAATTGTTTCATTTTCCTTGAGAAATCCTCCAGGAAGAGCCCAAAGTCCTTTCCCAGGATGAGAACGACGACGGACTAACAATATATGTCCGTTACAAATAACAACTGCATCAGTTGTTACAAAGATTGGTGGATATTTCAATCCAAGAAATTGCTTCTTGTAATTTTCCAAAAATCTATATTCACCACAAAGATTTTCAAAGATTTCAGGATTTTTGTTTGTCCATTTTTCCAAATATTCTTTGACTGGACCATCAATCCCAACAATTTCACGAGAACCAAACAAACTTTTTCTCAAGTGTGTACTGGATATATCACCACGACTCTCAATTTCATGCAGCCTATATCCAGGAAACATATCCAAATAATATGAGCTTGCATCCTTCTTGTGACCAACAATAACTACCCGTGGGCTTGATATCCCAAGCATATCAATTTCATCCTGAACAGCTACTTGGACTTGCGCAACCCAATTCTGATTGCTATAACGGTCTCCTATGCCTTCACAATTGATATTTCTGTTGAGATGTTTTGTTCCAGCCAAAATCATTTCTTCACGTTCATCAAAAGTGAATGGGTTCTTGATATTACGTGCGATGAATGATGATCCGATCAACGTGAGAATGTTTGGTGCAATATTAGCAGCAGCCTCAAACAATCCCATATGACCATAATGAGGACCTGGTTGAAATCTACCAATGATTACTGCGAGTTCTGAGCGTGGCTCTTCGATGCCTACATCTTTCCACATGGGTCTATCCCTCCAAATTTTAAAGAGAACTGGTCTATCCAGTCCGAACGTTCTATATAGTAGGAGGGATTAATGTAAGAATCAATGATGATTCTTACTTATGTATTCCAAGTAAATCATCATTGCATCAACGATTGCGAGGGTAATTGCCAAACTTTGAAGAAAGGCCAGGAAATTCCTGGCCCACCATTGATTATCGAAAGGTTTCACGTGGTTTTTGCTAAATCCTTCAATTGCATATTGATAGGATAAATCCTATTTCTTTGCAATGTCTTAGCCTTAACATAAGGCTTTCTAACAGTCGTATAATTGGCTTTTTTGTATTCCTCAACTGCAGCATCCCAAGCTTTTTGCTTGGCTGTATAATCATCTTTTGCAGCCTGATATTTGGCATCAATCTCAGCCTTTTTAGCACTGTATTCTGCCATGAGACGATTTCTCTCTTCCTGAGAAGTAAAAATCGTTGAACGTGGCGCAGGAGGATATCCAGGATGATATGGATATCTCACCCGAACCAAACCAGGTGGTTCATACCTCCAATTCCAACGTTCACCTGTTACATTGTGAGCATCATATTCATCGACCAAATCATACTCCACAACAACAGTCAAATATTCATCTTTGTTACTCCAACGATTAGTATGACGACGCAAACCGATGTAACGACCGAGATTAACGTCAATATGTTGAGTACAATGCGTAACTGCAATTATACTATCACCAGGGTTGATCACTTGTTTGAGTTCGTTGGTGAATGGTATTGCCTCATAAGGTTTCAAACGTCTTTTTCTCTGCTTAGCCATGATACCTCCCATAATATATTGATTCAAGGTCTGCCCACCAACCAAAATCGATCTTGTCCATAGCCGCGATTCTGTTCTATCCTATCATTTGCCTCAGGTTTTCACCTGGTCACAAGTGTGACTGCCTCAACCCGACCTCATAGGCACAAGGTTTACCTCGGTCTGTTAGAGTTGCATGCCATAATCTGACTGGTACAAACGACTTTCGTCTCCCAGTGACCTTGAAGCATGTCGCGAACTTCCTCTAGCGGAAAACGAGCCCGCCAGCGATAGGTCGACAAGATCAAATCTTTATGTTCACCAAGTCTGGTGTCAAATCTCGTTTGAGTTCGGCAACCAGCTTCTGAATGCTGTCAGCTCTCCTGTGTTGTGGCCTGGATATGACCAGTTCACCCAAGAAATTTGTCAACACTCTGTCGAGATCATTGAGTTTATTTCTCAATACCTCATAGTTCTGTTCGGAAGAAATGAATTCCACTACCTGCTGATATTGAGCTTGCAAATAACGTTCATAATGCTTCTCTTGATCATCAGCTGTCATATAATTCTGTATGCCATTCACACTCATGATATACCTCTATGGTGCTCAAGCCCGGAATCGAACCGGGAACCACTCCTTACGAGAGAGTTGTGTTACCATTACAACCACGTTGAGCTTTCAAAATTTCCTACGTGTTTCATTCCCACAAATGTCTTGACTCAAAAACTTCCGTAGGTTGCACCCATGAAAAACAATGCAACAAATAATCCAGTCAAGATAATCCAACCTGTCACTTTGAGTCTTTTCTCACTTGCACCAATCCAAAGCACAAACTCAAACAACAACCAAATCAACAATACAATACCAATGACAAATCCGACCAGGAAAAAGCCATTCATGTAGTTCATGATTTAATCCAACTTTATCTTACCATCAACATAAAGCCTTGAACTCTTCGGAATTCTTGCTTCCAAAAATTCCATTTGATCAGCAAGGATATGCCTTTGGCTAAGAATGTACTTCTCAGCCAAAGTTGGCTTGTATGGCAAATACAACAATGGCATTCCAGCTTCTTCAGGAGTTTTATCCGCCTTCAAATGATTACATGATCTGCATGCAGTCACGGTATTGGTCCAAACATTCAACTCACTCTTTGGAAGCCCAAATTCCTTGTAACGAGACTTCGGCTTCACATGATCAATTGTCAACTTTGGTTCAGGATACTTTGTACCACAATAAGCACAAAGAAACCTGTCACGTGCATACAAAATATCACGTTCAGCGTACTTTGAGGTCTTGGACAACCATTTCTGACCAACCAATGGACCAGTCACACCTGTTACTGGGGCAATATCAACCCTGGACTGAATACCATATGCATTTTTGCCACCCAAAAATGTCTTAACTGGATCACCCACTGTCCACAACACCTTGCCTCTTGCATGATAGCAACAAGCAACATAAAAGTCAACCCATTCACGTGGGCTGCCATTTGGATCAGTGATGAGAATTTTCACTTCCTTACTCACAAAATCACCATTTCACCTTTAGAAGCAGATATTTAGGACCTGTTCTCGAAGTTTACTGATTTCTTATGGAAGAGTAAAGTCAATGATTATTCCGTAAGCAACTTCTGGCCTTCAATGAGACCTTCATTAACTTTGTTCCTTGCCCAGGTCTCAAATGAAGGTACCGTTGCTGAGTAGAACATGAATGCTTTTTGATATTCTTGATTAAGCCTTTCATATTGCTCACGTGTGAGCTGCAAAGGTTTTTCATTGATTATTTCGATTGCCATTTATCCCTCGTACTTGCCAGTAATGGCATCATCATTCATAACATATATCTGATATGCACCTAAACTGATTGTAGCAAGCTTACCTTTCTCATACACAACAAGATCACCAATATTCACATCGTGAGTCACTTTACCTTCTTCACGTTTGAAAGCCATTGGACCAATAGCAACAATTTTGGCTACACCAAAGGGATTGCGTTCATCAGAAACTTGAATCAATCCTGTTCGAACTTCTTTGAGTTCGTATTTTTCAACTTGAACACGATTGAATGTTGGTTTAAATTTCATAATCTAACTCCTCGTCAATTAGCAACCAGAATCCTCATCTTCAGCTGGCAATATTTCACCTACACTGAAGTCTTGTAAATATTTTGTGTATTTGTTGAGTCTTTCGACTTTGTGCCTAATACCAAACTCCAATATCTGCTCATTAAGAAATTCTGGATGACGACAAGTCAATGCAACAATCAGGGTGAGAACATCTGCGATTTCTTGCTGGATGTTCTCAATATTGGATTTTCCCTTATGGACAGTTTCCAATCCAAAATGATTTGCCTTGGCAATAGCATGAATTACTTCCGCACATTCTTGCGTCAATAATGACAGCACTTCATTCAAGGCTTCATTCATGGATTTCTCCCTCAACAGATGCGTTATTTAGTCAACTGGCTAAAACCTCCGGAACATTTCCGAACTCTTTTTCCAACTCCAGAATATTAGTCAAAAGATCCTTACGTATTTGCTCTGCTAAATCCGTTGGATCAACTCCATTGGCTGTACACATCTGATACAATTGAATTGACAATGTATTGACCAATGCACAAACGACAACACCTCCGTGAGATTCATCATCACAAATATCAATCAATTTGGTTTGAAGATTATCTACACGTTGCTGAAATTCTATAGAAGAAGTCCCCGCACCCTCAAGTGTTTCAATATCAGTATTCATGACTCACCCATTTTTAATGTATATTTCGGTTTAATAGTAAAAATCTGACCTGGTCTTAAATCAGATTGTTTCTTTTTGATTTGTTCTTGCTGTTGATTTTGAATATCATCTTCAGAAAGATAATCTGGAAAAACATTCAATTGTTTCAATATTTTACACGCGATGTGCAATATCCGAATTATTTGTTCCCCATTTAGATCTGTACCACATAAGAGAATTTGAAGATGATCTAATATTTCTTCACATGATGCATTTGTACCTTCTTGCCAACCAACATAAACAAACTCACCTGAACCCTTTCCTCCTTCAGGCAAAACGGAATAAACAAACTCAGAACCATTCTGAAGTATCCAAGCAGGATTTCCAGAATTATTACCATTTTCAAACTTTTTTATGGTAAATGCGGTCCTAACCGGAGGAATTGGGTCGGTGATCATTTTTCATTAATTGAATTCAAATACTCAACAGAAACATACCAAACCCAATACAATGATTCACAATTTGGACAACCTTTGTAATTGAAAGCCAATGCACCTGGAACATCCAACCAAGGATGATCACATTTGCAACACTTCATATACCAAATCATACTACAATCAATTGTGTAGGTTTCTTCAATGATCTGGTGTATTTGGTAGTCCAACATCCTCCGGATTTGATATGCATTTCAACATTTGATTCATCATTGTGATGATAACAACGAGAAAATTTCATTCCTTTGTATGATTCGGGATACTGTAGAACAGAAATACAAACAACCATATCACTTGCTTTGGCGATCTGTATATTGCGAGGTTTGTAGCCTTCAGCCCAAGAATTTACTTTTGGTGGGAACTCCAGAGTCTCAAAACCCATTTTCTTGGCTTCTTCAATAGCCCAAATATCAATACCACCCAATGGGCATTTTCCACTACAAACAATATCCATCAATCCGAGTGGAGCCAAGATCTTCCTGATCAATTCACGTGCTTTGATTTCAGTCTCAGCAGTGAATTTAGCTCCCTCGGATCCTACAATTCCCAGGATCATTCTGGGTCATTAACCTTGTACTCTTGACCATCAATTCTGATATTGATAAGAGAATCCATCGAAATGGTACGAATGATGACTTTCTTATCAAGACCACCCTGGGAACTTTCGGAAATCACCGTTTCTGGATACCCTGGAATTTGATCAACTTGAAGTTCCTTGGAAGTGTCATCAACATGAGTAACTAAACCAGGTTTGATGTAAATCACTTCCAAGTACACCTTTCCATTGTGGGTGATAATCGGAGTTCCAGGAACTCGTTGACCCCATGGTCTATTACCGAGCTTGAACTCTTCTGGATCTTTCCCTTCCTGTTCCAAGCGACGCTTCACGAGCGTTTCATACCCATTGGTTGCAGTATTGGAATACAGCATGACACTGGAACCAACGGTAAGTTTGGACACCTTACCTTGCATGGGATTGGACTTACCGCCCTTGAGATGGACTTGGGTCTTGGTGTCAATGGAGGCCATCTTCACTCCATTAACTTTCTCCTTGAAAAACTTTTCCAATCGAGCAACATTCGTCATGATGATCTCCAATTTCAAGTTGCAACATCATACCTTGAAATTTATGTAAGAGCTAGTCCTTCCAACAAAAACAGCTGCGCCCACTTATTCATACATCCTCCGAATCTCGAATAAGAGTTTTCATTTGAGAAACGATGAGACCATTAACACTTCTTTCTGTGTTATCCTCAAATTCTATTCTGGCCTCTAACGGGTGCGGTCCAAACGTAACCGAACGCACCTTCCTAGTGTCACCCGTTGCTTTTAACGCTTCTTCACAAAAATCCAACAATGCTGAATTGTATGATCTCATGACATGTCAATTTTGTCACGGAAACCATGAAATGTTGGAAACCGAGGAGCATCTTTCACACCAACCTCAAAGTATCGATATTTGATTATCTTACCAAAGAGGAGCTTACGAGCAATCCAAAAATCTTTACGTTGATCAGCCGTAAAACCTGATCCGACACTGAATTCTACGCCTGTCTTCAAGTCACGAACTCGCACAGCCCCAAGTGTATCTTTACCAACCATTCCAGACTTGGCAGAAGATCTTTCCGTGTGGCCAAATACATCCTCTTTCGCCAAATTGGTATTCTCCATTTCCTCCTGAAATCCAATGATCTCAGCTTCAGAATCACTGAATCGACGAACCTTCAACAAGTATCCTTCGCGAGCCGTTGAACGACCGTGTTTGTAAGGAGCGGTAGGTGAACGAACAATGAGACCTTCGTAACCAAGTTGCAAACACTTCTCCTCATAAGAAGTGAGTTCTGTATCATTGGTGATCTCAAGTTGCTGAAGAACAACAATACGAGCAGTGTATGATTTTTCCTCGATCATACGCATGCGTTCGATGTATGGTAGAGTTGGAGTATTAACCCAATCAAACACATAAAAATTGAAATCAGGCTCGCCTTTGATGGTCATCACTGCACTGTTGGTTTTCAGATAGACGTCCTTGGCATTCGGCGGACCAACAATGAGTTCACCATCCAACCCTTCCAATTCCTCTGCATGTTCCTTGAAAAATGCCTGAACAAACAGGTTTGGGATTGGTTTACCAGAACGAGAGTACAGAACACCATCTTCAACAATTCCACGAATCCCATCCAGTTTGGCACTGGCTAGAACAGGAAATTTAAGATCCTTGGGAGCCTCAACAGCGAGCATTGGTGCTTTCATGATTTATTCCTTAACAAATTTCATTGCTTGTTCACCAAGAAAATCTGCACGAACACGATCTTTTTCATAACGACCAGGAACAAAGAAATCTTCAGCCTTTGGTGAATTGGCGAGGGGTTCAATAGCACCAGGAATTATACGGACCTGAGTTGCTGCTTTTCCGGGAACATTTTCCAAAGCAACAACAAGAACGCCATCAATCATTTTATTGATTATGACGCGTTGAAATTTCTTTGCCACAATAGTCTCCTGTTAGAACTGGAGCCTATCATACTTGTAGGAAGCTTGAAGTAAAGCGGAGAATTACTTGGAAAATCAATCAAGAGCCATTTTACGAGCAACTATCATTTCGTCAAGTTCACCATCCTTGACAACTTCTTTGTAAGTTTGTCTATGACCTGATGCATGATCTTTAACACGATTATCAGGTTCATGATAAACTCTAATTTCTTCTGTGGCTTTGAAACGTTGTTTTTGAACTTCTGGATTATAATGAACTTTCAGTCTGACTTTCATCTTATCAAATGCTTTCTTTTCATTTGAAGGACGATCACGTTCAGTTTGAGCAACAACTACAATACCAGATTCGATATGAGTCAATCTCAGACAATTTTGATGCTTGTTTCGATATTGACCACCAGCACCAGTTCCACTAAACCAGTCATAATTGAAGTCTTTCTTGGTAAGGATGATGCGCTTAGCCATATTTCTTTGTCATCCTTCTATCAATTCTAATTTCTTCAATTCTGCGCACAAAGACAGATTTGCTTGGTTGATACCAACGATCGGTGTGAAGTGGCCAAGAAGGCATTCTTCGATTTCTGGTGAAACGATTAGCATGAAGGTGTTCCCAAAGAACGCAAGTGCCTTTACATTTCTTACAAGAACGAGCACTCTTCAGGATTTCCCCAAAGAATGTCATATTTAATTGCCAACGAGGAATCATAATTTTGGTAGGTCTGGATGGAATCGGACCATCTTCCTCTGCTTGTCGTGCAAAAATTCTGCCATTGAACTACAGACCCATAGCGCTGAAAACAGAAGCATTATGATAAATTGGCACCCGTGGCAGGAGTCGAGCCTGCGCACACCAAGTTCGTAGCTTGGGTCCCGAAATCCCTCGGGCCACGGGCATAAATGGAGCCGATGATCAACCAAGGGTCTCGTTGACGTCGTACGAGACCGCTGTCAAACGACAATAATGCACAGCGTTGTTTCATCGGCAAACTGGTGCCTCAACAGGGAATCGGACCCTGATTTCGTCCTTACCAAGGACGTGTACTAGCCATTGTACTATGGAGGCAAAATTCTTTAGCCGATATTTGGGAGTCGGCGAAGCTCCACAGCTTGGTGGTGATAACAGGATTCGAACCTGTGTCCTCCTTCTTATGAGGAAGGCGCATGGCCAACTCTGCCATATCACCAGTATTGGTGGGCCCAGTCTAGATTTGAACTGACATCTTCTGGGTAAAAGCCAGGTATTCTACCAGGTTGAACTATGAGCCCGAATTCTTTCCAGCTGGGTTGTTGATTTGACCCAGTCTTGCTAATCTGATCTTTTCTTTATGTTCTTCTGTAAGCGGAAGACCTTTACGTTTTTGCATTGCTTTAGCAATAGCAGGAATCAATAAAGCGTTATCCTCTTGATTCTCTCTAGCTGTTCCCCAATACAGATGTTTGGGATTTGAACAAGCACCATTGTTACAAGCATGACAAAGATGTGTCTTCATACCCTTTGGCACTGTCGTTTTCAGGTGATGTGCTAAGAGCAATCGACATTGGATACTATTCCCACCGATACAAATACATAGGTCACTCAAATCAAGATGCGATTGACGCTCCAATTTGGTTCTCAACATATACTTTTCAATCAATATGAACATATATTTCCTAAGAATTTCTGCGCCTGCAGGTAACGTGCTTTTTACACACAATCCTGCGAGTAATCAATCATGGGATTCGAACCCATTTCTCCTGGTTCAAAGCCAGGCATTCGTCCAAACGAACTTGATCGATACAGCGCAGCCCGGCTAACTCGGACATTTGCTGGGAACTTGGTGGGTCTACCAGGCATCGAACCTGGATCCGCTTGCTTAAGAGGCAAGGCTTTAGCCAGTTTAAGTTATAGACCCGAAAATGCGAGAACTGTATCGCTTGAAGTTCTCATCGCGACTGATTGATTACAGCAGGAATACACGCATTTGCAACTACGTTCTTTTCCTCACGAATGACCACTGACGGTCCATCGGATTTGGTGCCAACTGCAGGTAACGATCCTGCCTATCGTGCTCTTCAGGCACACGCTAATCCATCTCAGCTAAGTTGGCAAAGTAAATTGATCCATTATCAAAGACAAAGGAATTTTCAATATAACAAACAGACACTGACGCCGATCTTTATACACCTCTGAATTGCAATTACGATATATGGATCAAACCAGTAAAATTGGTGCCCACGGTGGGAGTCGAACCCACAAAATGTTACTTTTGAGATAACCACGTATGCCAATTCCGTCACGAGGGCGATTCGCTGAGTCTTAATGACTTTTGAGCTTTGCTCAGCATTAGCTGCCTATTGGGAATAGGCCAGTCTGGGGCACCGAAGTGCCTCCACCAACCCCTTGCGGGATCTAAATTACTCGGCTGGGCTCGAACCAGCAGTCCTCAGATTAATGAGGCTTCCATATAGGAGCGCGTGTTCCTGCATTTCGCCACGAGTAAATTTGGCGGAAGATTGATAACACGATTACCAAACCATTTCTGGTTCCATCTCGTTAGCACCGAGCGGCAGCACCCTGACTGCTTAATCTTCCAAAATTTGGCGGAAAACTGAGGTATCGATCCCCAAGCGATTCATCATCGCTCCCACTGCTTTCAAGGCAGGTCCCATGGCCACATGAGTTAATTTTCCAAAAACCTGGCATCGATGTTTTTGAAACTAGCGCTGACACATAGTTAAATGCTATGTTGTAATTCCAACCTCAATGATTGGTTTCACTAAGCTCATCGATAGCACAAATCACCACTTCGCTCTCTGGTGTGTCAGGTCTCAGGTCTTGACCCTTCGGTCTCAACCATGTTACAGCCGACGTTCGCCTGAGTTTTGTCTTTTGACGCCCACTCACGGACTCTGGCAGAGGGTGTGGGATTCGAACCCACGTGCAACTTTCGTCGCCAACTGCTTTCCAGACAGTGCTCATGAGCCTCTCGAGCAACCCTCTAAATTTGGTGAACCGTATGGGTTTTGATCCCATCTCACGTGGGTGAAAGCCACGTTGCCACGCCAGCTGCATCACGGTTCATAATCATAACCTGCTTGGGGCAGAATCAGTATGTCCAAGCAGGAGAAATTGGTGCGTAAGTCAGGAATCGAACCTGCGTTTTCCCCTTATCAGGAGGATGTACTAACCGTTGTACTACATACGCGAAACTTGGATCAGGTGAATGGATTCGAACCACTGCTAAGAGGGTCAGAGCCTCTTGTCCTACCACTAGACGACACCTGAATAAATCTTGACGGTAACGGTTCCGTCTTGAACATGGTTACCGTACATCTTGTGATGATCTAGGCACCAAACATTTCAACGATTACTGGATCACGCGGTAGGAATCGAACCTACGACCATCTGGTTCAAAGCCAGAACTCGCATACCATCAGCGATAACACGTGAGGAAAAATTGGTACTCCTAACCGGATTCGAACCGGTGTGACGAACTTGAGAAGCTCGCATCCTGGGCTGCTAGATGATAGGAGCACATGCAAAATCGTGGACCCAGCCGGATTTTAACCAGCGTCTTCTGCTTTAAAGGATAGACGCTTCTATCCCAGGGCAGACGTTTTCGACCCCAACGCTTTACCAGCGCTGACACATAGTTTTTGGCATTGCATCGTACCAAACTATAGGCCCATAAACTTTCAAAATTGGCCCCTCCGGATGGATTCGAACCACCAACCTTCTGTTGTTCAGACAGACGCTCTTACCTGTGAGCGGACTCGGACATTAGCTAACTGAGTATAATGACCAATTGAGCTACAGAGGGATATTGGAGCGGATGAAGAATTTCGAAATCTCGACCTAGTGGTTGGAAGCCACTCGCTCTGCCTCTGAGCTACATCCGCGAATTAGTTGGTTGATTTCAATGGCTCAACCAGGCCAGATTGGCTCTATAGCTCCAATCTGCTATTGATGAGGAACAAATTTATCGTATCGCTTGCGTTTCGACGTTTCAGCTTAACGCCCCACCAGAGATTTGAATTGTGATCATCAACGATCGCACTAATATTCGTCGACTTATTTACTCTTGGTCCGGCCAGCTGGTCCTAACCAATGGGTTCCACGACCACGCACAGGTTTGATATAATCTCCACTGGCGATCTTCAAGGAGTGCACAAGGACGATCACAAACTGGTGCGCCTGACAGGAGTCGAACCTGCAAAATTGAGTCTCTCAAACTCACACGTATGCCAATTCCGTCACAAGCGCGAATTCTCTAGCCTGATTTCTAGTGCTCAGGCATGACACGGCTCTGACAGGTAGCCAACCCATTCTGGTGCCCAAGGTGGGATTCGAACCCACAAATACGGAGATTTTAAGTTTCCTGTGTTTACCAATTTCACCACAAGGGCAGAATTCTAATTCACTGATATCAGTGCTCCACTTACCAATTCCCAGTGTGGGACAATTTGTCCTCTGTTCTTACCACTGACAATCCTAGTTGTCCAATAATGGAAGATCAAGGTGGCATCATACAAATTCTTCCCTAACGGATCTCTAAGAGCCACATCAGTCAAAGCAAAATTAACACCACCCAATGGGTTGATTACACCTGAAGCAATGTCTCCAGTAATATCAAGTGCATAATTTCCTGTAGAAACTTGCAAACCATTAACTGATGCAGACAATGATCCATATGTTTGACTGATGGTCACGTACTGTACTCCTTCTGCTGGAGTCAGACAAACTGTCCCTGAACATTGGGTATCATTCAGGGAATGATCTCCCGCAAGTGCAACGATTGCAATCATGGTAAGAAAACAACCAACAATCAACTTTTTCACATTACCTCCAATGATATAGTGGTTTCACTTCAAAAGAAGTTGACGATCTATGGTATCCGATGGCCACCTCAGATGCAGCTTCAACGCTTGCCAAGCTCCACTGCGAGCAACCTTCTCATTGAACTGGCCTTTGTACGTCTACATCGGCTCAAACTGTTCCGGTCACTTGGGCGCATCTAGATCATCGAGAGGGTTGCTTAATAACAACTCATCTTTTCAACACCAATACTCTATTAGTGCGTCCGGTAGCCTGGACCCTGACGTTTCAGCTACTTGCATCCTATTTCGGAATGTATACTTGGATTCGCGGGCTGCAACCTTTCTGCGCATGCTCAAACATCAATTTTGCAGGGTACGATTCCTGCTACACTAATTCTAATCTCTACTGGAGTACGGAATTATGCACGGACTTATCAAATTATCGCAATGATAAACTTCCTTTGTTTCATCAAAGCTCGTCAAAGCTCGTCAACTGGCACCCCTGACAGGATTCGAACCTGTATATACAGCTTTAGGAATGCTGGCCGTATCCATTCCGGTCACAAGGGCAAAACACTTGCAAGGCACTCTATCCTCTGAGCTATTGGACCAATCGGTCCAACCTGGATTCGAACCAGGGTCTCCTCGCCTTTGTAAAGACTAACACTGACGTTAGTCTATTATGGTACCCCTGATAGGAGTCGAACCTACAAGACCGTCGGTCTAAACGACGTATGTCTGCCAATTTCATCACAGGGGCAAAATAAGCGGGAGTGCCAAGCCACTTGACTACACAACGTTCCCAACCTCCTGCAGAAGATTGACCATCAGGTTATGAACGACTTACGTGATGGGAATCGAACCCACCTTATTCTCCCTAATCTGGAGTTGCTGATAGGATTTGCACCTACATGATTCTGCTTTGCAGGCAGATGGCTAAGACTATTCACACCACAGCAACAAATTGGGGTGATCCCGGAGACTCGCACTCCGTATCAGCTGCTTCACAGGCAGCGGCCTGGACGACTTCGGCTTGGACCACAAATGCATCCTGGGTGAGTTGCGAGACTTGCACCCCAGGATGCAAGAATATGCTAATATTCCTCCGTCGCATCGCGTCAGAGTTACAAGGAGACTCAATTCCTTGAGCGTTTTGGCGACCACTACGAGATTTGAACTCGTGATATCCTCGTAGACAGCGAGGTGCATTAAGCCAGACTATGCTAAGTGGCCGGAATTGGAGCGGACGATGGGAATCGGACCCACGAACAGAACGTTGGCAACGTTCGGCACTACCATTATGCGACATCCGCGAAACTGGCAGCCCACTAGAGACTCGAACTCCACAAGACTGGTTTTGGAGACCTGTCCGTACCCTGTACGTGGGCCAGAAATCTTTTGAACATTTACCAGAGCCTGCTTTCCTCTCCCACCGGGAGTCCAGGTTTGGTTTCTCATGCATTCGGTATCCATCAGATGGACTCAATGCAAGATAATTCAGTGTCTGATTCTTCCAGCCGTTGAATTTGGCTTTCAAGCACTGAATGTTCAAAATTGGTAGCGGATAGAGGATTTGCACCTCTCCACTCTTGGTTATGAGCCAAGCGGGCCACTGCTGCCCCAATCCGCAAGAAGGTTTGGCAGGGAGCTCCAAGTGAGGGAAGATTGGCCGAGCGAGAGTTATGCTTGGTTCACTTGGTTACTATGCCAAATAGTAGTGGGGCAAAGAGATTTACACTCTATGCAGTATCTAAACTGCCCCGAAACTGATTTACACTTAATCTATTAGTGGTGGTTGTCGTGGGTATCGAACCCACCCGAGTACGCTAATCTGGCGCCAATGCGGAATTATAAGTTCCACCCGCTCACCTGAGCCGACAACCATATTTAGGTTGCTGCTTCAGGCATTCATAACGAGTTTCCAAACTTACTTTTCGATGGTAGTATGTTCCCGGACAACAGGAATCATCCCATTTACTCTAAAGCAGTATTCGGTCTTGGAAAGAGATGCGGAACGCAGCAAATTGGTCGGGGTGACAGGATTCGAACCTGCAAGATTGTCGGTTTCCAGAACCGCTCGCCTTCCATGTGGCGCTCACCCAGAAATTTGGTACAGGGCAAACAGAAATCCACTAATTTTCCATTTGTCTTAGGTCGTGGCCTGTAATAATGGTCGGATATAAGTGATTCGAACACTTGACATTCTGGTCCCAAACCAGACGCTCTACCAGGCTGAGCTAATATCCGAAAATTGGTACTCGCCGAAGGACTCGAACCTTCATCGTTCTCCTTGTAAGGGAGATGCCTAACCTCTCAGTCCAGGCGAGCATAATTTGGTGGACCGTCGGGGAGTCGAACCCCGGACTTGACCTTGCAAGGGTCGTGTTTTCCCAGTTAAACTAACAGCCCAAAAACTTGTTGACAGCCGGCCACGAGAGCACTGACACTCTATTTGTGGCGGGACAGTCATATCCCATACATTGTCAGTGGTATGTTGCAATCCCGATCGAACTGGCTTACCCAGGCCTCTACGTTGGTTTGCTCCCACAAGAGTTTTATCAAAAGAACTCAGTGATATTACCCGGCAAGGAGTGTAGTTGCCGCTACACAGACCCAATCTCGATGGGTGCTTTAGTGCACCTTCATCTACGATTGTAGATCTATACCACTGAATATGGTGGGGAAAGGATGGAGTCGAACCTCATGCCCTGAAGGGACCTGGGTTACAGCCAGGTAGCAGTCCACACCGCTCTTATTGCATTCCCCGAAAATTGGCACCCTCGACAGGACTCGAACCTGCATATATTCGCTTAGAAGGCGAAACTGAAATCCAATTCCAGTCACGAGGGCATTTGTTCTTTCAATCTTACTGCTCTTCTCCAGGAGTTACCACAATCAGGTAATCCCACTTGCCTAAGAGCTTTCATCACTTCACCATTACATTCTCGTAATGCTTGAATGATGACATCATCCGGAACCTTACGTCTCTTCACATTCTTAACTCTGAATGTGTCTGTTTGGCTATGACAATTCGGACATACCATCCTCAGGTTGCTTCTGCTCCTGTTGGCATGATTTCCATCAATATGATGAAATGGGTCTACCATTCCATTGGTGGATACCACAAACATCGCATTTACCTTGTTGCTAAATGAGCAAACGTTCTCTTACAGCTCTACAAGGACCAATCAACCCTACATGTTTGAGCATTTCATCCCAAGGAAGCGTCATCAATATCTCTTTCTTTAATCTCATTACGCTTCCTCCAATTGGCTGGCGGTCTGGGAATCGAACCCAGCTCATTCGTGATTAACAGTCACGCGCATTCACCTTGATTGCTATCCGCCAAAACCTGGAGCCTCATTACGGTACTGGCCCGTATTCTCCTCGGTACAAACGAGGTGCATCACTTTAATGCTTAAGAGGCAAATTGGCTGATCAAAATGGGATTTCACCATTATCTCCGGATCACTCCGGTGTCTTATATTTTAGACGACTGATCAATAAATCTTGCTGGGTTACTGTCCACCCAGCCAGGACATAATTACACTATTATGGTGTTAATACTCCATCCAGATTTATCGTTTCTCAACGCTGCCGTTTATCGTGGGTGCAGTCACGTTACGTCAATAGAACAACCCTGGTAGGAGTCGAACCTACATCCAAAACCACGGGCAGCGTTGTGCACTGGGTCATGATGCCACTTCTACATCATTAGAGGTCTCAGGGTCTAAATAGTGCCCAACCAATCCACGTGGCAGCGATCGTTTCTAATGGTTGGGGAAGCATCGGAACCTTGGATGATTCCAGTACTGCCGCAGTTAGTATTGAGATGCAGCTCTATCCTTTGATTAGGTCGCTTGTATGAGGAATCTCCGGCCGTTTATTATGGGTCACCCACCACGGGTCACGGGCTCATCATTTCCAATTACGAGAAACCGTGATCGTACACCGATTTTAACACTTCGGATCACAGTGGTCAGTCATTATAATTCCGTGCGTCAGACTGACAATTGAGCACGAGAATTCTTCAATTAGAAGATCCCTTTTGGTGTGAGGGATCAAACACAATGCTTCTGTTTTCAGCGGCACCAAGGAGTGGTTTATCCGCGTGGCTGGCGCAACCGATTGCCACCTCGGTTACGAGTTCCTTGTCAAAAATCGGTTTCGTCGTACCTTGATATCGGAACGACCTACGTCGCTCAACAACATCAGCCAACCAGTGCGAATCTTCTGACAACCCTTCTTCGACAAGGCAAACAGTATAGTCCCGTTCACCTTAAAAGTAAAGTACCGTTCATTTCTGATTTCAGTGCTTCACTCGTTAGAAACATTCTAGGTCGTTTTTAATGAAAAGTAAACCATCAAAACTTCCATTGATGTGCTATTTAGTCAATTATAATGATGCTCTGGTGAGAATTTTATATCTAGAACATAAGTAACTGATTATATTGGAATTATTTTTAGATCAGCTATGTGTCAATATTCTACCATCAGGTCCCCTTTGAATTTGCTTTGTTTTCATTATAGTAGAAATTTTCAATTTAGATTCCGCTAGGTCCATTGGATTGTCAAATGTTTTGATTTTCTTTTCTGGTTTAGGTTTCTTTTTCCTACGTTGTTGACCAGCCAATATATTACAACGTTTATGCGAAAATGCTATGTTGGATAGATCCCAATATTTATCAGGTCCGTGTGATCTCCAATCAATAATATGGTCTCTACTAAGATCAACAGAAGAAACAATCTTTTCACCACACCTATGACAATTATCTCTTCCTGTTTCTTGAACAAGCTTAAACAATATCAAATTATTCAATCTTGCAGTTGCTTTACCCCAAGAAATGCCAAGAATTTCTTCATCTATTTTAACACATCCCATCAGCGTTTCTTTTTCTCCTTGTTTCTCTTGGCAAGCTTTTCTGCCTTGCGTTTCTCACACTTGATGTAATTGTAATCCATAATGTCTTGAAGTTCAATTTTGTACCTCGCTGCTATCATTGTCAAATAATATAAAACATCACCAAGTTCTTCCTTGAGATGTTCAATATCTATTTTCTTTGCACGTGATCTAACATGTTTCTTAATAATCTCGAGAACTTCACCAGTTTCACCAGCGAGTCCCAAATTCATGATCATATCATCACGTTGATTCAATCTACGAAGTGGAACACTATCATCAGTGTAATCCCAGCATTTCCTGACCCAGGTTTGATATGCACGGATACTCAAATTCGGTTTAATTACCATATACCATCTTTGTAATGAAAATTGCAAACAATGATCCACAGGTTCCACCAATAGACCAACCCAATATAGATGCTAAATGAAAATCTTCCTTAACCATCTTTCTCACAACACAAAATCCAATTGTTGCTATGGTGAAATCGGTGACAGCTGTCCATCCATATAATCCTTGTACATAGGCTCTTCCATTTGCAACCATCAGTGCATATTGAATGAACTGGATGGTGAAATAAAAGACAAACCTGATGAGGTTTGTCTTTGGGACAAATTCTTTCAAACCTTAACCCTCCGACGTTTCACCTTATCACATTTTTCACAATAACGTTTTTGTAGTTGATATGTGCAAATTGGTATATCGCCTGGGTTATATCCATGATCTTCATCATAAATACGCAACCATCCATCATTCAACCAATTTAACCATTTGTGCCAGCAAAATTTAAACATGATTCAATCAATCTCGATGAATTTTTCAAATTCCAATATATCTTCCTTTATCCAATTTTGACCACCATTGACCTGTAGACAAAGTACATATTTGACACCATCAATGTATTTGATTCTACTGTTCATCTTAAAATATTTCAAACCATTCAATTTGTTTTTGAATTGTTGAAGTTTTACCTTTGCCAAGTTCTTAGCATTTGGCAATCTATCAATTTTTGTGGTACTCATAGTGTAATTCCTTTCAGGAAGGAGTTCCCAAGCCCAACCTTCTTTCAATCGAGGTTGAGACCTAGGTCTAATCTTCATCATACGGAACATTTTTGTTCCAATGCCACTTTTGCTTTCCTTCTACACGATGTATTCGTTTTCCACCATCACGTTGATGATTTCTTGTTTGCTTGCGTTTGTTTTGACCTATCTGTTTTCTCGTCTGATGTTCTTCAACGAAACCATCACGCTCATCATTATCCACTTTCAAGACCTCTTGCTACATTCAAATGATTTCTGAACCTAACATTCAACCAATCTTCATATGCACGAGCTTCCATCTCATAAGGTGCCATGTAATATCCTTCAAGATCATCATCATCAGAACTCTTGTACATTACACCTTTATACATGTACTTATTACATGTCAAATCTTTCAATTCACCTATCATGTATTGCTTAACATGAACCAATTCATGAAATAGATACTTGCGAAAATTCTCATCTATTCTATTGAATACAGTTTTATACTCTGAATGGATGAATGTTTCATTGACCCAAACAGAAGCCTTCCTACAAGGTTTCTTAGCTTTATAGAAAGGAGCACATTCTGCCATGCAATCTCTTTTACCTTTTGGTGCAACATCAATAAGGAGTTTATAATCCTTCCTTTCAATGTTCGGCATGAGATAGTCAAGAGTGTATATTGTAGCATAACGAATAAATCTTTTGTCTTCAGTTGACAACAGATTACCAGTGATAGCTAGCACAATAAGGTTCTCCTTGTGAGACGCTCTTATTTATGATGTGCTGCTCACAACCTCCTGAGAAATTTAAATACAAGCAGCAATTGGATTGTCTTGTTCAATTGGTTGAACGGGTTCTGTATATTCCGAAGAACTGCCACCAATAAGTGGTATTAGAATTTCTTGACCATTTAATCTGTAAATCTTGATAGGGATCACTTGAGTTCTTTCAAGCTTCCATCTTGCAGAAATCTCATCTGATTCTTTTCTGCAAGCGGGACACATTTCAATCCAAGCAGAATCAGTGCACTTGCACCCACATGCTTCAGTGTATATCATGGTGTATCTGTAAATGTGATATCTGTTGGTGGACCAAGATCATTTGGAAAATTTAAAATTCGGAACAGTTTCAACCTATCCAATCTAAAACTTCTCCAATCCTTTGCATCAAAGGCATACACAACAACTGTTGCAAGCCATTTTTGACGGAATGAATCAGGTGTATTTGAATCTGGTATCAAGTCTCCACGCAAGGAACAAACCATTTTCCTAAGACTTCCTTGCTGCGTGATGAACTCAACATAACACTTATATCCATGAAGATAATCAAGAATTTCATCCCGGCTGGGAAGTGGCATTGTCCAACTCCCTCAAAATCCTCAACTCAATCAATGAATTGTAAATCCAAAATTGATGAATTGACATCCTTTCTTCCCCAATTGCATCATAATTCTCAATGAGAATGTCAAGTTCAGTATCAGAAATTACATTTGGATATCTGGCTTTTGCCATGAATCAACGATTATTGACAATCGCCTCCAAACCAAATCTCACCAAATCAACCAGTCCTTGTTTGTTAAACACAATTGGAACCAATGTACCTGTTGATGTATCTCTTACAAAGAGGTTGATACCTCCATGAGGATTTGCAACAACATTTTCTAGGCCTCTAGTCGGATTACTAATATAGGCCAATACTTCTTCTGCCACGTTGAGTGGTATGGAACATGGATGCAATTGCTTTGGTGGTTGGATTGTTGGCATTGGAATTTTCACCTCGACTTGTGGCAACTGCGTTTGTGGCAGTTCTAATTGGGTCAAATCAGGTGGTAGATCGGGTGTTAAATCAACCTTCACAGGATTTGGATTATTTGCTGCAACACTAGCAACTGCGGCTGCCAGAGTATCAGACTTTTTCTTAAAGGGCATTCAATTTGCTCCTGAAATATTCGATGGTTTCTTTCAAACCTTCTTCAAGTTGTATTTTCGGTTCCCATTCGAGAAATTTCATAGCAACTTCAATATCAGGTTTTCGTTGTTTTGGATCATCGAATGGTAAAGGGTGATATTGAATCTTACCTTCGGATTTTGTAAGAGTTAACACTTTCTGAGCCAATTCAATCATCTTAAATTCGTTTGGATTACCAAGATTCACAGGATGCATAGCATTTTCTGGTTTCCTCATCAAATCAATAATACCTGCAACCAGATCATCTACATAACAAAAAGAACGTGTTTGACTACCATCACCGTAGACAGTGAGATCTTGTCCTCGAAGTGATTGAACAATGAAATTGCTAACCACACGACCATCATCAACAGCCATATGTGGTCCATAAGTGTTGAAAATACGAGCTACTCTAACATCCAAACCAATATTCAAAAATTCATAACAGAGAGTTTCTGCCAAGCGTTTTCCTTCATCATAGCAAGCACGAGGACCCCATGTATTAACATTACCTTTGTAATCTTCTTTCTGGGGGTGTACAGTTGGATCACCATACACTTCACTGGTACTGGCCTGGAAGAAACGAGCTTTGCACTTATATGCAAGGGAAAGCAAAAGATAAGTCCCATGAACATTAGCAAAAATAGTATCCAAAGGAGCTTTCTGATATTGAACTGGGCTTGCTGGACAAGCCAAATTAAAAACAACATCGAAATTTTCTTCAGACATGGATGTAACAAAACTCTCTTCAGTGATATCACCCTGAATGAAAATGACCTTAGAATCCAGGTTCTCAATATTGCCTGTTGAAAGGTTGTCTACAACATAGACTTCATTGAATTCAGAAGCCTGGGCCAGATAATTCGCAAGGTGTGAACCAATGAAACCAGCACCACCAGCAACCAAATATTTCATGATATAAACCTTTGATAATTAAGAATTTTCCAGCTGATTCAAATCAATTTCCAATTGCCCAATGATGTTACTTAGCTTCATTCCCTTAAACATTTCTATGAGAATTTTCACACCAGGAACAGATTTCTTAATAATGATACCTTGACAATCAGATTTCACGTGATTTTTAACAAAAACCAATGGATCACCAAGATAAGTCTGATAATACACAACATTGCAATCATCTTCTTTGTCAGGCTCAAACAACACAACTAACCAAGCATCAGTTTGAAGTTCTTCATTTCTCCAAATTCTTGTACCTGGAGAAAATCTTAAAAAGCTATATGACCAGATATCTTGCTCAGGAATCTCTTCCTTTTTGAAGTAACAAGAATCAAATGGTTCACCATTGAAGATGTCTGATGTTTTGACTGAGGAAACTTCACGGACATCTTTCATGAGGACCCGGTCTCCACTGATTGTTGTTTGAGTATTTAGCATTCAGTAAGACGTCCAGTGGTCAATTTGTTTCGACGAGCTTCACCTGCAAGCTTGTCAGCCATTTCATTAAAGTAATTGCCATTGTGTCCTTTAACCCAATGATATCTCACTTGATATTTACATTCCTGACGAAGTTGATAGAATCTCAACCAGAGATCCATATTCTTTTTGTTAGATGTATCATTTTTCCTTATCCATTTATCAAGCCAACCATTAATTGTATTAATAGTATATTGAGAATCACTATAAACATTAATTGATGTGAATGAGACTCGAGACTTTTGAAGTGTCTCAAGAAGCTTGATCATAGGCAGAATTTCCATTCGATTGTTGGTTGTATAATCCTCCCAACCTCCAATGAATTTCACTACTTGATGATTATCTTTCTTGGCTACAAAAACAGCAGCCCAACCACCACAAGACTCCCAGAAAGAACCATCTGTGTAAATTTGTAAAACCATGTATTAATAATACGTTGAAGATGTGTAAGACCAAATGATCAGCCCAGTAGATACAGAAGAGAATAGAAAGATTTAAATCTGTCTTTGGTTTTATTGTCTTTATTCTTACGATTCACTGGTGGGGTTTGGACAAATCTCAGCCCTTCTCACATTTAAGTGAAAAGTTCTGAGAAGTGAGATTCACCGGAGCCAGCCAGTTCACTTGTACCTGATCAACCTTTTGGAATTCCAAAAAGGATCCCGATTCTTACATCATTGTTGACTTAGGAATCCGGCACGGAGGTAACTCTCTTCCTCCATTTTACAATCAGTCTCAGCCCAGGGAGTTTTCCTGGCGAGGTTGAGCCATGTTACATCACTGTACAAGTAGCAATGCAACAACCCTATGTTTAGTCGGGTGCCTTGTGTATCGTATTTCCGTATTTTGCTATGTAGTATGCGTCTATTATATCTGAGACCGGACTTCCAACTTTCACATCCTTGTCATAGTACCATTTCATCAAATCAGGGTTTCCCTGAGCAACGAAGGCATTGTACATCGCCTGTTTATCTGAGTTGCCCTTACCTGTGGCGAACTTCTTTACAACGGTCGGAGCCACTGTGTGAAGCTCAATGCCAAGTCGATGAAGCTTGTGTTTGAATAGTCCAGTCGCTTCTGCAATGTTGAAGATTCTTCCTTTCGAACCGAATGAATAATCTTCAATGTACACTACAGGAGCCATATAGTTTTGTATGAATTGTATAATTGTATTACTTAGGTTGTCGTGTCTTTCTTGTTCAGTTGTATAATCAGTATGTGGTATAGCTAGTATATTGTTTGAAGTAATATCACGTTTTCTATTTGCAATAAAAATGAGCTTGCTTTCCTTGAAAGTGGGTCCAAGGGCACAAGCTGCAGGACAGCTGAGACTATAATCAACTCCTATTATTACCATTGAGTATCATTGGTGTCTTCATCTTCTTCCTCTTCAGGAACATCTTCTTCAGTGTCGAGAGTATCACCACAAAATGGACAAAATTCCACAGCTAGTTTGATTTCTTCATCACTAAATTTGACAGTGAATTCTGCATCACAACTATAACAAGAATGCGTAGATGATTTCTTAGCCATAATTAAATCTCACAAATTCCAGATGAGCATGCCAATTCCTTTGCAGAAGTTGTTTGATCTGTTTCTTCCTTAAAATTGGTCCAATCAATATTAACATTCGCCTTACTTAGTAATTCTTCATATTGATTTTTAGTAATTTCTTCGTAAGGAGCTTGACGATAGGTACCATTGTCACGAGGCAAGAAACTGACACCACTGATGATATTCAAATTTTTATAGACCCAGGCACCAACATCCAGCCATTCGTCATCACCCACATAAACAGTTATAGATGGTTTATGTTCACACCAATGTTCTTGATAAACTTTCCAAAGTTCAAGTTGTTCAATAGCTGTACGGTCATTTCTTGTGACTGCACCATCAGGAGCCTTGATTGGAAAACTAAAGACCAAATCTTCCTTCTTGTAGAAATCTTCTTCTGCTGTGAATCCGGATTGAATCATGTATTGGGCGAGAGGGTCGTTCTTGCTCATCCTGACTCTACGAATATAGTATTGGGCATAACGTGGATGAATACCAGAAGCAGTGTCTGTCAATTGGGAAACGGTTCCTGATGGCTTTACACATGTGACAGCAGTTGACTGTTGAATTCCAAGGAGCTGTGCATACTTCTTGTTGGTCTCGACAGCAACTTCTCGAAGTTGAGTCAACCAAGCCTTCAAAGTTGTGGTCCCGATCCTTGGTTGCTCTTTGGCATGAGTACCATTCAATACATTGTGGTCCATGATACCAGTCAAGCTTACACCAAGCAGTCTTTCTTCTTCAGTGTTGTTCTTCCAACGCTTGTTGATGTATCGGAAGTTTGACTGAGTAGACTGCAGTGTTCCCAGGATAGTTGCGAGTTCGACTTTCCTTGCCAGGGTCTCCACGGTATCATCAGCTCGCACAATCACTTCTGATAGGTTGCAGAACTGATAGGGACGCAGGATGATTTCGGAGCAAGGATTGGTTCCGTAGTCAATATCATCTGAACGACGACCGTACTTGGCAGCCTGTTGCTGAGAAGCCTTACGTGAGAAGATACCACGCTCGCCGGAGTGACTCTCAAACAGTGACAGCCATTCCTTCATGAAGATGCCAATGTCAGGCTTTTGTTCATAGACAGCAGAGTTGTTGGACAATGCACGATGAGAATTGTTGTTCCACCACTCACCATACTTTGCCAAACGCAGATGATCATCATTCAGATCACTGAGTGAGATCAATGCTGAACGACGGACACCACCTGAGACAACCACGTCTGCAATCTTGCAAACGAGATCGTGGCATTCGAGTGTGGTGAGTTTTCGACCCTTGGCTTTCTGGAACAGATTGATGGAATATTTCAGTAGATCTACCAATGGTTCTGGGCCACTTGAACGGCCACCGAATGTCTTGAGCCGAGCTCCAGCCGGACGGAGTTTTGAGACGTCCCATTTTGGCACTTTACCGGAATACAGAAGTGATAGGAACTCCCTGAATCCTGATGCCCAGCCGATTCTTGAGTCTTTGAAGACAATCGTGGTGTCTGTTGGGTGGAATTCATCTGGGACCTCTGGAAGCTTGTTGGTGTACTTGCTCTCGATGGAGAAACCGACACCGGTTCCGCACATCAAAATGTACATGATTTCGTCAAATGCCTTGACGTTATCTACAGTGATGTAGGAGCAATTGTAGCCTGCAACCTGATCAACATCCAATGCAGCACCGGCTGTCATGAGACAGCGCATGGATGGCATGACTTCAAGATTCAGGATGGCTTTTTTCAACTCATCCCAAGGAATCTTTCCGAGATTGGTAATGGGACGCTTACGAAAATAGTCGATGTATCTGTCAACAGTTTCTTCCCAAGTTTCTCTCCTACCCAAGTCATCCCTGTAGCGAGCATACTTTGATACGTGAATCCATGATTGATAGGAAGAGGGTAGACCCATGATGTGATCCTTGTCTTTTTCGATATGATAAGCTGATATATAGGTGAAATCTATGCCAGTGGATTGCCTTGATTATCAAAATAATCAGTCCACTTCTTATCACAAAGATGACAATGATATTTTACCCAGGAAATATCAGCGCTCGGATCGTAATTTCCTGAATCAGAACCTGATTTCTCGTCCAAGGCTTCCTTTGGATGAGAACACTCTTTCTGAATGCTTGCAATTTTTGATTCAAGTTCTTTGATTTGTTGTTTTAGTTCTGCAACTTTCCCAATGATCATAATGTCTCCTGAAATGCTTTCACAGAAACAGGAACAAATGGTTTGATAAGTTTCAACATTGCTTCAGCGTAAACTCTTATTTCATATTGAGAATGGATGTGTAATCTTAATTTGAGGAAGTGAAAGAGGTTGTGAAGGTCAACAGTTGCAAACATACGGCTATATGCAGCAACAGGAAGTACAGAACGTGCTAATTCACGTGGACAACCTTCTTCGATCAAATGATTATATTCCTTGATAGCAGTGTTGCAAGTCACACCAATGATGTTTTGTAAATATCTAGCTCTTGGGTGTTGTTCCTTAGTTCTCATTTGTTTATTGGATGTACTTTGAGTTGTGATTTGACTCACATCAGGAATGTAAAATCCCTCATCCAGTTTGGTGTACCGTGCACTCACTTCATTGTAAGACCAAGTGCGATGACGATGCCATTGTCTGAAAACAAAAATCGGGGCTTTCACTTCAAATGTGAATGAAACAGATTCAAATGGACTGGTGTGTTTATTCTTCCAAAGATAATGGATGAGCTTCTCATCCTTGCTCATGATCTCCTTCTTGGGTTTGCGACCACGCCAATCAACATTGTAGCTGACACGAGCTGAACGAACGATACTCAGGTCTGATCCCATATGATCAACCAAACGGACGAAGCCAGGCTTTCCTTGCTCACAAGGAAGGACATTGTATTTCTTTCTCACCATTTTCTCCAATCATCAAATTTGAGTTGGGCTGTCAACCCCTTGAATGTGTTCTCATCCATGTACTTCTCGAGAGTGGAAGGAGCCCAACCATGCAATACCATTTCATTGATGTCTTTGTAACCTTCGAAAATTGTTGGCCAGATCACAATACGATAACCAGCTTTGATAGCCTCTTGCATTTGTCGAACAATGTCCTTGTTTCTGGGTTGATTGTCATAGACTAATGTTGGTGCTCCGCCAAGAGCTTTTGCTAACAGATCCAAGCTGGAATCTCCACTAGCAACACAATTACTCAGGAACATGCTATCGATTTCACCTTCTACAATGAAATATCTTTTTCCAATATCAACCCTTTTCATCCCAAAGATTTTTCGGTCATCTGGTTGACCTGGTACAACACGTGCTTTGATGTACCTGAGTTTATTCTCAGCTGCTAAAGCTCTTCCATTGACAACACTCAAATTACCTTTCAAATCAGTCAGAAACATCACAATTCTAGGATCATTTTTGATTAATTTCTTTCCATCAGGGTCATATTCCGGAAATGTTTCATTCATGTATTTCTTAAAATCAGGAGTGAAATACAATTCCTTCATCCTCTCAGCTGGGATATTTCGACCTTCGATGTACTGTCTTGCATAATGTTCTGTAGGCAATTCCGGGATCGATTTCAACAACTTCAAATGATCGATTTCTGGAGTTTTTTCACCTAACCTATTAAGGAACTGATTTTCTGCCCATTTGATGACATCTTCAGGCTTCGCCTTATGACGTTCCTGAAATTTTTCCATCACATATTCACGATGGATAGATGGATCAACAAATTTCAACAAATAGCTAAAAGAAGCACTCTGTCCGCAGTTGTGACATTTGAATGATAGACGCCCATTATTTTCAAAAACATATCCTCTCGCTTTGAGAGCATTCGTTCTTGAGTCACCACACAGAGGACATGAGAAATTCCATAGTATAGAACTTTTTTGTTTGAAGTTCCTGAACCGATTGGAAATCAATAGCAACCATTTACGATCAATGTAAATCATGTCCTATTGTAACTCTAAAATGCAAAAGATTTATTTGGTTTGACCACCTTGTTGAATATTCTTCTGGGTCTGAAGAATCCAGGTTTGAAGTTTCAATAATTCGATTGAATTTTGAAGAGATTTTGTGTTGTTACCGATTGCCGTGTTGAGAACAATTTTTGGATCTGCACTACCATCTGGATTTGTTGGAATCGGTGACAAATCTTGAGGAGCTTGCATCAAATCTGCTGGGGCATCAGGCATACTATAGACTTTCACTGGTATATGAGTACATCCCATCAACAATGTAAGTGCACAAATGATTGCTGTTCTCATGGTGTCACCTTTGGTTCAATGATTGACTGATTGTATAAACCAACCCATTCTTTACTCAAAACACAAGTGTCTGGTACCTTATTGATCTGTATTTGAAGATTTGAATTTTGTGTCTTCAATCCAGTGATTTGTTTTTGAAGTTGAGTGACAATGGAATTATCAATGATTGTTTGAGTGTGGTCAATTCTGATCACCTTGGTTTGATCTTTGATGATTTGCGTATTGATTTCATTTTGAACGTGTTCACAACCTTTGAAATAGCCAGTTGTAAATGCACCACCAAGAACAAGCAATACCACTCCCACACGGGCAACAATGTCCCATGGAGGAGGAATCAAACTACTCAACAAATTCATAATGAATACCTTCTTTTAGGTTTGCGGTTCCGTCTTTTCCTTCAATTTGATCGCAATACCCATAGATCCCATGACTGAACCGAAACCGATTCCCCAGTTCACGTAATCAAATGTTTGACCTTTGTATAAGCAATTCCATACTGTCATTGCCATGAAGAACAGTACCCCAACAATTCCCATGATTCTTGCAATATCGAAAGATTCACCATCAATACCTGTAGATATATGGACAAATACTGTTTTTACAATATCAGGAATTTTGAACATTTGCCTTCCCGTCCGTTACATATTTCTTATAATGCTGATAAAATTGATCCTTTGTAGCTGCACCACCGGGAGTATTGTATCTCAACTTATATATAGTCCAAAGAGCATTGAGATCTTTTGCATCAGGTAATGACTCAGGTGCTCGAAGGTAGTGGACTCTAGCCATTGCAATAGCATAAGGGTCATTATGAATGCACAAATCGACACTTGGAAAGCCAACAACCAAATTCTTAATCTCATTTCCCAACGTTTGATGGTATTTAAGATAATTGTTCCAAATATCATCGTGTGTAGCACCCTCCATTTGGAATATACCTCTCGCTGGTCCACCATTACCTTGTGTGCGATATGTTCCAAATAGGCTTTCTTGAGCAGCTGTAGCAAGCAAGAGCTCTTCAGCGTTCTCATTATACAATCCCAGTGGTGTAAGAGTAGATTGAATCAGATGTCTGAGAATTGCAGGATCGTATGGTTTGTATGTATCCATTAGTTATTGTCCGAAATCATCACACCTGGTTGTTGTGGTGGTTTTGCGCGTTTGATTTTATCCTTGACTCTTTTCTTCATTCCCATGATAGGATCATATCCAGAAACAGGTCCTTTTGCACTAGCTGAGCTGCTGAATCCGCCTGTGCCTGCAGTCATTCCTCCTCCACCTAATCCACCATCCTCTTTGATTTGTTTGGTCATGTTAATTTCCTCAACGCTTGAATCACTATTGGATCAAGTTTGATTTCGGCTGTTGTAACATCTTTTCCATTTATTCCCTTGACTATTTCCGGAAGAGTTCCCAACTGGATTAGAAATGGTTTGAGTGATTCAAGATCTTTCTGATCCATTCGGAAAAATAATAATCTCGTACCTGCAATTGGACCAAATACGTTGTAGAAAATAACAAGATGATTCAGGATTAATCTCTCTTTAAGGTTACCTGAACTGTAATACTTAGTCAATAACCTCTTGATGTATTGAATCCGAGCTATGTCTTCTTCAAATTCGCCTTGTACAATACTTGGTTTTTCGTATGCTTTTGCTGCGTATATCAACCAGTTTTGTTCATTCACATCATCAATCATTGTCTTCTATATCATCCATAAAAGCATTCAATACATCTAAATCTGCTTGTGTTGCAATGGTAGCAAACACTTCATATTTATCTTGTTCTAGACTCATTATCACATATAGAAAATAAGGAGTATCTGTTCCTGCTTCATCCAGCTTGAATAACAATTCGTCATCTTGTAAATCTTCAAGAGCTTCTTCTGATGAAGGACAAGTGATACCTATCTTACCCAAACAATCAGCTATATCATACCAAGCAGATTCCCTGGTTTGATATTTATTGTCAGAAATGTTATCGAGATTTTCATTCAGATCATCGATCATATCATTCGTCATGCTTGCACCACATAGGGATTATTGATTCCAAGATTTTTCAATTGTGCAATGGTTTCGACAGCTGTTTTGTGTAGGATTCCATAACCACGATTCTGGGACCATTCGCGGATATTATCCAGGTGATCATCAATTAGAATGTTACTTATGATGTGACCTTCAACTTCCTTTGTTGCATAGTTCTGCTTATGTTCACGAAACACAGCATGAAATCTATCACGAGGAACTTTTGTATGAAGACCATTCCAGATCCATTTACCTTCACGGGCAAATTTTACTGAAATTTCACTTGGCTTGTTACCATCTCTTCCATGTGGAACAGCTGTTAGGATGTTTGGATCAAATGGTTTGATGTAGTTCCAAAGTAAATAGAAATCATGAGTTGGAGGGAGATTGATCCAAAAATGATCACCAGATTCAAAGACTTCTGTATCACGTTTCAAACGTTCTTCTGCATTCTTTGCATCATTCCAATGTTTTCCGGTGAAATCTTTCACTCCACGAAGAAAATCAACTAGGACCCCGTCGTAATCACAAAAAATGGTAGGGATGAATCGATTCATAATATAATTTATCCTTACTGTCCGCCTTTGCGAAGTTGTGCTATTGACTTACCTTTTAATTTCAATTTTGGTTCTGTATCAATAGGATTTGCACGTTGACCAGTTGCAGTTGTTCCACGAATCACACCAAGAGTTTTCTTACGTTTACCCTCATGGATAGAATCTTCATTAACTGGACCAGTGTGGAAAATATGCATCGAATGATGGTGAGGACCAGCTTGATGAACATTAACATGTAAATTTCCAATGTTCTGATGATGACTCTTCAAAGCATCTGGTGAATGATTATGCATACCACCAAGTTCTTGCAAACCGTGATCAACATTGGAGACTGAGCTTACAGAATGTCCACCACCTACCACACCATGTGGAATGTGACCGTATGAATGGAAGTGTACTGTCGCAGAACCATCAGGATGGAATTCTGCATGCCTTAATCCTTTTTTCCAACGATGAATTAATTTCTTGGCTGCCTCATGTGCAGGTTTGCCAGAATTATAACCATCATATTTCTTGGCTTCCTTCAAATGACCGTGAAGATGTTTGTGCCAGAAAGTGTGACCACTATTTTCATCATGATCCCAATGCCCCACAACGTCCTTACCATTGGAGTGGTGAGCAATTTCCAGATATTCATGCTTCTTGAACTTAGTTGCCCCGAGAGCCTTTGCTCTTGCTTTCCAAGTTCTGTGTCTGTGATGAGCTTCAGTCACATCACCTTCGCTAATGGTTTCTTCATTGTTCACAGCTAAATGTAAATGATCTTTTCTATGAAAGGAAGTGACAGAATCTTTGTTGATTGGATATTCATTCAATCCATTGTGAACAACAACATGAGCACCATGTTCGGATTTGACTTTTACAATACCACCATCATGTTTCACAATTTTACCAGTCCATCCACCTTCATGTGGGCGACCCTGAATCCAACCTTCTTTAATATGATGTGTCACATGATCTTTATCCCAGAGTTTATCCCCATCAGAAGTGGAAACTGTAATGTGTTTAGCTGTTTCATGCTTAACAACACCTTCTTTCCCTGGTATACTTTTCAATGTTTGAGACTTTACTCGTTTCCCAACCCATTGGGACTCATTTGGACGACCTTGTGTCCAATTTTCACGTAATTGTTTGAAGGACTTCATTTGTATTTTCCTTCCTTTCCTTCTTTCTTTTCTTTATCCTTGTTTTTCATCTTACGAGCCATTTCACGACGATATTTGTCTTGGACACGACCTACATGTGGTTCTTGTTGATCTTCTGTTACAGTTCCTTCGACTTGACCTTCTTCTTTTGCCAATTTCCCAACAGCAGTTTGTAAACCTCTCAAACGTTTCTTTGATTTTTCACCATGATGTTTGTATACATCTTTGCTTACTGCTGCAGATAAACCTTGTTGATTTGCATGATATTGCAAAGCATTTGATGCTTTATTTGCATATGAACCAAGAGTTTTCTTGCTCAATTCGTCAAGTTGTTGAAGTTCCTCAGACAATTTCTGCCCAGTGTATATTGTATTTGTTTTTTGTATATGACGCACTGCTCTACCATAATGATCCATCAATTCATGGTGCTTATCAGCCTTTTCATGATTTCCAGCTAAAACTGCAAATTGATGCTGCTTGCTGTGATTAGCAAACCCAGATTTCATCCGTTCTAATTGTTGAATATGAGGTGGTTGTTCGTGAATATTCTTAGCTTCATCAAGTTGGGTTTCTTCTGCAACATGCTCTTTGGCAGAATTATGAGCATGTAATGCTCTTCCGAACATTGCTGCTCGTTCATGTTGAATGGCTGCATGGGAATAATTACCCTTGCTCAAATGTTCATGTGCTAATGCACTTGCCAAATGTGCTTCACTTTCAGCTTGGTGTTTCTTCACAACACCATATCCTGGAACATGTACCATATCATTTGCTGAATCCACTGAAATAACTTCTGTTTTCAATGTACTTCTTGCAACTTGAGCTGTTGCTTCCAAAAAGCCTTCTGGTAATGCCAAATTATTCTTACTGAAGAAATCCTTCATTTTCTCGTCTCCCAAAATCTTACATCTGTCGGTTTGATGTTTTCTTGTAATGTGATGCTGCCTTTACGATCAAACATCATCAATTTGATGTCTGTACCATCTTTGACATACACAGCATATTTCTTATCACGTTTGAATGGTTTGTTTGTACGAACACGACAACCTTCAAATAATACCTCTTCACCTTCAATACCCCAATCTTCGTAAATTTCTGGTTGATTGGTAGTTTCAGCTGGTGATCTATTTATCATATTTTGCTTAATTAATGACAGGGTTCTAGACTCAACAGAAAGCGCACCAACAGTAGACAATTCTTGACCTTGATTATTGGTGTCAGCAACTGAACTTGTCTTTAATGGTTTGTATTTATTGATGAATTGTTTCTTGGAATATCTTTCACGAGCAGTGATTTGAGCTTTCCTTTTAATTTCTCTTGATGCTGGAGTTGATGTTTCACCTATTGTTGAAACTCCATCCATATCATCACCTTGCCTTGCATCAGTTGATTCAGGAGGTGTCTTTGTAGACTTCTTGACTCCTTTTTCTTCAGCTGCAAGAGGATTCGATGCTCCACCATCAGCCGTTAATGGACGAATTTGACCTTGGGTAACTGGTGGTTTTAATGCTTTTGCTGGTGCCTTTTTGTTCTGTTCTGTTTGAATCATCCCATTACTACCATCAGCGTGACCTGTTGCAGTTGGTGGTAAAGCTTTTTTAGACTTGAAATTCTTGAATCCTGTCTTTTCCTCAGTGAATTTGTGACTTGGACCTACATTTGATGGACGAGGAGGGACAGGAATTTTGTCTTGAGATTTGTTTGTTTTTGGACGGTTTTGTATTTCATTGTGACTGAAATAATCATTGCCACCAGGCTTTGTTTTTTGTTTTGCAGTTTTGACTAACTTTTGATGAGCATTGTAGTCTTCGTATCCTTCTAAGAAGGTTTCAACTTCAACATCAACTTCTGTCTTAACTAACAATCCATTTAATTCAGCGTTTAGTTCAATTAACCATCCCTGAGTTTCTTCATTCATCAAATTATTGCTATTGTTGAATAGGAACAAATAATCCCCAAATGTTTCTTTAAAGATAGCAATGTTTTTTGATGCGTTTGCGTACTTCTTTGCACGAGCCTCTTCACTGAATGTTTTGTTACCAAGTTTTATGCGTTGTTCGTTACGGGCTCTGGACACCTCATTGGTTGTGTAAACGTACACAGCAATTGTTTCGTATCCAACAGATTCTAGAACTTTTTTCGTCAACAAAACTTTATCGGCATCATCTGCATTACCATTAACAACAAGGGTTTCACCATCATTGATTTCAGCTACGTTTTTTGTTTCAAGGATTGCTTTATGGAGCTTATCCAGACTGATTTCAACAATTGGCTTTTTGTTCAAAACCGTGTTGTGGAGAATTGCGTCTTTTCCTGATCCAGGGCCACCAAGAAGATAGACAGCAATATACTGTTCTGTTTTGAGACTCATTCGTGCAACTCTGTGTGCCGTGTAATATGTTGAATTATTTAGTGCTTCTTGGATCGATTGATCATTTTACTGACGCGACCTTTATTAACAACAATGTAACCATGATCTGTCAATAAATCACCCTCATCGCTTCTTTCAAAGCCTCCTTTATCATTCAAAGCATCAATCAGCTTACACTTTGCTTTCGTCAAATGATGATGCAAAGTCAATAATGAATTGTACTTATCATGATGTTCATCAACATGAGCCATATGAGAAAGCAATGTTGTTTTATCATCTTTGAATTTCTTCGTTAGGAAAGCTTTGAATCCCATCGGGGTAGGTTTATCTGGTGATTCTTCTTCATTCAAATTTTTGGATAGATCATTCACATATTGCTTCAGATGATTTGAATGAATTGCTGCTTCATGATGGGCATCTGGGTGAGTGTTCATGTTTTCTTTGTCAGCATCTTTTAGATGTTTTGTGACAGCGTTATCAGTTTCTTCATCAATTCCACCTTTGTCCATAGATACTTCAGGATCAATTACATGAACACATTTACTTTGTCGAAAGTTCTGAATGTCAGGGTCATGATTTATAACCATGTTGGACATATCCCTACCGTGTAATTTTGCAGTCACGATAAGACCAATATCAGCTTCTTTCATTGATTTTGCATTATCATCCTTCTTTTTGACACTATACACTGTTGATTCTGGAATAAAGTGATACTTGTCATCGTCATCATAGACTCCATCTTTAGTGTACATTATTTCTCCCATGTACACACCTGATGGAGGAACTACCTTCGGAAGATGTTGTAGAGACAAATTCAATGTATCAGCTTCATTATCTTTGAAATTCTTGTCAATGTTTGATTTGGTGAAACAGAGAACAGGTTTGTCAGTCAATGCCTTTTGTTTTGTACTCACGAAAAATTTATCAGTCTTTGGATCGTGTCCAAACACAATACAACAATTGCTACTGTAATCGTGTTTGACTTTTACTTCTGTTGCCTCACCCTTTAGACGATCATGGACACCTTTTAGAGTATCGATAGCATGATCAGCACCATCTTTTCCATTGAAGACATGATCTTCAACGTGTTCTTTTTTGTTGTTTAAAGCAACACTTTCAGTGATAAATTTACGGAAGGACATTGATGCCTCAAGGTGTTATCTATTACCTATTTAGCAGCATCAAAGCAATGACTTATAAAGTTCTTCGTTGATGTAATTTGGTTTATAACCAAGAGAAATAAGTTTGCTATTGTCCATGTAAAAAGATTTTACCTGAACACTTTGATGAAATGGTTTTGGTTCCACAAAACTCATCACACTATGAGAATTGAGTTCTCTACGAGCATAGTATAAGATGTCCCTGAATTTCCATGTTTTTCCATTTCCGATGTTATAAATATCATTGATGTTACCTTTGTTGATTACAAGGTTGATTGCATCAGCGCAATCTTTCACATGGATGTAATCACGATAAAATGTACCATCACCATAAATTTCAATCGGTTGATTGTCTTTGAGTTGATTAATCAAAAACTGCAAAGCATTTTTCTGTTTAGAAATCTTTTGGTCACCTGGACCAACAACATTGGCCAATCTCAATATACGATAATTCAAACCAAATGTTTCACAATAAGACTTGATAAGCTGCTCAGCGCAACGTTTGGTGATACTGTAAAATCCTTTTGGTTCACAAGGATCAGTTTCCTTGACATTGTGTGGATCAGAAGTATCACCATATACAAACCAAGAACTAATAAAATTGAATACACCTCTGGATACTGAACCTGTGTTTTGATCATCTTTTTTGATTACTGCATGCCAGTTGTCTAACACTGTCATGAGTGTTGTGAGATTGGTATCGATATCGATATGGGAACTTTCGAAGATGTTGTAATTGTGAACAGTACTAATGAAATACAACACATCAGGTGTATAAACCTGATAATCACTTCGGGTGTTTCTTCTACCCTTGGTGTAATTGGGATTGCCACTCATACTTGACCAATGACGATCCCAAAAATGGGAGCCAACAAATCCGTGGCTCCCAAACATTGTCAAAGAATTCAAGTAATCCTCTTGACAATCACACGCATTTGGCCATTGATCAACTCAGTGCTTTCATATGAGAATTTGCAATTGAGCTTCTTCCCATAATAAGAAAGTCTAGATGCCAATGTTTTGATCAAGGAACGATTAATGTAAAAAACATTGATACAACCAATGTCAGATTGTTTCAAAATCGTAATGAAATTTTCTGGTAGTTCTGGTTCTCCTACTGTTTCAGTTTTTTGTTCTTGACTTGGCTTCATACCAAGTATGGAACGAGCTTTATTCTGTTTGTATACCTGGCTGAATATATTGACCCCACGGTCGGCGTCAATGGCAGCTTCTTCTTTAATACGCTCCAGAAATTCATCTCGGCCCAATGAAATCAGGTTATCGTATATCGTGAGCATGTCATTTTCAAATTTGTCAAATAAGGCTTGCATAAAATATCCGTGGAAGTTAATGCGACTGAAGTATCTTACCTAACTCTTATGTAAGAATAAATTCAACCACCTGCAATGAAAAATTTTTCAATTGTTTCACTGAGATATTTGATGTGATCAGAACCATAGTGAGGAGGACAACCAATGAAAAATACGTTGGTCAAAGCTTTGTCAGCATTTGGATACTTGTTTGCGTCATCAAGATGCTTGTAACCAGGATGACGAAGAAGATTACCAGCAAAATAGTTGCGCGTCTGAATTTTGTTCTTTTCCAGGAAATCGACAAATGACTGTTTCATTTTGGTTTCCTTTACAATAATAGGAACACCAAACCAACATGGATCAGCCTCAATCAATTGCTCCGCCGTTTTGATGTATGGTTTGTAACCATTGATAATTGTAGCGATAGCATTGAAGTTTTCACGACGCTTGGACTCGATGATTGGGAGTTTTTTCATCTGAGCCAACCCGATAGCACCTTGTAAGTCAAGAGGCTTCAGGTTGTAACCCATATTTGTGAACAGATATTTGTGGTCCATGACTGTATCAACACCATCATCAACCAACCATTTAGAAAAGCGATTGCCACAGGTACCACAAGCAAGGAGGTTAGCTTGTCCTACACAATGGCAATCGCGACCCCACCATGAAATCGAACGAGCAGTTTTGATCAAATCATCGTCATTGCAACAAACCATACCACCCTCACCTGTGGTGATGTGGTGGGCTGGATAGAAACTTGTTGACCAAGCATAGTAATACTCATTGAGATACCGACCATTCCATTTGGTTCCCAGGCTGTCACAGTTGTCACCAACCAGGATGATGTTATCAGGCACGCAAATTGCCAGTAGAGCATCCATATCAGGTGGATTTCCTAAAACAGGTGAAACAAAGATAGCCTTTGTGCGATCAGTGATCTTTTCACTGATTTTGTCAATGTCAAAGTTCAGTGTGTTCATTTCAATATCAACAAACACAGGTTTCAAACCATTTTGCACAAGTGGAGCAATGGTTGTTGGAAATCCTACAGGAGAAACAATTATTTCATCACCATCATTCCATTTCAAATGCTTCTTCAATGCAGCAATCATGACGAGATTTGCACTTGAGCCACTGTTCACCATGTGAGCGTGTTTCACATTGAATGTTTTGGCAAATATGTTCTGGAAGCGATGAACATACGTGCCTGTTGTAATCCAACTGCCTGTCAAGAAAGCTTCCATGGCAAGTTGAATTTCTTCGTGGTCCCAGAACGGGCCACTGTATAGCAATGGAGTCTTTCCTGGTTCGAAGGTTCTTTGATTATACAAGTATTTTGGTTGGACATTCATTGCAATGTCCTTGATCATTCCTTTCAAATCAAAATCTTCACTCATTTCTTCACCTTGAACCAATCAATTGTCTTTGCTATACCATCATCGAACTTCGTCGTGGACTTCCATCCTAACTGGTTTATTTTGTAAGAGCAAACATGATATTTCAAATCGTGACCCGGACGGTCCTTGACATGAGTTAACAGTCCAGGATCTGCATTGGTTAAATTGATAATCTTGTTTGCAACTTGATTGTTGTTCAACAAAGTTGTATTATTTGTTCCAATGTTATACTTCTCACCGAAAGTTCCCAAGGACAACACAATTTCCAATGCCTCGCAAACTTCGTCAACGTAGATCCAATCCCTCTGATTCTCACCATTACCGTACACCTGAATATACTTTCCCCTCAAAGCATGGTTTATTGTTTTCGGGATGAACTTCTCTAGGTGTTGACGTGGACCATAGACATTGGAACAATTAGTGATGATGTATGGGACATTAAATGTAGAACCATACGCCATGACAAAACATTCAGCTGCAGCCTTTGATGCTGCATAAGGAGAATTGGGGTGGAATGGGGCAACTTCCAAAGTCATTCCATTTTTATTTAATTCTAAAGAACCATACACTTCATCTGTAGACATATGAAGGAATTTGACTTTGTGTTTTGCCTTTTTGATTGCTTCTAGTAAATGAATCGTTCCATAAATGTTGGTCTTCAGGAATGGTGATTGATCTTCAATTGAGTTATCTACATGAGACTCAGCAGCAAAATGAACAATCCATTCAGGAGTGTATTCATCAATGATGTACTTTATACTGTCTACATTCCAATCCCAACCCAGATCGAAATTTTTGTTAATTAATCTGGTTTTGTCAATACCATCCAGATTTGATTCTTTTCCAGCATATGTCAAACAGTCAATGTTGATAATGGCCAAGTCTGGTTCCTTGGCCATTATGTGATGAATAAAATTAGAGCCTATGAATCCAAATCCGCCAGTCACAATCATATATTTCATAATGTATCCTCATCAAATTAGGCTCGATATTTACCACGGATCTTTGTGATGATTGCACGTTTTCCAGTTTGGTAAGTCACAATATCTGATTGGGACCAAGAACTTGGTCCACTTGTATAACCAAGTTTGCGACCAGTTGATGTACCAGCAACATATAACCCATCAACAATTCCTGAACTGTGACTGTGACCAATATTTGCTTTGCAACCAATTTTCGAGAGATTTTGTGCAGAACCTTTTACCCCATTTGGTCCACGATCACCATGCATACCACATTGGATGCCACCAGTGGCATCCTTACAAATAACAAAATCATCACTTTTTAAGAAGTTAATGTTGTTCTTCAGACCAAGACCTTTACATGCAAACTCCAATAAATGGAAATTTTCTTGTCCTGCTTCGATGGCTTGTAATTTTGATAACTCGAGTTTTAAGTAAATGATAGCATTTGCAGGATCGCGTTTATGATTTGATTCTTTAAGCCACTTATCCAATGCACGATCGTGATTGGAATCTACAACAATTGTTTTACACCAAGGTCTATATGAAATTGTATCTAAGAATATAACCACGTCTGCAAGTTCTTGTTCAACAGAATCACGACCTGTGACCCATTTTTCAAACAAAACATGATGATTATCTTTATCATGATGATTACGTGCTGACATACTCATGGTATCATGCATGAATTGATATTTTGGCTTGAGTTGATCAAGCATACCACCTTTGCCCCATGAACCCTTCATAACATATGGATCTGTCTCCTCAACATGTATATCACCCCAATTGATGGCTTCAACTCGATTTCCTGTTGTCACGACTCCATTGTCAATAATGACATCAAGATCCTGAATAGTTGCATGCTTGTTTGCAATGATTTGACGAATCCAATATTCACCTTCAGAATTGACTTCTACAAGTAGTGCACCATAAACATGATGGAAGGAGGCCTTTAAACCAGCATTTTTGGTAATGTAATTACGTTTGGTAATTGTTCCTGTGGTGTAATTGAATTTGGCTCTATCACCCACGGTTGCGACAGATTCCATAGCAACTTTAACATGAGGAAAGATACCATCACGCGTGCCAGTATAAGTTTTCAAACCCTGAAGTGGACGCTCAGCAGTCGGAATGATGTTTTGTTCACCACAAAACACTAAGCCTGGGGCTAATTCTACCCGATGATCACATGCATATTCAACCACACGTGGATCATACCAAACTTTTTCTTGAACTTTAGGATGAGTTCCGCGTTTAAATTGATAAAAATACATGTCACGATTGTATGTGAATGTACCAATTAGTAATTCAGCTTTGTAATGATTTTTCAAAGTGATGAGATTCATCCACCACTTATCCCAAACCCTTGTATTGTTTTGAGCACTTGTTAAAAGATAACGATATACTTTACCTTTTGGAGGCAAAGGACGTGAATGTTCTTCGATTGTATCTTGTACTTGTCCACCGAAAATTGGCTTATTGACTCCTGCTGCTTGCAGATATTTTCGGACTGTTTTGACTGATATACCAAAGCGACGAGCTACTTCAGCAACAACTCCACATTCTCTGTAGAACTGTACAACCTCTTCAACACTCAGGTTCTTTTTCACTACGACCTCCAATCTCAAGAAGATGGCTATTTATGACCATCAAACTTTTATGCCTTCTGATCCACCCTTCAATTCACTGATTGATTTGGCAAATGATTTGCCAAAATCAAATTCATCTACATACTTAACCTTGCCCATGGGTGGCTTTTCTGTTCTTTGTGGTCTTTCTGATTGTGGAGTTGGAGATGAAACTGTATAACTATCAGCTCCGGCCACCTGTTTCTGGGCCTTTTCATCAACATCATACAGTCTCATTTTCGAACGATCTATACCAACCACAAACCTTTTGTACTTTGTTACATCTCCGTATCTTGATTTGATTTGTTTGATTTGAATCATCCCTGCTGTTTCCAGTTCTTCTGTATTTATCAAAACAATCATGAAGTCAGCTGTTGCAGGCAAACCAAAACTCTCAGCTACATCTGTCATATCCGGATCAGAACTACCAAATCCTTCACGGGTCAATTGAGTAGCTGTTAAAATTGGAATATCACACTCAACTGCAAGTCCTCTCAACTCTTCTGCAATTGCTTTAATGTAAAGGTAGCTGTTTATGTTTGATCCCATTTTCAAGCGGGAAGACACGCAGAGATTGACGTAATCAATAATAACCACGTCTGGAGTGAACTGTTTTTTTAGTTTGAGTTCATTCAAGAGAGATTTGAAGTGGATAGCCCCAGCTGATGCTGTTGGATATTCCTTGATGATCAATTTACCTTTGATATGACTTTTGAGCCTTTGCATCTTTTTGTCATATTCGATTTTGCTTAAACTTTCAATATCATCAAGACTTGTATTCAACAAATTTGCATCAATGCGTTGTGCAATTCTCTCTTGTGCCATTTCCAATGTGATATATAACACATTTTTGTTTTGTGCCAAATAACCTGCTGCACAATGACACATAGCCAAGGTTTTACCAACATTGATACCACCAAGTATCACATTGAGAGTTTTCTTCGGCAATCCACCCTTTGTAATCTTGTTCAACATCTCAAGATCAAATGGGATGCGTTCTTCTACACGATGATAGAACTCATATCGATCATCAGCATCATCCAGGTAGTCGTGACCAATATTTGGATCAAAAGATATTGCCAAAGCATCACTTAAGATCTTTGGAATCATGCCTTTGTCTTTGTTTTTCTCCACACCATCCATGATATGGATGGATTCTAGAATTGCATTATGGAGAACACGTTCTTGACAGAACTTTTCCGATTCATCAATCAACCATTGTTGGTCACTAACATCCTTTGATGAGAGAATATCATCAATCAGATGTAAACAAGAATCAAAATCACCTTCGCTGATATTGGTTTTGTTATTGAAAATTACAGACAATGCCTCTTTCGTGGGAGGCATGTTATATTTTGTTGTATAGGTCTGAATTTCATCAAAAAGGATCTTTTGGGCACGTTCTGTGAAAATTTCATTCTTCAAATAGGGAAGAACCTTCCTTACGAATGGTTCGTTCGTTATAAGATTCTTCAGAATGACTTTCTCGATCTGACTCATACTCTTCCCCAGGCTTTAAACCCATTTGGAATCCTTTACCCTCCATCAAATGATGTAGGATGACTAAAAGAATGTTGCGAGCAATTTTTGGGAATTTAGGATTTTCTTTACCTTTTCCTTTTACAATAAACCATCCAAAATCAACTCCATTATCAGTGTAAGTCAATTTTGTGTAACAATAAACAGTGCCTTTGAATGGTCCTTTCAATATTTTGAAAGCCATATATTCAATATCATCACCTTCTGATATACTAAAAGATGTATGTTTGTAATAACGCCCTTCAGCATATCTCCAACGATGAATAGCAAAATCAAGCTTGTTCAATATTTTCATTAACATTGACTTCTGCCTCATCTTCAGGAAGGATATCATCTTGACCATATTTGAAGATCTTACCAGCTGTTACATCAATCAAATCAAGAACTTCTTTAGTGAAATATTTTTCTGGATCCTTGTTGATGTGCTTCTTGAAAGCTGTAGTACCATTAGGAAATTCATACTTGGTACTGATCTTCTTGATCACTCCTCCCAGCTCTGCAATTTCCAATAATCCATAATATCTATCAAGACCTTTTGAGTGATTTAAGATGATAGACAGTTTCTTTTCTTCACGGGTGAATCTAGATTTATCAATTTTGACAGTGATCTTAGCACCAATCAACTGACCATCATCAGCATCACCTTCTTTTGCCTTACTTTTGGACAGGAATCCAATAATTGATGCAGCAAATTTCAATCCACCACCACCTGACATTTCTTTTGTTGGATGATAAGCACCAACAACTTCATATGTATGATTTGTAATGATCATAGGTACACGAGCACGATTCATCTTCAAGGTCAATACTCTGAATGCCCCTCTGATGATCTGCGAACGAGTCATGTCTCTTGTACCCTTACCCTCAGCGATATCAGCCATTTCCTTGTTTGTTGATAACATACCCAAAGAATCAAGGATCATCAACATTGGTTTGCGATCTTTCTTTGGAGTAGCAAGATATTCATTCAGAACTTTCAAACATTGAGTTCTGAAATCTTCCACAGTTGTGGCTGGTAATAGATAAAATCTATCAACATCGATACCACGAGCCTTCAACATTTCTTTTGTAGAAACAGTATCATCCAATGCACCTTCTGTTTCAAAGCAGATTACAGCACCTGTTGGATTTAATTGTTGAAAATAGCTTGCAATGGATAGAGCAAAAAAACTTTTACCTGTTGATTCCTCACCAGCAAGTGCAAAAGCTTTGTTATTTGGCATGCCGCCATAGATGCTCCCTGAAAGCAAAGCATTTAGAGCATATGAACCTGTATCAATGAACCTGATGCCATCATCAAGGTTCTCAGAAACTTTGGCCATGAATTCATTACCAGCCTTCTGAACTAGATTATCGAAAAATCCCATCTGTTACCTCCTATCCAAATAATTCTTCTAGTGAATCCCCTCGTTCAAGTTTCCAATTGATAGCTTCGAGCACGAGCTCTAATGGTTGAACAAAGGTCTTTTGGAATTGAGCTTCAATGTCCAAATATACATCAAGGTCAAATTCTACTGGAATTTCATCTAAGAAACCCATAACATCACACTGAAATGGATTCGGTGTTTTGAGACGGAGATACTTCATCTTGTCCTTTGCCTTGATTTCAGGATATTTCTTCTGCAATCCCATCTGTTGAATGTAGTGATTATACAACAATGCAGCCTTAACGTGAATTGGGGTACCTTTTTGAAAGATTGCTTCAGTATCAGACCAATCATCGATTTCAGTGATACCGCTGGGATTTGCTATCTTGATCACTGGTTGTTTCTTGAATTCTTCACGAAAGTCCCTCACAAATTTAATGAGTGATGATTCATCCTTTTTGGACATGATCAATGCGATAGCTTCTTTGAGTTTGTCGCGACAAAATTTGGGTTTGTCAGTTCGAACTGCAGCCCAACCTGTGATTTTGATGTCAGGTTTGTCATATTCAACACCCTCATTATTATACACACTGAGCATGTAGTTTTTCTTCTTGGTCCAAATACCTTGATCAGCCAAAGCTTCACGCTTCATGACCATTTTTTGAGCATAAGCATTAATATAATCAGCCAATCGATTGTAAGCATCATCGATAAAAGGCTTAATCTTCTGCTCACAAATTTTGTCTAGGAATGCAATGATTTTCTTTGGATCTTTTTCATTTGGCATCAGCAATTGAACCATACGATCAAAACTCAAATACACTGAATCTGTATCAGATGCTAATACATAATCTTCATCAGATGTTTTAAGTATCTTGTTCAAATACTTATTGATTTCTTGTTGAATCCAACGAATTGATAACTGACCTGTCAGTGTCACAGCTTCAGCAATACGAATGTCAAAGTATCGGAAATACATGTTACCAATTGACCCATAAGCTGAATTCAGAGTGACTTTGATGGACATCTGAAATGCTTTGTAACTAGCAGCCTGTTTCTTTAGCTTTTCCTTTTCGATTTTATCATCAGTTTTCTCAATGAGTTTTTTGGTTTTGATTTCCAAATCTTTGAACTTCTTGCGTTCGTTGAACATAGTCTCCATCAACTCACCGAGTATTCCCTGACGGTCTCGCCTAAACAACTGTGCATTTGGAGTAAGGGTCAGGTTGTATTTCTTCAATACTGAAGTGTCTAGAGTTTGAGAAAGCAATAAGTCAACCCCACGATGCATTAATTCATCTCGATGTTGATCCATCCAAATTGCAACTTCTGAAGGATAATCATGAGGTTCAAGTAATGTCTCAGGTGAGAGATTGTACATCATTATCAAATGAGGATACAGGCTGGTCAAATCAAATGAGGCTAACCAATGATACCATCCTGGTTTTGGTTCCTTGACATATGCACCTTCAAATTGTTGTTTTTTACTAACATCTGGATTTGGAGGGACAGCAATCTTACGATCTTTGAGTTTGTTGAAGATAATTGCATCCCACATCCGGCCTTGACTGAAAACATCATCAAAGTTAACATGATTCATGTAAGCCAAAGTAATTGCAAGTTCAATCAATTTTAGCTTTGATTCAATTTGCATCACTAAGGCGACGTCTTGAATGTTATATTCAATGAACAATTGATGATTACATTTTGCCAAATCAACCAAATTCTTGTAACCCTGAGATTTCCAATTGACTTTTGCGGAACCTAGTTCTACTGAACTGATGTTGTCCAAACTGTATTTTTCTTGATTTGGTTGAGGTGCAAACTTCTTGTACAATTGAATATAGTCAAGAACTGCTACACCATCAATGTCATACATTTGATGAATACGATTGCGGATTTTTTGTTCTCTCAGAGTTATTTTTCTCCAAGGTGACAACTTAGCAGCTTCTTGAGCCCCCAAAATTTTGGTTGCTCTATTGATGAAATAAGGTATATCGAAAATCTCTATGTTCCAACCTGAGATGATATCTGGCTGTAACAAATCCCAAATCTCGATAAATTTATTGATTAGGTCGACTTCATTGATACACTTGAAATATTTGGTATCTTTTTTATCAGTATTGAAATCACCATAACCAAACACATAATATGTCCCTGAGACATTCAGAGTGATAGCAGTAATTGGTTGTGTTGCTATGTGCGGTTCTGGAAATCCATCATTATCAGCAACTTCAATATCGATTTGTGCAATGACTATCTTTGATAGATCGTAATCGATCAATCCAGGAAATTCATCACCAATGAAGGCATATTCCCATCGTTGGTTCCCATAAATTTTGAAATTGGATATTGCCTCGTGCTTCTTAACAAATTCTCTGGCTTCCCAAACATTGCTAAATTGACGCTCTTGAAGAGTATGACCTTCAAGAGATTGCCAATTACCATGACCTTTGATGTAAAGCTTTGGTTTGAATTCGATCTTACGATTCACCCTTTTACCATTCTCGATACCACGGTAAAGGATATGCTTACCGTCCAAAACGGCTGATGTATAGAACTTCGTCAATTGGTTAACCTCTGGCGTTAATGGAACTATGTTCCGACGCAGAATGCCTATTCAGCAAGTGATAGATCTTTTTCTTGACAGATCAAATTCATACAAGCTGATGATACGATGTATTCAATGTGAGGAACTTCATCAAACATGCCTTTGTCATAGGAACAAGTTATGACAATTCCTTTAGTGATCTTTTCAGTTTTGTCCCATGGATTTTTCCATAAAACTTTGTTTCCCACATTGAATTGGAAGGTGACTGTATGCATTTTAACCCTTCAATAACAAACCACTACCTGGAGCCAGAATCTTGGTAGTTGGTGTTACAACCTTACCTGTGGCTTGTTTATATGCATTCAACAAACTTTCGGTTGGTTCAGCAGACCAAACAATATGAGCTTGATTGATATTCTTGTTTTTGTCCACAAGTGGTGCGTAAGGAAGGAAACCGAACCCTAGCTTTCCACCATCTTGCATTTCGTAATGAAGTAGAAGACCAAATTCTACATGAACAACACCTTCACTTGGAGTTGTAACATCACCAATGATTTCCTCTCCTGTAGAGAGCTTCAACACAAGTACATTAGACATAATTTACCTCTTTTCAGATTTGCTATTTAGGCAAGTTGTTCAAGTATCTTTTCCAATTCTTCTATGGATTCTTTCATTTCTGGATCGTCATCTTTTAATTTATCAGAGATAGCATCTCTAAGAAGATCTGCTTGATGACTTGTCATGATCAAATTGTATTCTTTTACATTACTCATATCGCACCTTGATTAAATAAAGCATCATAATGCACAGGATAATCAGTGCAAATACCAGCAACTTGAGAAAGTGATTGTACACCCCACAATGAGTCTTTCTTGCTAAAGATTACCGGGATGCTGAATTTGGTCAATTCAATATTATTGTCAGGATAAGTCCAGAAATAACCTGAAGATGTCATTACAGCTTTGTCTTTGTCATGAGAAAAATAATGTTTGACACCCAATTCCTTACAATGCCAAAGTGCTGCAATATCTTTACAATGAATGAACAATCCTGGTTTTAACAACCATTCAAATTGTTTTGGATAATGAGGACCATCGTGTCCCAACCAGATCATATTGTTAGAATTGCAATCTATTCCCCAAACATCAACTTCAACAATAAATCCATAATCCAATGCTTTTTGGATATATTCTGGTTTATTTTCTTGTGGGGAAGGTCCTTCCAAATTTCCGCGATGAGCAATGATCAGCATTATCTCAAAATCCTGTATGGTACTTCATGACGTTCAACGTTGATACCATGGATTGTATAATATTTATGCAAAAGAGTTTCTGGATGAAGTGTATTTTCTTGGATATAAAGAGCTTCTAAATTCTTGTACATTGATGCATGAAAGGACATTACATGACCATCACCATAAAGAAATTGGTCATTAAGATTCCCTGGTCCCCAACACTCATGGGTGGGCATGTATACAGTCTTTGGTTGTGGTAGAGTGAACACAACTCTACCATTGAATAAGAGATCAGTTCTGAGTTTTACAACGATATCATAGTTTGCACCATTATCCAACATCAAGATGTGAGCCCATTCCATTCTTTTTAACATTGGAATAAAGTTTGTTGGGTTGTGACTTGGTCCTTTACGATCTTTGTAGATACCACCAAGCTCAATATCTGTTTTCTTCATGAAATCAGAATTTTCATACGTGTCAACCAGAAGTCTTTTGATATTGAGATCCTTTTTGAATTCCATCAATTTGTTTAAATCAACTGGTGTATTGTCTTTTGATACTTCCCACCAAACAGGATTTTTGCCATGGATATCCCAAATTGATATGAATGAATCAAACTGGTGTCCAGGATTTTCCTGAATTATATGAGTTATGACACTTGGAATACATTCTTGGAATGTTCTTGCCATTCCAGAAAAACAAAGAGCGATTTTCATATACGAATGAATGAAATGTTGACTTCGTTGTTACCGACATCATTTGATGTCATACCGTTGATTTTGAATCCATTTTCTTGAAGATATTGAATCGTCGCATCGACTGAATTTTGACCAACATAGAGAATATCAGGCTTTGTTCCTGCCTCTACAACTCCTACCTTGATGCGTTTGATGAATTCTCCCATCCCTTTCAATACTGCCAAATCACTGCCTTGAGTATCACAATGAAAAAACTCAATTTCAGGGATTATCGACCAATCCAATAACGTGTCCAAACGTCGGACGGAAACTTTGATCTTATGATCAGGAATCATATCCCTGCGACCACCCCATTGAGTTTTGCCTGCTTCTGAAACATCCAAAAGGGATGAACAACCACGATCATGAGTTGTGCAAATATTGAATTCTGCTTCACCATCATAATCTGAGACAGCTACAGGAAATAAATGCCAATTTGGGTATAATTGTTGTTTACCCTTGATTATAGAACCTAACTCCGGATTTGGTTCAAATGAAATCAAGATATGACCCTGAAATGCAAATCTTTCCATTGAAGTACCATCGTTGGCACCAACATCAAAATATATACTCATCAAACTGCACCCTTGTAGTTTTCTAGGAAGGTACTTAGGTCCTCAGGAGTTCCTAATCCCCACATTTTGTCAATTTGATAGGGTTTGAATCTTTTTCCTTGATTGATGAGTTCATTGATGGTTGGGGCAACATAAAACTCATTGTTGACACGTTTATCTTGATCAATCATTTGACGAGCAGACCAAACAAATTCCCAACCATGCTTCCAGTAATACACTCCAACAGTTGCATTATCACTAATTGGATTTTTCTCAGCAATTTCAGTGATCAATCCATTCTCAACTTTGGCAAATGACCATTTTGGATGAGTTGCTTTGAATGTTATCACAGCACCATCACAGTTATCATTTTCTGCCAAATAAAAGAATTCACTAGGATTCCATTCAAGGAATTGATCTGAATTGGCAATCAACAAAGGATCATTATTGTTGATAAGTTCATGGGCTCGAAGTACGGTACAAGCTGCTCCTTGACTCAAACCATCCATATCCAAAACAGTTGATTTTGGCGAAATTAATTTCATCATGGATTGTAGGTTGTATTTCTCAATGTGAGATTTTTGAGCAATGAAAATGAAATTTGCATCCACTCCAAGATTCTCAACTACAACTTGAATCATTGGTTTTCCGCGAACTTCAATCAAAGGTTTTGGAAATGTGTAACCTGCCTTCTCGAAACGTGATCCAGCACCTGCCATTGGGATAACAACATTCAACTTCGGAGCTGGCCAAATAACAGGTTTTGGTGTAGTAGCATTGTTGATCGCATTCATGAGGTCTTCCTTTGTCCAAGACTTTGGCTCCTTAACTGCCATAACATGGGCACCTGAGGCTTTTGCTCCTTTAAGACCAACTGGACTGTCTTCAACAATCAAGGTTTCTTGAGGATCAACATCATTGTCTATCATTGCTTTCAGATAGATTTCTGTTGAAGGTTTTGGTCTTTTGACATCATTATTACTAAGAACAGTATCAGTCCAAACATAAATTCCAAGAGCCATCAGTATTTCTTTAACTGTACTGCGGATTGCATTGCTTGCGACAGCAACTCTGTAACCTTCAGCACGTAGGAACTTGAACAATTCAACCAATTGAGTGTTGTATGGTATGCTCTTGAGACGCTGACCTGTAGCAAGTTGTTTGCCCATCCAGATACGGTTCTCAACTCCAGCATCTTTAATAATATCAGGATATTTCTCACGAAGCATTTTGAGTTTTTTGTTGGTGCTCAATCCATCGTAATGCGCAAGATGATCTTCCTTACTAATCACATAATCAAGTCCGATGGTGCTCGCAATTGCATCATTCAACGCATCAAAGTGGACTTCCTTTGAGTCCACTAAGACACCGTCTAAGTCAAACACAATCAGTTTGATCATTTTACTGCTTGTGGTACTGGAGCTTCTTCTTGAGGTTCAACCTCACCCAAACGACCACTCAACATGCGATTGTGCCAACGCTTGTATGAATCATGAGCACCAATGAAGAGCCGACGGACTTCCCCATCGCGATGAACATCACCGGTGCTCATGAGGGTAAGCATCCTCTTTGTTTGACGAGGAAGAGCACTGTTTCTATCTGATCTATTTGCCATTAACGTTCTCCAAAAGAGCTGAGTTAAATTGACCTTTGTTAAGTACATCACCAACAAACCAAAGAGTATAGACTCTGTATGATTCAACATTGTCTACAGTCATATTTGGTCCAGTACCATTTTTCAATCTTACCACATCACCTACATTAAAGAAATCACTCATGTCAATACCTCTTTGCACTTATTAATGAAACGTTCTTTTTGACCTGGATGAAAGCTTTGAAACATATGCCAAAGACCATTACCAATTCCTGGAAGTTCATATGTGGTTCCAATACCATACACAGGCATACCATCAGCTAAAGGCCAATAAGGACGAATGTCATTCTCCCAATGCATCCTGATTGGAGGAGCATCGTGATGGGAAGGCATCACTATGTCTATTGGTAGATTTGCTGCCTCTGCTGCATATGTAAGCTCTTCAGCAACATCACCCCTTGTAGTTGGTTTTGCTGATGGAGAACCAATTTTGATCCAATTCTCAACGGAAATGCCAACACAAGGTGAACCACAATATACATGCTGATTGTTGATTATATGATTGCTTCTTTGAGCATTACCAACTAAGAAACCATCAGCAGCTTTCTTAATATAATAGTGTAGTGCATCTTTGTGTAATGGAATAGCGTCGATATCCAAAAACAATACAACCTTGACTCCCTGATCTTTTGCCATATTCAAAACTTGATTCATAGCTGCACCATGTTCACCAACATATTGAACTTGAGCATGCTGATAACCAGGATTGAACTTCTGAACCACCTTTTGTTGATAATCCCGAAATTCTGTTGGGCAATTTTGCATATAGAAACTGATGATGACAGCCTTTTCAACAAGATCCATTATCTTCTCCAAGGGAAACCATTAGGATATTCATTGGCAAATAATGCATTACCACGAACAAAGAATTCTGGTGCTACAGACAATGCACTTCCACCAACTGCATAGTTGATTGTATACTTACCAGTTGTATCAAATTTAGTTCCAATTTGTTTAAGAGCACCAATCATCGCTCTATCAACTTCAACCTGACCAGGTTCTCGAAACTTACGGTGCATTACAGGAGTAATAGTGAGTGCGATGTTTTTTGGAAGAAAGTAGCAATTCATATCAATAAAATAATCATTTGGATTGATGATTGAAGCCCATTTACCGAGAGATTCACAATCATCATTACAAAGGAAATTGTGTTGTTTGTCTACAATTTTTCTGAGGCTGTATGACCAATTGTTGCCATTTTCGTTTGTTACTTTCCAACAATCTTCAATGTGTGTCGGGTCCATTGTGTTGTCATCATCCAGAAAACAAATGTAATCCCCTTTGGCAAGATAAACACCAGCAGCCAGGTTGCGATGACCGTTAAAACGCTCGGTTCCTGTTGCATAAGGGAGATACACTACATCAATATTTGCATTTGGGAAATCCTGTTTAACTTGACTAACAGAATCAGTCACTTTGATATGATGTTGTGGACCATCTACCATTAAAAGATGATGAATTTTTTTATGAGTTTGTGACTGTACTGATCTAAGAACTTTATCTAACAAAGGGTTAGCTGTTGTTGATGTGATCACCGTCACCAATGGAGTTAGTGGGAGAATAGTAAGCTTCATACTTTATTTCTTCTTATTTTTGGAATGCTTCCTGCGCTTCTTTGATCCTTTCTTGGCTCTTCCTTTACCACGCCCACTTAAACCTACACCATGACCCATAATCTACTCCTTGAGAATTTTCTCATACAAGAAATCCCAACAATTGAGGTCAGGATTTTTGGTGTATAAACGACCACCAGATACTGTGTGAAATACACCTTCACCAAACTTTTGGGTGTATGGTTCGCATGAGTAATCAATACCATATGAACCAATTTGGCTAACTGTGATTAAGCGACCAGTGGATTTCTCCTTAAACTGGTCGCCAATTTTTGCATTATCAAAAATCAAGTCGTCTTTTCTCCGCCCATAGCAACGGTGCGTTCTTCATCGTTAAATTGTAGAGAAGATGATGCAATTCCTCTTGATAAGGATCGATAATTTGCAGATTTTTCAGCAATCATGTTGAAAGTTGATGCAGTTCCAAAATGATTTGCTCCATATGTCAAAGCTGCTTCAGCTTTCACACCGAGAGAAGTTGCTTCCAACATCGCATCCATGTTTGCACCGAGGAATGTAAAATCCCAGCTGTATACATTTGTCTGATGTTCTACCATTTCTCTAATCATGGATTTGTTATACTCTTGAGAAGAGTTTTCTTCTCCATCGGTCGACACAATGAAAAGAACCTTTTCTGGTCTTTCTTCTTCTTTCATAGAAGCCAGTTTTTCACCAGTTTCTTTTATTGCGCGACCCCAAGTATCATACAAAGGGGTGCTACCACTTGGTTGATATGTCACACCAATAACAAGATCTTCAACTGACTTTACATCTTTGAAGTCAGTAACAATAGCATATGGATCAGGAACTTCGATTTCAGTCGGATGGCAAGTTAATTGATCGGTAGTTGGTCCTATGACACAACCACCTGCAATAATGCCTTGAGCAAAAACTTTTCCCTGACCAAATATTGTTGTATCTTTTTTCCATAAACCAGCCAAAGGGTTCGAAATTTTCTTAGTTCTAAGATGAACTCCGCTGCTAAAATGAATTTGAGTCAAAGTTGCAAAACCAGGAGCTTCTCTTTGAGCTTTCAGAAAAATATTGAATCCTTCTACAGTTTCTTTTTTGATACGATGCATAGAATATGAACTGTCAAGAACAAAGACGATATGTGTATAACCTGCGCGCATTATGTTACCTCAAAATGTTTGTTAGGATCGAAATCTTTGTTTTCGATTGTTTGATTGACGAAATTGTAATATCCACGAGGATTACAAAGTACACGACAATCACCAATGTTATAATCCATATTATCATGGGTATGACCATGAATCCAATATTTGATATTTGGATGATCCGTCACAACTTTACTTAGTTGGGTATTGTGGAATGCATAATTCAAGAGGTTTCCGTTATTCCACTTTTCATGACAACTTTTCATGTCAGGAGTATGATGAGTCATTACAATGAAATTGTCTGTTGAGAATTCCTCAACAGCTTGAATTAACTCAATTGTGCTCTTTTGGTTAATATCATATGCATCATTGGGACTGAATCTTCTTGTACCCTTCCCTTCTGTCTTTGTGATATAAGCATGATCATTCATTTTTCGGGATGCATCCCATTTTGCTAGATCATTGTTTTTGTTGTAATCAGTCCACATGGTTGCACCATACACCAACCAATTCTTGATACCAAATGCTTCAAGACCAAAAATAGTATCTTCCAACAAATGAATTGTGTGATATTGATGAAATCCTATCCAATCACACAAATTGATAAATGTTTGATCAATGTTGCCATGATAGTGTTCATGGTTACCGAGAATTATCAACGTCTGTTTATATTTTGAGACTTGTTGTTCGATAAATCTCTTCAAATTTTCTTTAATCCTGTTGTTTTTCTGTAAACCATCAACAACAGTAATATCACCTGCCAACAGAAGTAAATCCCCTCCTGGCAACTCAACATTACCACCAAACTCTAAATGCAAGTCACTGACATAGCTGATTTTCATTGACAAAACACACAACCTTCTATGTTATGATCATCACAAATGAATACAGGTTTTTCAATTTTGATCATTGGGTGGTTTGTAAACAAAGGTTTATAATCAATTTCTTCAAGCAGAACAAGGCACTCTTGGGCATATTTACGAACCTTGTCAAAGGCTGCACCCCAACGAGTCAATTGTTCTGAAGTTGCTTTCGGTGCGACAAAACGAATAATCCCTGCTTGAACCATTTGTACGAAACAACGATCACATGGTATAAAAGGATACGTGTATAAAGTGTACCCGTCAATCCTTTCCGTAGCAAATTCTTTGGCATTGATCTCACCATGTATGATACGACTATATTTTTCCTCACGGTTGAAGTATAGATTTTCGTCATCTGGCATCTTTTTAGGAAATCCATTGAAACCAACAGAGCAAATAGAACGGTCAGGTCGAACAATCACTGCACCAACTTTGGTGCTTGGATCTTTTGACCAACGTGAGACGTATTCAGCAAGACCGAGAAATTCAAGATCATTCATGGTTTAGATTTCCTCACAGAATTCAAGTATTCTTCATGTTGTATCCACTTACCAGTATTTATGTCTGGTACGAAACCCCATTCTCCGAAAGTGCTTCCTCTTGTAAACAGTGTCCAAGTCTTGCCTGGTTCAGGTACTTCTACCCAATGAAGATCAGAGTGAAGGAAAGGATTGTTGTCAGGAGATACATTCCAAATTTTTACAAGATTGAAGCGCCGACCTTTGTTTTCCTTGGTCAATTCATACCTTTTGTAGAAGTCAACATTGGTGGCTGGCTTCAACAGACGAAACTGATTTCCTCTTTGAAATTTCCATGAGCCTGGACCACGCCAGGTTGTTCCCCAAGGAGTGTGTTCCCAATATCCACCTTTCAGGATGACAGTGAAATACCACTCCCAAGGGTGGTTGTGAAATACAGGATCATCACTTCTCATGAATTGATGAAGAAATGTATTGAAAGGAATATCCTTCCTTTCACGATGTTCACCATCTGGCCAAGCCACATAATAGCGAGTGAGATATTGCTCTATCTCATCACGATCCATAATGATCTTTTTACGACCATGGCGGTCAAGTTGGTTTAATAACCACTTTATCATGATATAGAGTTTACCTTATTGTTCCTTAAGAAGTTGTTTTGTTTCCGATTTGATACTTCTCAACAAGTGTCCATTTAGACTTTTCTTTAAATGGTATGACCTTCACTTGAGACATTGGAGCTTTGATTTCAGTTGATTTTAAATCAATAACTTTGACTAAACCCCATTGTTGTAAAAGATCACAAATAGTATTTCGGCGAGCCAGATCCTTTTCATCAAAAGAACTTGGTTTACCATCAAGTTTGAACATTTCTTTGAAATGAACAATGTAATATTGACCACGTTTGTGAAGAATGTGACATGACTGATAGAGGGTATTGGATTGCTTGCTTGCAACTCCGCATCTGGTCAATGTTTCACGTACTTTCAAAAAAGCATCATCATCAGGTAGTTCAATTTGTACACCCACATCCATGACAGTCTCCCATTATTTTCTGGTCGTCATGGTATTTATCGGGATGTTATTTGTGATCAAATGTCTTTGTATTTTGCTTTAATTTTATCAATTTGATTTTCTGTGAGAATTGATAATGCTTGTAGAGCTTTGTTTCTACTGTAATTGAAATGTCTCATAACGATTTTCATGTTTTCATCACTAATTTTCTTGGGCCAAGGGACAAAAGGTCGTTTCATAGAACGAACTGCACTCAAGAAATAATCGTATTGCATCTCCCTTGGGAGATGCGGAAGTTTGTTCATCTCATTAGCAATGAAAAAAAGATCCTGATGTAAACTCAATGCTCGGTTGATCATGAATGCATCATAACTTTTCCAATCTAGATCGTCACGCACAACACTTTTCTTGGTTTGCATGATACTCGGAATCCAATCATTAAACAAATTGAGTTTTGTAGATTCCGCTTTCACAGGATCCCAATTCAATTCTGACTGAGCTCCTCTAGTTTCAATTTCAAGAGACAATTGAACCTCCATCATCTTCCCATCTTGCACGGGAATTATTCTCAAATATCTGCTTGGCATAAGACCAAGTAAAGATATTTTCACCTGTAGCTGGATCACTAATACTTTCTATAGAAACAGGTTGAACATTACACAAATTTTGTGTAAGATCATCCATATACTTTCTGGCCATAGCTTTAGCTATACCAAGGAAAAATTCTTCATCTATAATCAAAGTCATGAAAACAACTCATCTAATGTAGTCGTTTCAGATTTCTTACGTTCACGATTCATCTTACATTGCATATTGTAACATTTTCTACAAGCACCACGAACATGATTTACTGATATTGGTTCAGTTGTAATCAAATCGCGTTCAGCCTTTGAGTAATGATCACTACCATCACTGTATCCAGTGCATTCTGGATGAATGTTCAATGTACAACGGGTCAATTCAACTTCATGTAAAGTACCAAATACGGTATGTATTTCTTTTGGTACAGGTTTCAATTCTTTTCTTTTCATGATAAATTTCTGTTATGATTTCTTGAATTCGAGCTCTAACATCATCTCACTAAACATGGCCATGAGATTTATTTGTTTGTCAGCACAAAATGCTGCTTGATACATATAACGACCAATTAATACGACAGCCACAGGAATGAATTTCGGGTCAACTGTATCATACAAACGGTCGTACACTGAACGCATAAGTTCATCAGTATCAGTGTCTATATTTGACCCGACCCACTTCCTGAGGCTACCAAAGTCTTTGTCAACCAAATACTTGATAGCTTCATCAACTTTAGCAGCATTTTGAGATGCAAAGATACCAGCATCAATCTTACCAGATATTGAATATCTCTGAAGCTCATTCAAAACACGTCTGAAATCTGGGAAATATTTTTTGACAAGTTCAACAACTGTTGCCTTGTCATACTCAACTTTCTCATCAATCAAAATCTGTTGAATACGTTTGAAAAACTGACCAGCCAGTTTTGGCTTCTCAGTTGCATCAATCTTGAAATCAACCACTGCACATCTACTGTGCAGTGGTTCAATGATGCGGCTCTTGTAGTTACAGGTGAAGACAAATGAACAATTTCCTGCGTATTCTTCAATGACACCACGAAACGCAGGTTGAGTTGAATTGGGATTCAAATAATCAGCCTCATCAATGATGATGACCTTACGACCACCAGTCAATGAAACTGCACTTGCATACCCAACAATTTTCGTCCTTAATGTGTCAATATTACTTTCATTTGAACCATTGATAAGGATATGATCCAAACCAAGCTCATCACACATTGCTCTAGCTACAGTGGTCTTACCCATACCTGGACCACCGGCCAAAATCATGTTTGGTACATCACCCTTTGTCACATATTGCTGAAATGTTGCCTTCATTGATTCTGGCAAGATACAATCAGAGATTTTATGTGGTCTATAGCGTTCCACCCAAAGGACATGGTCATTCTGCATAAGTAAACTCACTTGGAAAATTTGGATCTGTATCTGTAGAACGTCTATCAACTATTTCGCCATGAGCCAATTTAATTGATACTGGACATTTGTCAACTGATAAATGACACATGACCATAGCTTCAAATGTACATTGCGCTGAACAACCTTCACAACTGTACCAACGCAATGGTTTGATATAATCATCAAACATTAGGCAGCTTCTGTTTTCTTTCCGTAAAAGCTGTGAGCTTTCTCAGTTGCAACCCAATAGGTTACTGTAACATTCTGATTACTAAACTTTGCAACACCCTTGGTGGACAGTTCAACCACATAGTTGCCTTCAAGAAGCTTCAAATTTTCAACCTTAATCGTAAACTTGAATGGTGTGGTATTTTCAACCTTACCAAGATCAAGATTAGAATCATCAACAACCTCTCCCTTTACATCAGCTGCGGAAACTGTCAATTGTCCTTCATTGTTTTCTATAACAATGTTTGGACACTTCAACACTGCACCAACTTTCTCAATCCAAACCAAATCTTCCTTACTCAATGTAAATTTCACTTCCCATTCCTTGATTGGAATTTCCTTGGTTGGAGAAAGGATCAATTTTGTGTCAGTGTAACGCAAACGAGTACGGGCACGACCACCAACACCACTCAGAACCAAGTTTTGATCCTGAAAATCAATTTCTGGATTGTCGTGCAGAGACAATACACCCAACATCTTCGAAAGATCATAAACTCCAAATTCCTTTGGAAATTCCTCTGTAACTGTGGCATCGGCAAAAATTGCCTTGTTGATTGAAATTGTACGAATTTGTTTTCCTGCTCGTACAACGATTCCAGGATTGATGGTGCTGAAATTCTTGAAAATATTCAGCGTGGTATCACTCAACTTCATAATATAAACCTCTATGGTGTTTCAAACATTGTGTAATAAATATATGGAAGAATCAACGACCCATATACATTAGTCCAATTGTGGAGTGGACTGCCTTCTTCAAATCATCAAGTGATCCATCATTATAGATTACCGAATCAAACTGTGAATTCACCCAATCCCATTCGCTGCGGTGAGGCAGCTTGGCCAGAGTTTCAGTGACCCAGCGACCATTTTCTGGGATTTCCACAGAACCAATATGAGGTTCTGTCTTCAGAAATTCTTGAGCAACAGGAAACCAATCAGGTTCTGGACCACGTCTCACGCGAATCACATGACCACCACACCCCTTGAGTGCTTCGATTTCATTGACAAAACGCACATCAGTGATCACATAGTTCTTCCGGGCTGACAAACGTTTGATGAGAGCTGATGTCCACAATGGCTTTCCGAACACGTTTCGGCCTGCCTCTGTCCCCATCTTTTGGAGTATAAGACGTGGGGTGACTTCCCAACCAAGAGCCTCTGACCACCAGGAGTCAACATTCTCGCGCCATTCCCTGCTTTCCTTGGTGTCACCCTCAAGCAAATGTCTTGGCCAATCGAAAATAGTAGCGACTGCATCCTTCAAAGGTTTGGCGAAGCTCTCTGCCACCCAACCATAGTCCTGGACCAGTATGTCACCAACTGTTCCCTTACCTGATCCAATCAAACCGACTATACCGATTATCATGATGGATTTGCTCCTTTACCAAATATTGCTTTATTTGTAATATCTTCAACAATATCCTGTTTACGAATTTCTAAACATTCTCTCAATTTTTGAGCACAACACCAATAAGGATCATTACTTTGTAATTCTTCTGTAATGTCAATATGAAATGAAGTCTTACCAGCTTGATGGACTCTTAGACAGACTTGAGGTTTAGCTTCCATTAATTCTTTGGATGTTACATCATTATGTGTTGTTAATTCTGAATCATATATTGCATGATTCATCCATTGCCAATGGAATGCTACAAAATTCTTATCCATTAAATTTCTTGTTGTTTCAACATTCAATATCAATGAAGGAAAATGTGGTTTGAGAATTGCTTCTATTTCCTTGATAACATCCATTTCAAGTGCAAATCTTGAAATACCTTGTAAAATCAATACTGGATCGATTGTATCGGTCATATTTACCAGTTGCTGGTATCAATCTTAGAATTTGCCTTGAACTTACCGAATCCATTCACAAGTTTTCCCATCAGTTTTGCAGCTTGTTCTATTTCAGGTTGCATCTTATCAGTGATTTTCCTAGCCCCACCTTGAGCCTTGACCCAATAACTCAAAATCTTCCTGGTATCAAGTTCTTTATAAGAAGTCTCAAGAGTTTGATGATGCTCATCACAAAGATTGCACCATTCTTTACCATCTTTACCAAGTTCGGAGTGTGCAGCTTCTTTGTTACAATCAACCCAAGTGCAATTCATTTGCAATCACTTGTAGTATACCATTATGATTCTTTTCAGGATCAGTAGTGCATAACCAACGTTTATTGGATGAAATATATTCATCATCTTCAATGATAAATTCATCTCCTTTTCGAAGCAATGAGAATCCGTGGCAAAGCACCACGGATCCATCAGGCTTGATTATGCGGACTTGACGAAGATCCATTAGAGCTTACCAAGCAGATTTGCTGTAGCTCCAAGATCTCCAGTAAATGCATAAGTACCAATGTGATGAGTTTTAAACCATGGACACAACCAAATCTTACCAATTTCAGCGTTGCGGACCTGTTGACAGAAAAAATAATCTTCTGACAAATAACGCTCACTCCCACCCACTTCCTTTTTCTCACCATTGATAGTAGTGATTTCACGCTTTCTATCAATGATACAGTCAAAAAATGCATGAATGTAACGACTACCATCAAAGAATTTCTGTCCAACATGATCAGGTTTGTATTTTGATTCTGGATAACACTTAGCGAATTTCTCAAAAACTTCGCGTTTGATCATCATGTACCCGGTACCAATTTCCATCACTTCCAATGGTTCACTGACTTGAAATTGACCAGTACCAACAACAGGATTGAATACGTAATCACCAACCAATTTATCCAGTTCACCTGGTTCAATGTTTGGATGTTTCTGAACAGCTTCTTTGATAGCCCACCACTTGATAGACTTCTTTGGATATGGTCCACCAGCAATATCTTTATCCATTGCCAAAAGAGCCAATACATCACGAGGATCAAAATGGATATCAGCATCAATGAAGAGCATATGAGTGTAAGGGGTTTCACGAGTTTTCGGATTACCCTTTTCGTCAAGAGAAACATTACCTACTTCGTCCTTAACAACCTCTGTACCCACGGCACGCATGAATTCATCAGACAAATAATTACGTGCACGAGTGATCAACGATTCATTGAAAATGAAACTGAAACGAGACTCGATGCCATATTGCTGAAGCATGCCTTGAAGATCAAGACAGGATTTCATGAACATCCCATGATTCAAACCACCATACATTGGGACAGCAATAAACAATTTACGCTTACGAAGCTCTTCGACAGAAATGCTTAATTCCATTGTGTACTCCTAAATCAATTCAACCACTTCATCACTATCGTGAAGCTCGAGACGGAGCCAATTTACGATAGCCTTAAGATCTGATTCGTTATTGTTTGAAACCTCTTGAATATAAGGCATCAAAACCAAAGATGAACGAATATTGTCATACTTAGTAGCTCTCCCCTTGAGGAATTTCTCAGTTTGGGAGTCATTACGATCTTTGTGACGTTGTTCAACAATAGCGGGATCAGCATTTACCATCAAGATCTTCAGGTCCAAAAGTCCTTTGTCAACGAGCTCTGATGCCACTTCAAGGAAGCTTGCAGTGAAAAGTCTGTCACCCTCAAACAACACATTGGCCGTTGTTTCGTTCAAAAACTCAATAGCTTTTGGTTGGACTGCCATGCTGAGTCTATCAAGACCAGGAAATTGCTCATTTGGGTCACTATAATCACCAACAATGTGTAATTTGTAATGTTTGTCGTACATTGTAATTACAAGTTCCTTCGGAGTTTGTTTCTCCAACTCTTTACCTTTCATGAATTCTTTCATGATGGTTGTTTTGCCAGATGCTGGGAGACCACCAATCGCAATCAGCTTTTTCATGATTTAACCTCTGAATTCCTTACGAATCTTTTCAATGATTTCAGCGTCAATTTCCTTACGAATTTCTTCAGCAAATTGATTGGCAAGGTCTGTTTCCAGCTTCCAAACCTTGTATTGATTTATCCATCTTTGAATGAATTTTGGCCAAGGTACGCGGGACCAGAACCAAATTTTGTGTTTACCACAATGACAAATTTTGTACAACATCATAAATTTTCCAGTCCACCATCACCATACCAAGGCATGAAAGTAATATGACGCCACTCTTGAGGTTGTTTATTATGCCAAGCTTCTATTCTTGGAATTCTTCCCCAATCTTTCAATGCATTACACCAACTGGTCATATAAGCATTACCAATATTGCTGAAATTTTCAAAAAGCAAGCTTAATGGGATAACTGCTTGTCTTCCTTGTATATATAGGTCCCAGAGCCACTTATATTCTGGCCAGAGGCTTTGCATGTATAGAATTTCATCGTATTGTTCATCTATGTAACATCCACCATAACGACTACCTTTGTGTTGACGTTTGTAGTTGCAACAAGCAGTTTCAAGAGTGAAATATTGAGCAAGCTTCAATTGAGGATGATGTTGTTGGAATTCTGTAATGTATTTGCGTGCTGTTCCTTCAAGATATTCAACAGCGGTTGGTTCTAGAGTTTCTGCTTTATCAACATAATCATCGAGACCAATTGAGAATGCCCAACCTGCAGTATGGCTCTTACCTCCTGGACCAAATTCCATAGTTGGTGCTTCTATAGGAGCATTAATAAAACGATGTAAAGCTTCTGAGAAACACCAATGACCCATTCTGCCCCAATGATACCAATTCTCCATGCACCACTTCTGAAGAGCCAAATAATTCTTCTTAGGATCATCAGAATACATTAGGCTTTTGATCTTTTCACCAAGTGTGCAAAACATCAAACTGTCACCAATACTCTGAAGGAACTTTGGGAACACCATTTTACGATATTTACAATCAGGGCTGAACAGGAGTCGTTTCTTGTTTATTTCAAAGAATTCTATGGCTGATGAAATGATTTCACTATTGAAAACTGGAAACTTGTCAGCAAACATTGTTTCACAGGGCCCAGCGTAAGTTGCACCATGAAACAGTGCCATTACACAACGTTTCTCGTAATCCCAATTTTCCTTATTGGCGATCCAAGTTTCTACTGCAATATCAGGAGAGCAGTCATTAGTTGAAATATGAAATTCGTAAAATTTGTCGAATCCAAGTGTTCTGTATTGTGGATCGCGATAATCAATATTTGTTTTCATAGGCCGTAGAAATTGACTCCATGCTGCCAGATTGACTTTCGAATCTCATACCCAAGGTATTGTCTATTGTGTCTACGAGATGCTTCGCAAGTTGTCCCGATGCCAGCAAATGGATCCAGAACCAAATGCCCTTCGTTGGTGAAGTTCATTACACAATATTCAGCAATCTGAATGGGCTGACCGACAACTTCACCATCAACCAATTGTTCTTTGGTAAATGGTCCCCAAACGTCCTTACCATAACTGTCATACAACTTTTCCTTCCGGAGGTTATAAACCGCCTTTGTGCCTTCCCTCTGGAAGGTCAGAACCTCAATCACCTGGTGTGAATAGGCATTGAAGCTGTTTGATTTCTTAACCTTTTTGATGTCACGCAGATAGTATCCACACTCATACATGCACTGTTGTAAGAAGTATGATTTAGGGAGAATCTTTCCATCATGGCGACGTGCACCAGTAAATGAGATCGTAATAGTACCAAGTTTTGGAACAGCCTTCGGTAACCACTGACTCAAGAAATGGGTCTTGTAGGTCTCAGGTCGTTTCGGTGTTACACCAAAAGACTCTAGGTCCTCATAGCAAGGTGGGCTGGTAAAGAGGTAGTCATAATCCAGCCCTGCAAAGACCGCAATGCTATCACCCAAGGTATAACCTGTCGTTCTTGATGGTTTGCAGATGATAGGAGCATCTTCTGATTGAAGATCAGAAGTCACCTTTGTTACCCATTCTTGGTTGAGCATCTCTTAGGTTTTCTCTTATTTTCAATGAAATTTGCTAATTCAATAACGAGTTCTTCAAACTTATCCATGTTTCCTCTTTCTATTGCTCTACGTTTAGCATGTCTAGCAATATCAATTAAATTACATGGATTGTTTGGATGCATTTCAGAAAAATTCACACAACGTTGACGGAGTTCTTCATATGTCATGATCTTTCAACTCCACAATATTCACAATCACCTTCACACCAGATATTACAGCAAAATAGATGACATTCCTCATCATTCCCTATACAAGGAGTTGTTTTGTATATCCTGTTAAGAGTTTGCTGATCATAGTTTCGCTTGCAATATGGACACTCAAATTCTCCATTTGGAAGCAACTGAAGTTCTGGAACAGGATTTTGATAACAGCAAGGAGCTTCAATGCACTTGTACATCATGTAAAGAAATCCTCAAGTGAATTATTTTCAATGGTGGTTTCTGGATGATACTTAGTTATGAGATTTTCCTTATTATTCTCACGTAGAAAATTGAACCATTCTTCACCCCACATACCATTACTCACCCCATTCCAGCGTGACCACCATAAAGGGTGAGATTGGTTCTTGCGACGAGTTTCTACATAATTGAATCTTTGATCTTCATATTCCTTTGAACCAAGATCCAACATGTCTTCGCGAAAATAACAAACAAGAGAAATACGCTCAAGGTCTCCAACATTGGGTGCCAATATGGGTGTGTTGCCATGAATCCAATCATGATTTCCCACAAGCAAAAGATCGCCAGGACGAATGTTAACAGCAGCACGAGCTTCGGGTAAAACGAGATAAGAACCTTCATAATTTTTGTCCTTTGCTACAACAGTTAGATTTGAGAATCCTTTGGCAAGATCACCTGCATCTCGATGTGCGGCTGTCCGAAAATTTCTATTAACAGTGATTGTTGTGAATGGAGTGCCTGGTATGTAGAAATTGGGATCAAGCTTTTCGGTTTCTGCCATTTGATTCGAAAAACGTTGGGGTAATAGTTGCTCGAAACCGAGTGAGAGTTGTTGCATAAATGGGTAGCACAACTCGAACTTTTGACGGTTATGATTGGTGTAAGCAGTTGCTCTTCCATATGGAATCCTTGGGTAACGTCCAAACCAACCAGCAATCCCTGAATCTACAGGATTAGCATAGGTTGTATCGCTGATCAATTCATCATTGATCCAATTGACATCTTTTTTAATATCATCAAGAGTCATTCCACCAGATACAACCTTGTTAATCCAAACAACCCAATCAAAGTTGTGCTTTTCTTTCTCAGAACCAAGCCAAACCAATCCCCTTGTATCTTCTGTAACGGAAGCAGAACTTTTGATGAATGCTACATCTTCTTCTGTTGGTTTGGATGTGACTTTTTCCAAGAACTTCAAAAACAAAGATTGTTCAGGTGTGACCCAATCACGATTCAAGCATTTCTCGCCCTTTGGTCCAGCTGCTAAACCACGATTTTGAGATTGAACTGCCGCATCTTTCAGTCCTTCATATGCACCTTCCTGTTGTTCTTTTGTGAACCAGTTTTTACGAAACTTCAAGACAACATTGTCTTCATCAATAGATTCATTACCAAAACGATCCCTGACATATACATCAATATCATCATCAATCAAAGTTTCGTAATGCGAATCATTCAGGAAGGTACCAAGTAGTTCTTCGTGTTCTCGTTTATCAACAAAAACAGTCTTTGGCATATCATTCTCCAAAATTTTACCATCACTGCATTATATAGATAAATTATAGGACCAATAAAAAGTGGGCCAGATGCTATTCACATCTGGCCCCAACCTGAGGTCTTGCACCTCAGTATGCCTGTCCGGGAGACTAATACCGAATCAGGTCATATTCACCGCGAATGCAATGAGGTTTTGATGTTTCAACTATCATACCTCAAGCATTCTAAAGAATTAGCCCATTATGCTGCACCTCCGATACTATTGGCCTCAACCATACGCTGGACAGCCATCTCAAACTCACGAACGCTTGTCGGGTTCGGCAACTGATCCATCGGTTTGGTTGTCTTGTTGTTGTGTGAATAGACCGCAAGCACTTTCTTCCCAATAGGATCATTCTCAGCTTTGAGGGCAACTGGGGTCTTGAACTTGTTAGTCATCACTCCACTAACAGGAACAAACTCAATATCAGTACGTTCCTTGTTCTGAGTAGCCTTAGTAGTACCAGGAGGCATAACCTTTTCATTCGGGTCAACAGGTTTTGGTTCTTCCTTGAAGACCTTATCCCAAAAATCAACAAGGGCAACTTTGGTTTCTTCATCAAACCGATTCAAACACAAAGTCACTGATTTCTTCTTGTTCTTGAAGATAGAGTAAGCTTTAACAATGTGAATCAAGCGACGAGTGCTGATAATTTCACCAACTGCGCCCTCGGCATAACTCTTACGAACCAACTGCGCCCAATTGATCAAACTCCACAAAAACATTTTGTGGGTAGCAAGTTCAATACCCAATTCCTCGAAGTTCTTCTCGAGAATTTTGGTCTCTGTTTGTTCGTTTGGATATTCCTGTTCAACCGTAATCGCGAAACGCTCCAGGAACGCTTCATTCAATGTGTTGGTACCGATGAAACGGCCATCAGCGTTGCCCTGGCCCTTGGTGTTAGCTGTTGCGAAAATGTTGAACCCTTCCTTGGGATGTACAATCTCACCGGTCTTCTTGTTGAGGACTGGCTTGCCTTCGAGAACCGGTTGCAAGCAGAGCAGGCGTTCACTGCCCAAGTCGGTCTCGTCTAACAGCAGGATTGCACCACGCTTCATTGCAGTAATAACCGGGCCTTCTTGATAGAAGGTGTTACCATCCACGAGGATGTTGGAACCCATCAGATCCAGCTCGTGGGTATCCTTCGTGATGTTTACTCGTATCAATTCACGAACTGCTTTTGCGCAAGCCTGAATGATCATCTCAGTCTTGCCATTTCCAGAAAGACCAGTGACATATACAGGATAAAAAATCTTGGAGTTGATAATGGAATAGCAGTCGTTAAAGAAACCAAATGGTATGTATGTGCTACTCTTTTCTGGCACAAAACTTTTTACCATTTCCTCGAAAACAGCCTTTGATACAGCCTGTTTATCAACCTTGACAGGCGCTTCACCCTGACCACGCACGCGGTATTTGCCCCAACCTGCGCTGCGCTTCTTGTCCATCGTGAGAAAATAGGGATACGGCAGGTTTTTGAGTGAATTGTACTCTGATACCTGCTTGGCTGTAATAACGTCTGAGTTGAAGTGACTTGCAATACCATTGCAGTACTCTTCTTGTCTCTCTGGCGTATAAAACGTCTCTTTGGCCACGGTCCTAGTCTCCTGTTTATTTATCGATCAGGGGCTATATTCGTTGAATCAATGATTGAAGTAAAGTGGTAAATTACCAATTGAGTCAATTAGTTAGGATCTTGGCAAATTAAGACGAATGAATATAGAATAAGGAAACAACTTAACGAGTTGCTCGTAGAGGTGATCCAAAGTATGGAAATTAATGTCAAGACGTGGAGAACGCACAGAAGATTGTATCTGGGGTGATCCAATTGCTAACTGTACCAATTGCCAACCACCATTTTCAATGTGTCGATCAACATCAACTACCAGCACAGTCAAGTAGTCACGAGTTCCACGTGCCCGGATGAAATCTTCAGCCATGGCTTCCAAGTTTGTAATGATCACATCCTTGGTCATGTCATGAGAAGTTCCGCACTTTTTGCACCTGAATTGACCGATGCTGCCAGTGTATTGATGAAACTCAGTATCACCACAAATACATTTGATTGGTGGTTGAAACATACCGATCATGTTTAATCTCCTTTATTCCAACCCGTCAATGGTAGCAATATCTTGAGCAAACTGTTGCATTACCGCACGTTGAGCTTTCTTGGATACCATATTCTGGCTGAAAGCCTTTTCCAGATTTTCAGTGGAACCCTCAACTTTCTGTCCAGTGAATTTATCTTTGTAGCCCATGAATTCAGTGCTGATGTAGAAGTAGCGGTCAAACCCCATCATCGGTACAGCTACATAACCATATTTCTTTGATGTTTCTTCCGCTTCCTTACGTGCATTGCTATCTTTCAATTTTTTGGCCATGGATCTGACATGACTGGAATCACAAATGTAGTAACAAATGTGACGACAACCAGTGAGTTCCTTAACAAAAGATACCAAAGCAGATTGTACCTTAACGTTTTCGTCATACCTTGTGTTGGAGATATTATCCACATATTTGTGCTTACGGGTTACTGGGTCCGTGATCATGAGCTTGTTACCACTTTGACCTTGTGGTATCCCAATCTGAGAACCATTACCATCTGACAAATAGATCACGTTAGTGATATCAACCTTGGTGTCAGTTTTGAATTTCTCAATGATTTGACGGGAGCTAATGATACACTCACTCAATGGGGTACCATGTGTACCAAGTCCGCATGCGGATGTATCCTTTACTTTACTCATTAACCGACGAACTGGATGGATATCTTCAGACTTTCCGTCTTTACTGGGGATCCTCTGATCAGAGGTATGAAAACCAGCCAACATTGCAAGCATTTGAGCTGCACGCTTGCGCAATAGACCAGAAACACGGCTGGAAATCAGATGACGCAGATGGAAATAACCAGTGTTGCATTGTAGATCACGGATGCCGTGACTGAATAAGTCATTGTTTGTACCATAACCTTTGGTACTATAACCTTTGATGTTGACCTTTGCAGAGTATTCCAAGTTATCAGCAAACCCATATACATCATAAGGCATGTGAGCCTTGTCACAGAAAGATGTAAGCGTTAGAATTTGTTCTATTGCATGATACATGAAATTACCATTCATGGAACTTGACATATCCAGAAACATCACCATACCATGACTTTTACCCTTCAATGTCTCAGTGCTCTGCAAAAAGATGTCATTCCGAAAGCGATATTCTGACAACAATTCAGAATCCAGCTCTCCGGTGCGAGTGATCTTGGCATGCATATATTGACGAGCGTTCTTGCGCATCTCAAATTCTTTCAGTAGGTGCATCACAGAAGCTTTGTTTTTGACCGTGAAAAATTTGAGAATTTCCACAGAAGCTGTTTTAGTTTCAATGCTGGCCTGACGCTCGTAGAACTCCACAACTGTTTTCACGTCATATATGACCTTCCCCAAATCTGCCTTGGGAAAGGTTGCATTGATCAACTGATCGAAATTATTAGTGTTGACCAATTGATTTTCGTTGTGACGAAAGCTCTGGTCAGTTACTGACTGTGGGCTAGTCGGAGGGGTCTTTTCCTTGTTGATACCACCTAATGGACCAACCTGCTTGCCTTTTTTGTCCTTTTCATCCTTCTTTTCCCCATTATTGCTAGTCTTTCCTTCCCCTTGAGCTGATTTGTCGCTCTTTTCTGATTTGTCACCTTGACCACCATCAGAACCTTTACCATCTTGGGAATCATCTTTACCACTGGGGTCGGAATCAGAAGCGTTCTCCTGATCTTGATTGTCCTGATCTTTCTGCTTACCAGAACCTTGATCAGACTTACCAGGTTTGTCAAACTTCTGTTGACCTTTACCTTTAAGGTTCTTCAACTGGCTCAAGTTGTTGATCTTCGGCTGTTCTTGATCATATTTGTAGATCGCACGAGCAACCGTAACAACATCATCCCAAGTTTCAGCATTTTCCAACTGTTGAACGTAAGCTTGCTCTTCTTGATTGAACTGAACTGGATAATGAGAACCAACTTTGAAAAAGAGGTTGATGCGATCGATCAAATTCAGATTGGAAGCATCTACACCCTTGACTCCAAAAAAGTCGCGATCCATCAGTTCAGAATAAGCTTGAGCGAAACTAGAGCGCAAACCATTGAATTTGCGCTTAATTTTCTTCTCTATCCTGGCATCCTCACAAACATTCAGGAAGCCTTTGAAATTTACATCATAGCATGAATCCTCATGCTCGTGATTCTGATTGCACTTTACTATCTCCTTGTGCCAACCCTCCATGGGAGTGTACAAGGCATGACCAACCTCATGACCCATAAGAAGGTCGTATAGGCTGCTGGTCATGTCCTTGAAAATGGGGCAGTGAAGTACACGATCACGCAGGTCGAAATACGCAGTCTCGATAGGCTCATGAATCACTGTCAGGTTCTCTGAAGCGAGGAGCTTGGCGAGGAGTGCCTTGGTAACCGTCAGGTCAATTTTGCGACCGTTGGCGTGGGGTAAGGTGGTCAAGCTAGTCTCCTATCGACTTATGGATAGAAGTTTACCTCCTCAAGAAGAAGAGGTAAAGCCCTAAATTTTATTGAGAATCAGTGACTTACGTTGAGCTGAAAGTCAATATAGTGTTACCATCAACTTGACGTGCTTTTTGGTCTAAAATCAATTGTTGATTGATAGTTGGTGATGGTTTAGCCTTCTCAACTGCTGCCTCATGAACTAATGCTCGTTGCTTCCTTTCAGAATCCTCACGAACATGTTTCATTTTTCTCAGATTGCTCTTGACTTTTTCCTTTGCTCTACCAAGATCAATGGATTTAACAAGCTCGGTGTATTTGACACCTTGCAAATGATCAAATTCATGCAAGAAAATTCTGGCAGTCAGACCATCGTATGCAACTTTCTTTGTCATACCTTTGAGATCTTCATACTCAACTTCAATGTGAGTTGCTCGTTTAACCTTGAGATATAATCCTGGAAATGATAAACATCCTTCCTGAGATTTTTCTTCTCCTGAAGTTTTGATAATTCTTGGATTTACAATAACTTCCATGAAATTAGGTCCAGTACCCATTACAAATAGATTGTATGGTAATCCACACTGATTGGCAGCAAGACCCACTCCTCCGTTGCGGAGCATTGTCTGGATCATAGACATGGCAATGTAATATAATGGTCCAGGTGGATTGGAGAAATCCCAATTTACAGCCTTCTGTTTGAGGATAGGGTTATATCCATCCACTACCTTGAAAATCTCAAATTCAACTGGTCCTTCGGGTCCCTTTGCTGTGATTCTTCTTTGACTCGGTACGAATACCAATGACTTGTCAGATGCCACATTGAGTTCTTTGTTAGGAAGACCACCAACAATTTCTGGTGCTTGAAACACTTCATTCATGCTATTACTGCCTCTGAAAATAAACCAGACATTTTGAATTTGAGTACATTGTCGAACTTATCAGCCAACATATCACCACGATGACTGATGACGAAATTGTTTGTACCATTACCAAAGGTGTTCAACAACTTCATGAATTCTTCCATACCATCATCATCCAATGAACCGTCCAAAATCTCATCAAGGATTAAGAGGTTGGTGTTAACACTGTTTTTAAGTTTGGCGACAGCTCTCCAAGTGAAAAGCAAACTGAGATCGATTCTTCGTTTTTGTCCTTCACTGAATGACTCATAGCTGAATTTGTCTCGATGACGGGACTTGATGGTCTCATTGAATTCTCCATCAAGATGGAAGTCAGCGAAGAAGTCCAGTTCGGACAAGTATTTATTGGCAAGTTTGTTGATAACAGGAAGATATTGTTTAACAATTTTGGCTTTAATGCCTTCGTCCCGAAGTAGAACCACAGCGGCATCGAGATAAGTCTTCGTTTCCAATGCTTCATTTCGTTCATTTATTATCTTCTTTAGTTCCGTTTCCAGGTCCTGTTTTGCCTTGAGAAGATCGTCAGTAATTGTGGTCTTTGCAGCATCTTTTAGCTCCTGAATCTTGGCAGCAATCCCATCGACACTATGTTGCTTCTCAGAAATGCGAGTTTGTATTTCTCGCAATTCAAGTTGACGTTTGTTTATCTTAGCTTGAATATCCTTAAGAACATTGATCTGAGTCTCTACTTGGTGTTGTTTGGTGAAGAGTTGACCCAACCCCTGACGGAGTGTCACAAGTTCATTATCATTATGGTCACAGACAGCCTTCTTATTACTTAATGGTTGATGACACTTTGGACAGTCATTGTGAGTTTCAAAGAATTTGTTCTCGGTCTCCAATCCATTGATCTTTGCTTCTATTTTGGTTCTGAATGATTCGAGTTTCCTTGCATTTTCTCTGATGATAGTCTCACCATTTATCTTTCCCAACAAAGTGTTAATATCAAGTTGAATATCATGTGCAGATTTCTTCAATACCGAGATTTCAACCTTTATACTGTCATGAGAAACTTGTCTTTCGTCGATAATCTTTTGATGGTCTTTCTTTTTGTCATTGATGAACTTTTCCTGAAGAGCAATTTTGTCCACCAATCCTTCAATTTTTGACTTGGAACTTTTGATGATGTCATTGTTGTCTTTTACCTTCTTCTTGACTATAATGTTCATGGAGCTGAACACCTCGATGTCCAGCAAATTCTCGATGATAGCTCTACGGTCTTGTGGCCCAAGCCTCATAAATGGTGTGAAGGAATTTGATCCTATCACTACGACCTGAGTGAATGACTTCATATTGAAACCAAGAATATTTTTCTCTAGGTTCTTCTGATAATCTCTTAGTGAAGCATCTTGATTCAGTAAAATTCCATTTTCGTAAACCTCAAATGTTTGAGGTCTCATACCACGAATGACTTTGTACTTTTTATTGCCTATACTGAACTCAAGTTCAACCCTGGTGTTTGCTAGGTTGATACTGTTGATCAACAACTCGAGATTGATTTTCCTGAATGGGCTGCCAAATAGAGCATAACAAATAGCATCGATAATTGTGCTTTTACCATGACCATTCTTACCAATAATCAAGGTTGTGGAACTTTTATTGAGCCAGATTTCTGTCCAACTATTACCTGTAGACAACAGATTTTTCCATCTTATTACTTCAAACAAAATCATGCTATATCCTGTGAATACACAGACTCTTTATACACGTCACCCATTAAACGCTTGAGTTTATCCTTGTTCAGATCGGTCTCCACTCCATCTATGCATTTGTGAATGATGGTCACCGTATCTTCTGACTGATCAACATCCACTTCGACTTCCTCTTCAATGAAATTTTCCACGATGTTGACATCCAGTGGATTAATTTTGTAGAGTTCCCCGATGAATGCATCAAACAACACAGGGCTCTTCTTTTCCTCAACAACAACTTTCAGGTACATGTTACTGTATGAACTATAATCCTTTCCAGTGATACTTTCCAATGTTTCCTTGGTATCATCGTAGATTACAATTTCATGCATCTTAAATGGGTTGGGGATGAATGTCAAAGACCGGGTTTCTGTATCAAATACATGAAACCCACGTTCCTGATCATAATCAGACCAAGTGTGCTCCATCGGTGCACCGACGTAATAGATGTGACCATCTGTTGACTTTTGATGAAAATGTCCTGACATCACCATATCATACATCTTCAAATCTTCACGTGACATACCATCATCACAAACATTGTCTTTATCCATCTGAAATCCTTGAATCTCAAAATGACCAAAACAAATTTGTGATTTGGTATGTTTGATAAACTGACTGACTTGTTCACTGTTTTCTTTACAAATCCAAGGAATAAAATCTAGTGGTATTCCATCAAAATCCGATGTGGTTGGATTTTTCAAAACAACTACAGAACCTTGTATGATATATTCATTGAGTAATAATTCTATGGAATTAACCATCAGTGTGTTTTTGAAGAAGATATCATGGTTACCAGGAAATGTTGTGAGTTTTATCCCTGATTTCTTGAATTCATCAAAAAAATATGTACGACTCAAGTATAAACTTTGATAATTGATGAACTTACGTCGGTCAAAAAGATCTCCAACTTGAATGACATCCTTGATATTTTCTTGTTTCAAGTATGGAAAAAATATTTCTTGATAAAATCGACGTGCATAACTATGGAAAGCCATGCTGTCATTTCGAACCCCAAAATGTGTATCCCCTAATATGGCAATTTTCATAGTTCAACAATATAAGTATAGATACCAGCATCCTCAAGCCGTTGAGCGAGAACGGATGTCATTGTCCCTTTTCTGTTGAATTCAATAAATATATCCAATCCATCCTTCATTATTTCATGGAAAGCAAACCTAGATGGATTATCATAGGTTTCATATTCATATTGATGTTCTTCAATCCATTCTATTGCTGCAGAATTACCCAGTATTCCTGCAATAACAAACTTGATTTCTTCATGTCTGTAATGACCAAACATCTTATGAAGAATATCACGAACTTCTACAGGTGTTAGACCGTTTGATCTGTAAAGACAAACTTTAAGAGGTTGAAAAGGTATTGATTGGGAAATTGGTATATCCATGTTTCCCAATTCCTTTAATATCTTTAATTCACCTGGTGACCAACTACTTGGCACTGTATTAGACACCATCAGGTCCCAAATTTTCATTTTCTGTCAACCTTTCTAGACCTTTCTTTGGTTTGTTTTCTTTGGCTTTCGCTTTGGCCAAATTATTCTCAAATTTGTCAATGAATTCATTGATGTTATCATACAATTGTTCTGATGGAATTGATGGTCCATCTTCACCTTCTTCACCACCAAATTCTTCCATAATTCCTGATTGTTGAGCAATCTTGTATTTGGTGTAAAGCTCTCTTTTCTCAAGGAAAATTCTTCTACCAAATGCATAAATGCAATACTGCGTGAAATATCCGAATGGATTTTTCTCTGGGCGATTTAGATCAAAGTTGTCGAAGTATCTGATACAATTCTCAACTGCATCTGCAACCATGATATCACGGAACGTGTAACCACTGTAACATGGTTTTTTGGAAGTATTTTCAGCAATAAGAAGGAGACGCATGGCTATTTTATCAGGAATCTTTGGCTTTGGTTTTCCATTAGCCGCAGCCTTCTTACATTTTTCTTTGTAGTCAACTATCTCCTGATAGAACTCCATCTTATCAATATAATTGACGGTTGTTTGCTTTTGCTTACTCAAGATGGTTTCTTACCACTGGTGATTTCTTGATCTAATTGCTCAAGCAGTTCTGACAAATTATTTGCTGGCAATTTCTTTTGTTCTTCTGATTTCTCTTCTTCTTTTGGTGGTTCTGGATTGTATGCCTTTTCAGTATACTTGGTCAATAGATCAGCAACTTTTGCTATCAATGAACAGGTAAACAAGACATGATCTTTCTTAATTGTGATATCTCGATCATCACTGCTCGCGATTGGAAGAAATGGAAACATCACTAATCCATAATCACGATTCAACACAACTTGGAGAGGAAGCTTGAGTCTGATGACTGTTTTATCACCTTCAACATTTTCAACATTGCTCACGACGCTTTCACCACTTACCAGCCTTAGATAACGATATTCACTCATGATTTACTCCCAAGATTTACATTATACACTTTTACTTTGAATTGCTCCCTGTGATAGAGCTTTTGACGTTCCACGTAATGAAGCAATGTGATATTAATTTCGTCACCAATCCTTAAATCATCAGCGATGTCGTACAAGGTGGCAAATTCCTTAGATTCATCAAGACGAAGTCCACGACCAATTGATTGAAGGACTCTGATTTTGGATTTACTTGGACTTGCAAAAATTATACTGTGAATTTTCTTAATAGAAATTCCTTCTTGACATGTACCAAATGATGCAATGATGATTGCATCATTTTCAGTTTCGACAATCTTTCTGATGTATTCTCTTTGCTCAACTTCTGTTTCACCACAAATCAAATACACACTTCTGTTACCAGCTGCTTGTTTAATCAATTCATACAAAACCTTACCATGTTTTTCTACAAATTGAAACAGAATCATCGTGTTACCTTTCAATGATAAAGAAAGGTTTTTGATGAAATTGTTGCGGTATTTATGGGTGACGAGGAAATCCAATTCCTTGTGATAATCCATTTTACTGACAGCATAACATTCAGTTTGTGGATATCTGAGCACTAAACATTTAACTAACAGATCACTAACAATTTTCTTGTCCATCAACTCTTTATTGGTAGCGATCTTTGCAATTGGTCCGAAATTTCCTTCTAGCACCAAACGGTGAACTTCACCATCTTGTACTGTTCCTGTCATACCAATTCTGTAATCAGCATTGGTCATTTGGGTCATGAGTCCAGTCAATGATTTACCTGTAAATTTATGTGCTTCATCTCCAACAACCCATTCAAATTGTCTATACCAATCAGGATCTTCCATCTCATAAATGGATTGCCAAGTTGATAGATAAATCTGTTTGACACTAAATTTGTCAAGTCCACCATATATTTTGTGAACATAGGTGCTGGTATTCCAACCATTGAATGAACTGTAATCTTGAAAATCACTGTACATCTGTTCAACCAATCCAATAGTTGGTACAATGATTAATCCTCTCTTTTCTTTTTCGATCAAATATCGAGAAATAGTGTAACAAATCAATGATTTGCCACTTGATGTGGAACTTTCTAAGATGGTTCTCTTATACCTCAGAGCCTTTGTTATAGCAAGGACCTGATGATCATAGGGTGTAATGGATATACCCTTGGTTGTGATGTTTAAACCTTTCGTGTAGTTCCGAGCATCCTCTATGGAAAAGTTTTGGGCCAGATATTGATATCCTTGGATGGTATGATTCCGTTCCTTAGCAAATATACAGAGGTGTCTGAACAATCCTGCTGGGAGAGTTTTAGATCGTTTCTGGAAGAGACGAATATAACCATTCCACTTGTATTTTCTGTACTGTGGAGTGAACTTGTAATTTGGGTCTCTGAAACTGTAGAATTCCCAAAGTTCTTGTTCGATCGCTTGCTCAGTATGAATCTTTAATTGTGATTCATTGATTTTCTCGACGTAGATGACACTCATCGATCAATGAATGTCTGGTACATTTGACCAACAGCTTTCCAAAATTGAATTGCAGCTTCATCTGGTGTTCCTTCAAGTTTGACAGATCCATCAATCAAACTGATATGAACAACCGGAGAACCTTCTGGATTACAAATGGTTAATTTGTTCTTTGTCATCATCAATGTTGCACGGCTGTTGTTATTGAAAACTTGAAATGTATAATTCTCAGGTGGCTTGATCAATATCGATTCACTGTTAAAATCTCCACCTTGTATACCAGCCCTACGTTCAAAATTCTCGATCTCATTCAAAAATTTGAGATCATTATCTTCAATTCCACTCATATATCACCTCATTGACCTTGAATGAACCTTTCCCAATCCATATAGGATCTCAATTGCCAAGTCCTGTTATTTATTTCTTTCAAGATACTTTCACAAAGTTTCACCATCTCATCATGTGCAATCTTTTTGGCTTGCTTTTTCAAAATATTTGGATCACTATCCACATAATCCTTGATTTCACCTTTCAACATGAATTTGAATGGTTTCAATCCAAGTTTCTCGAGTTTTTCTTGATCCATACGACCATTATAATAATCGTATTTCTCGCGTCTCATTGTCACCAAGTCTTGTTCAGTTTTCTTAGACAACAAAGAATGTTTGCTCATGATCCTGACATACTTAGCGTGCAACCTTGGCACCTTTAAGAGTTCTTCGCCAGGTTCTGTTGGATTCATTATTGAATCCTGTTCCCAGGTATTCAACAACTCATCAATTGGATTCTTTTCTGGTTCTGATATTTCACTCATACCAAAATATTAGGCTAAAAATCAATAAGAATCAATGTTATGATGTGGCTTGGAATGTGTAATATGAATATCTGAAGCTCACATCACCTGTCAAAATTACATCTGCTGATTCCGTATAAGACATTCTAATAGCAGAAAGTGTAAAAGGGTAACAATCAATAAAACTGAATTGTAAGCCAACATTGTTCTTGGCCGTGAATAAATTCAGGATAGCATCACTGTATGGTGGGCGAACTCCATAAGTTGGAACACCCTTTCTGATGGAATTGATTGCCAAATTCTTGTATTGGTCTGTTGTTTCTGCTGCACCCAATCCAGTCATCCATTGATAGATATCAAACCAAGCAGAAAATTTCTCATCAATCAAGAAACTGAATGTCAATGGATCCCAATTTGTCTTGGTTCCAGGCACCCAAAGATCCTGAACAGGGGTTTGTTGTTTTGCTTCAGTGATACTGAAACCTGGAACAGAAACTGATTGAATGTAAAATATGGTGTTGCTTACACGAGGGAAAGAAATTTGCCACTTTGTTGGCTGTTGAAGCGATTGACCAAGTTGTGGAATATCATTTGACATAGTTTACTTCTCCATACACATGAAGTATATTTATGGATTCAGATGAATATAAGGATTATCATGAAAATTATAGAACCTGGTTCCTTACCAGAAGAAAAGGTACATAGGTTACGGTGTAATAATTGTAAATGTTTGTTTGAATTCAAACAATCTGAAGGTACAATTGGTAGTGAAAGAAACGAAAGTTATGTAATGATTCATTGTCCAATATGCAAAAATGAGGTGTATCATTATATTTGATTCCCAAAAACGACAAGACCTCCTTTCGGAGGTCTCGCCTGGTCCATTCTTGGACTCTTTTTGTTTGTAATCTTAAGATTACTTCAAACCAGCAACGATGAACTTTCTGTAATACAAGTTGCTGTTTGCGGTCAATGCACCACTGCCCTGAGTGTAACCCTGAGCGAATGGGTTTGCCACCAAACCATAACGGGTCTTGAACCCAATCTTTGGCTGGTAGGTGTTTGGATCGATCGCACGAACCATCTGCAATGGGACGTATGGGCAGTAGAACAAACCAGCGTCATAAGCGTTGGAACCACGATATCCGACAACGACGTAATCAGCGCCGGAGACAGAGTATGGATCAACGTAGACCTTGATCTTACCATTCAACACACCCAAGAAGGTTCCCTTCTCGTAATCATCTGGGGTTGTAACACCACCAGTCACTTGGCTGAGTTTGCTTTCATAATCAAGCAAACCAGACATTGCCAATGCAGAACCGACGTCAGTTGAGCAAATTACAAGGTTTCCCTTACCACGACGAGTATCCTTCATGATCTTGTTGGCTTCACGTTCGATCTGGAAGACGAGACCCTTGTAGATTTCAATCTGCCAACGACCGTAGGAGTCACCACCGAAGATACCACCAGAGACACCAGAAACTGGAGTCATGTTGTACACACCTGCTACGTTGCTGGTCTGAGCACCAACTGTTGCAGTGATGTAAATGGTACGAACAACTTCACGGTTGATTTCTGCAAGCAATTCAGTTGACAAAATGTTTGCCAACTCAGTTTCTGCATCCAATCCGTGAATTGCCTTCAAGTCCTGTGCCAATTCCAAGGTGTATCCAGCCTGCAAGCCACGACCGTTAGCGGTAACAGTGACCTTTTCAATGCTGAAGCCCATGGTGTTCATGGTTGTACCGCCACCCAAATCTTCTAGGTTTGCGGTTGGGAAACCACCACCAGAACCATAAGAGGTGTTAGAACCACCAGGGTTGAGGTTGGTGTTTGCGAATGGAGTCACAAAAGTCAAACTGGTGTTACCACCAAAGTTGTTAGCTTCCTGGTAGAGAGCTTCGTTTTGTGCAGTTGAGTTTACAGTTGCGGAACCATAAACGGAACGCATTGCGAAAATCAATCCAGTTGGACCAGTCATTGGCTGAACGCCGCAAACATCATATCCCATAAGAACTGGCATGTTACGACGGATCAAGCTGATCAAGATTGGGTCAAAACCAGCCACTGGACCAGTTGCTGAAGCGGAACCGCTATAACCACCAGTACCTGCGAAGTTGGTTGGAAGGGTTTCAGTCAAGAGAGCCTTTTGAGCCTCAAAACCGATATAGTTTGCACCTTCAAGGCGAACCTGTTCGGAAACAGCTTCAGTGGTATTTTCCAACAGCACTGCAGTATGCAAACGACGGCGTGAATCCCCAATACGTGGCATGCTCTCGTGGTCGAGAACTGGACCCCACTTCTGGAGAAGTGCTTGTGTATCTACTTGTCTCATCATAGTCTCCCGGACATTTTGTCAGAGGTTGTTATCGTTTAAACAGTTGCCAGTTTATTTTTGATTGATTGGCAATCTGCTCATTGCTGCTACAAGGTTTGCCATTGGACCGGAGATTTCTTTTGTCTCAACTGGTGTTGGACTTGAACCTTCTGCCAATGCAACCTGGCTTGTCACAGCCCTGTTGTTCACCTGTTTTGAGAAATACTGTTCGCGGATAACGTCCAGCTTCCCCTTATATTCACCTTCTGTGGTGAATTCAACACCCTCTGCGAGCGTCTTGAACTTCTCAGTTTGAGTAGCGGTGAGTCCCTCACAAACTGAGGCGATCAAATTGGTTTTCTTACCTTCGTTGATAGCCTTTGTCAGTTCAACATTGGTATTTAGGGTCTCGTTAATTTGAGATTGGAGCTGTTCAACCTTTGCAGTCAGAGATTCAACAACATCAACCTTTTCTTCTGGAATATCAAGATTATGTTCCAAAAACAAATTACGGAGACCATCAATGAATTCTTCGCTGATTTCTGTACGGAGACCAGATTCAATTGCGACTTCGTTCTTACCCATCCACTGCTCAACCATATGGTCAAGGTATGCATCAACTCGGCCTTCGATTTCCTCACGGATTTCTTCAACTGCTTCTTCTGATGCTTGGATGATATCTTCTTCGAGCTTTTCTGCAACCATAATTGCACGTGCAATAACAGCAGTTTCAAAAATGGTCTTTGCATTTGAACGGAAACTTTCTGACTGCAAAAGTTCACTACCAGCAAACATTGCGTTGATGTCTTCATCAACTGACAAAGTTCTCATGGTTTCGCGAATAGCATTAACACGTTCTTGACGTACAGCTTCAATTTCTTCAGCAGTTGGTTCCATATCTTCAGAATACAATGTATCAGCTGCTTCTGATCCCTTTGTTGGAGCACATCCACCAGAGGTTGCCATTGGTGGTTCTACCTCTTCTTCCCCACCTTCAGCAGTTCCCTTTGCACCACCTTCTGGACCATGATGGATGCCTTCAGCACCAACAACTGGTCCCTTTGGAGCAGTAGCTTGTGGACGGTGTGCAGCAGTCACCTTACCAACATCATTACCTTGTGGTTCCCTGGTTGTTGCTCCACCAAGATCAACCTTGTTTTGCAAAGTATCACCAGCCGCTGGTGTAACAGAGTGCATTGGCTCTTGACCTTGCTTTGCTGAAGACTGTAAAACATCGATTGCTGCTTCAGCGAGTGTTCTTCTTTTGGTTGTCATGTACTCAAACTCCGATAGGATTGAATTATTTAGTGTTACTCAAATTCAGGTTATAATTAAAGCAATTTGATGAATTTCTGAAATGACTTCAATGTCATTTCTTCAAGATGCTTACGATTTGTTGTCTTTACTTCTTTATGAAGTTGAGCAATATTAGCTTCTTGAATAAGGCCATTGTTCCAGACCCATTCTTTACCTTCCATCAATCCACGAACATAAGCATCTGGTGCAGATGGATCTGCAACAACATCAGCAGCAGTCGCGAGATGGAAATCATCTTGAACCATGTTCACACCTTCGACCATCTTGATAGAACCAACACCACGAGAGGAAACACCAAGTCTTCCACCATCTTCAATGAGAGAACGGACAATGTTTCCGTGAGGCGTGTTTTGAACCATTGCCTTACCAACCCAATCATTGCCTTCATTTTTAAGACTAACAATGCGCATCGCAGTACGATCAAGATTAATGCTTGGGGTGTCTGGATGTCCCAATTCACCCCAAGCACATTTCCCTTCGACCTTTTCCCTCAAATAACGCGCAACTTCACGTTCAATGATGCTTTTTGGATAGATACGGCCATTACGATTCTTTCGCTCTGATTGAAGATATACACCTTCAATATACAAATGCTTCTTACTATCTGATTCTTCAGTCAGATATTTGTATTCATCAATTTGTTCAATAAGGAGCTTCATGTTGTTTCTAGTCAGAATTACAGTTTCTTTTCAACGCTGGTTACTACAGCAGACACAGCATTTGCTGCGGCACTGGTAGCAACATTCTTGACTTCAGTTGCAACTGTAGCTGCTACAACTGTTTCTTTCTTCTGAAACCATCCCCACTGCTTTGTAACAAACTTACCTACAGCTGGTACAGCAACGGTGACAACAGCACCCACAACAGCTCCAATCAATCCCTTGACACCAAGGAATGTTACTGCTGATACAATAGTTGATAATCCAAACATTTTAATCTCCTGTGGCTGGTTGTATTTTCACCAGTTCGTAATTATTTAGGGGAATCAAAGGCCCATGGAATGACGTTTTCTCATACTTCTTGCCCTTTTCATCGCTATCCTTGCTCTTTTTGCACGGATCTTAAATTTGGCCTTTCTGGCTCCTCTCCTTCTGTGCAATCTTTCTGTTGCACTCATACGAGTCAATTTGCCATGGTTCAAACGAAACCCCTTGACGTTTGAAACACGAACATTACGTTGGACCTTACCGCCTCTAATCCTTATTCTAACTCTCTTGATTCTTGGTCCTGTTTCTGTGAGAAACTCTAAAAAGCTTCCCATATCAATCATTAAGGACCATGCCAAGGAGAATCAAAAGCCAAACCAACATTGGCAAATGCTCCATTGAAATCATTCTTCCTCAATGCAACAGTAATGGTGAAACTATCATTTGCATCGAGTGCAGTTGTAAACAAATTGAGGTCACCAAACCCATTGGTATTGGATGCATTCGCATTTGCTGTACCTGGATTGGTGATATATACTGCTTGATCTCCTGATTCACGCTTACCAAATGTTGCAATAGTAACATTGCCTGCTGGATTGTTAAATTCAAGAGAAACGAATCCATTAGCCAATCCCATATTGTATTGAATACCAACAACATCCAAAAAGCATGGTTTATTAGAATTAGCAAATTTCACATTGTTTGCTGACAAGATCTTGGTATTTGATGCACCTGCAGAAGAAGTGTATTGACCTGTAATCTTTAATATTGCTGTGTAATCGCGATCCCAAGTGAGAGTAGCGACTGGTGCGTTGAATGTTGACATTACTTTGCCTCTGTGTTCTTCTTGGTTAGTTCATCAGCGAACCTAGCAACCCTCACCAGACCCTCTGGAGAACCATTGATCAATTCACTCAATTTTGCTCTGTTTTGACTATTAACTTTGTGGTACAATTGATGAACAGTGCGAGCAGTATTCGGATGAACCCTTGCACTAGCACCATTGTGAAAAGTCACATGATCTTCCTGACCAGTTCTTAAAATTGTATTTATGCGGTGCAGAGGAGACTCCTGAACGAGCTCTTCATGAATCTCACCTTTTCTAACTTTGTGGTTATATGTACCGACATGATTTCCATTCAAATATCCAGAAGTCTTATTTCCTGCATCATGGATCTTAAATTGTACTTCTCCTTTCCTTTCCATTTGTTCATGCCAATCAGCAAAGTTGTTGATTTTACGAATTGGACGTGAATACTTTTCTTGTAATGATTCACCAAGAAGATCATGTTCTAGACTTGAACCTCTAACCAATGCTACAAAATCATCGTGAACATCACAAAGGACATCATCTGGCATATCTGACCAATCACCATACTCTTCAAGTTCTGATTTCAACCAATTATGAAGAGATTTCTGAAGCTCAGTTGGTTGTGGTACAATCAATGATTGATATGCATATTGTAAGCAAGTAATTTTCTTTGTTCTATCATCACAATCATCTTTTGTTTCCTCTTGAATTGGTTTGTGGACTTTCTTTAGATGCCTATCCAATTCTTTTGATGTGTAACCAAACTTTGATCCTTGTTTTCCAGGAGAACCAGGTGGTTTATCCGTTGGTTTGAAGTAATTCCAAGATGAACCATAAATTACCACTTTATGTGGTTTTGTCAAAGTGGTTTGAGAAGTCGTGTGCATTACAGCATGATGACCACTGGAGTCTGCCATTGCAGACCTCGTTGTGCCATGATGTGTCATTGATACTTTACTGTTATGATCAATCTTATCATACACATCATAACCATTATGCTTACGATCGCTTTTTGTGTATCCATGACGAGTTAAGACATCATGAAATGATTCTTCATTCTCCACCAATGATTCCTCTTTTATAGGAAGAGCATTGGTTGGTTTCAATGATCCAGTAACAGAGTCATATGGTACAGCCAATTGAATATTCAATTGTGGATTGCTGAACAATGCTACACGTTCACCATTAGGAAAGTTTCGAATTCCTTGACGACGTAACTGAAGCAACATTGGTGGATCTTTTGCTTCATTGACATTTTGTTCTGCTAAAAATTTCTTGAAAGACATTATGGCTTTTTCCATTCAGTTTCATGTCTAATCAAACCATGTTTCTTTGCTGTGAGAGAAGCTTCAACTTTAGCATCTGTTGGTCTCAAACTACCTTTGATTTTCCTTGATTGACCTTCATGATTCTCACCCCACACTTCATGAGCTCTACCATTGAAATGAATCCAAATTCTATGATATTTGTGAGCTTCAACAATGGTTTCTTCATTATGTTGACCATAATATGCTCCCAAAGCTCTTTTGATCCTCTGAGCCTTGCTGTCACCCTTGAACATTTTGTTCTTTGAGTGCACAAAATCATCAACAAATTCAGAAGATGATGCATTCTTGCTCAAGACTTCATTGACTGTTTCTTCTTTGACCAAGTCACCATTCACCAGTTTACCAACCTTTTGGCCCTGATGATAGACATGATGCGCAACGTGCTTACCTGGATTCAGTTTGACGATGTTTTGGTGCCATTCGTGAGCGGCAGAAATGGAAGAAAGATGCTTTGTTGCATCATGCATACCACTTTCTTTTCCGTCTTTGTTCAACCTGACCAAACGCACAGGCATTGCTTCATTGTGCTGATCTGCACGATGCTTCATGATATCACTGTGTGCGTGCTTCCAACCTTTGATCGCTTCACTCACTTGAATGTTGTGATTTTTGAGATGATCTATGACTTTTTTGTGGTCTTCATGACCAACAAGGTACCTAGGACCACCACCTGCTGACCAACCACCACCGCTTGTAACTTGTCTGACAAGTTTGTGAATATGTTGATGATCTTCATCTTCATGATGACCAGGTCTCTTGAGACCATGCACAGTTATCCCTGCATATTGAGTCATTGATTCACTTACAGGTGTATGGGAAGCAGATTTTTGTTCCAAGTGATGTGCATGAGAACGCATTAATTGATCCAAAGCATTACTCTTGGTAGAAAACTTCATATCTGAATGAGAACCTTCTTTTACCTTACCACCCCAGTTATATTTTTCACTATGATGACCATGATTCAATTGCAATCCCCAATGACGCACATCTTTTCTGGATGTTACAATTCTACTGCCTGGTTTCTTTGTGTCTTTATAAGCACTGTAAGAATGAACATGACCAATGTGTTCACCATTATGATACACATTGAATTGTTCAGCCTTCTGACCTGTTGATAATGTACCCTGGTGACCAGGAGTATGACTATTCAAATAATGTTCTTGATGAGCAGGTTTCACTTCATAGTGATGACCATGTGGAGAAATAATTGTTTCTTCCTTGATGTTGAGCTTTTCACCAGAGTTCTGCTTCATGTTCTCAATAGCTGAAGCCTTGACTCCTTCTTCCTTGGTGATCTTTGATACAGCCTTGGTGATACCCAAACGACGTCTGACAAACTTTTGCACGGATTTCTTCATAGAAGGACCCATTGCACCTCTGTGTTGTGCCATGTCAGCATTGTGGGTTGCATAATCGTCTGCAGCTTTATTGACATATGAGCCAAGGGTCTTCTTGCTCAATTCTGTGAGAGTTTCCTCTTTCAACATCAATGTATCATGTTCCCCAATTCCTCGACCAGAATTTTTGTTGAACACCATCGTTGATTTTTGTTTATGGTTATAAACATGAACATGTGTTTTTGTAACTTTTTCTACATTAAACTTACCATAATGGCCCATATCAACACCATGTTTATGTTGATGAACAGATACCACATCCCCTACTCCATGTTCATATGCTTCTTGGACATGTCCAAAGTTCTGAGCGAACACAGCCATTTTTGCAGCATGACCGCCAGCAGCTTTTCCTTTCTTAATGTCAGCCGCTGTGATTGGTTCATCTTCAGACTTACCAAGCCACTTATGAAATGCACCTTTCTTAATATGTCCAATGGTTTCTTGGACATCAAGGACAGCTTCTTTGATTATTGTTAGTTTGGACATTTGATAGTTTCTCAAAAAATTACTTGGTAAGCTTATCAGCTGCTTTTCCAATACCTCTCAACCTCTTTGATGCAAGTACTGCATGCTTACCAAATTGATTATGATCACCTTTATGATGACCGGTGATAGCTGTAACAGTGTGACCTTGAACACTTTGAGAAGCTTTTTTGACATATGAACCAAGAGTTTTCTTGCTCAATTCATCTATCTGTTCAACTTCCTCTTGAGTGAGAGGCGGGATTGCATCAAACAGATTTTGAGCAATCACAGCTTTACGAGCATCAAGTGCTAATCCAGCCTTCTCTCCCAAAATATGTTCAAGTTGCTGTTGAAAATCTGCTGCATTTTTGTCAGCTGCTAGGTCAACGAAACGATTCATATGTAAATCCTCTTGTGGGTCAACTATTTAGCAATTGATGATCTTGCTCATGAACCAACCTTCACGAGATTTACTGATCATGTCTTGTGTATTTTGCCTTTGAGTACCGGACCAAAGATGATCTGGATTACAACAACTTGGATTGTCACAATTATGACAAACAGATGGGTCTGGTATAGGACCAATGAATTCCATGTAAGCAACGCGATGAACTAATTGGTTTCCTTTACCATGATATGTTGTGAATCCATATCCCAGATTGTTTTTACATCTTTGCCAGATCCAACAACCTGTTTGCTCATCGATCTTCACATTATCCATGATCTTTTTCTTGTAATCGATCACCTTTGGTTTCAATAAACCAAGCTTTCTTTGGTGAGAAAGACTGTACTCAGTCTTTCCTTGATATGGTCCTCTTGGCGTGCCCATCACTTTTTCAAGAAAGCCTTAGTTTGATCATTTATTTTCTTTTGAGCTTGTCCTGCTGGAGTTGAATCCTCTACCTCTTGACCAGGTGATTTTGGTACAGCTGGTTGAGCTTGACCTGGTGCGCCTGGTTGTCCATCACCATCCATTGGAACAGGCGCACCAGGTGGGACAACAGGTGGGAATCCAGCCAATGGTGGATGTCCTTGAGTTTCTGCATCTTGAAATTCTTCTTCCATTTCCTTTTTCATATCATTAATTTCATCTTCATCCATGCGTAGGATGTTCTTCCAGACCCAACTCTTACTGAAGAAAATTCCCATGAATGGTTGAACAACTGTCAATGTGTTCATACGATTCATCAAGATCTCAGTTTCTTTCAACTCAGCAAAGTTGTTATCCTCTTGATATTGATAAAAACAATCTTGTTTGAATTGGTTCCATTCCTCGACTGTGCAAACACCTTTCAATGCCAATTGACGTTCCATCAATTGATCAAACAATGAAGAAAAACGTGAACGCATACGATGAATGAACTTTGTGTATTTCACCTCGTCGCGAGTTATGGTGCCAGGCTGACCAATATTAAATAACCCTGTTGGATTTTCAATACGGGATGCTGGAATACCAAGAGCCTTGTATAGCTTCTTTTCGAAATACAACACATCTTCCATTTGACCAAGGTTCTGACCTGCAGGTAGGGTCGTGATTTCACTGGATTTGCCTGTTGAATTACGTGGCATCCAATAATCTTCAATCATTGCCAAAAACTTACGTTGATCCTGAATCTCTCCTGTAGAAGCATCATATGACAACTTGTTACGATAGTTGGTCATAAGGCTCTTCATGTACTGTTCAGCCTTGGCTTTGTTCATTCCGCTCGTGTCTACATAGAACACACGACGTTCTGGAGCACGACTTACACGATATATAACTGTTGCATCTTCAACAAAACGAAGCTGATTCAGAGGGCGGATAGCCTTGTGAAGGTAGCTGAGGATGGTTGCTTTGATTGGATCATATACACCTGATGTGACCTGCACAACACTGTCTGCTGATAAGCGGATACCTGCAGCAACGGAAGTCTGAAACAGCGGGTTGCCACTGTTTGGATTAGTCATGAGAAGTTTATCATTATAGACGTAGAATTCTTCTACACCTGTAATGACTTCAACTCCTTGTGCATTCTTATCCTTGGTGACCTGACGAACTTTCTTGATCTTACGACTGTCAATGTATACAAGGGTTTGAATACCATCACGAGGGTTATCTTTGTCAATGATAACATTGTAATACAAACGACCATCAATGTACCATTTACGGAAGATCTCATCTCCAAAATTGTTGAAATCTAACAATTTCAAAACATTATTAAATTCTTCACGAATCAATGATTTAATCTTGTCTGGTTGCTTAAGGCGATCCATGTTGATTTTGATGATTTCACCAGAATCGGAATCATGAACGATAGCTTCATCAACAATATCATTGATAGCATTCTCCATTTCTGGTTGGAGTGCCATTTGACGATATTTGTGAATGAGATCTAATTCTGAACGATAAGAGGAATCAAGATCAACATAGATACCACTGACAGGAGCTTCAATGACGATAGCTCCATCATCATTTTGTGGCATAACTGGAGATTCAGGGACTTCATCACTGAATTTCTTGATATCGAAACCAAATATCTTCACTTATACAGCTCCTAATAATGAAGGGTGCCCAATATACTTAGGCACCCTTCTTAGTCATGCTCTCAATGACTTAAGCTGTCAAGTCGGAAAGAGTTGGGTCTCCATAGAACTGAACAGCAAAGGTTACTGCATATTCTTCGATGGTATCATTTGCACCCCAATCCAACTCAATTGGAGAAATATCCATTGGCCAGATACCAATAAACTGGTATTGCTTAATCAATTCACCAGTTTTTGCATACTGGTTGACAAGAGCATCAACACCATATCCACCATCTAACACAGTTGCATTTGGATCACGAATGTTTCCAGATGGATCATTGATACCATTGATCCACAATTCAACAGCGTTGCGAATATTGAAGTCTTCATCATTGATGATTTGAACTGTCCAATCCTGGTAGGTACGATTACCTGCGAGTTTGACTTCACGACCAAAGTAGAACAGAGGTGCAAGACCTACTGTTGAACCAGGCAATTGGGCTGCCTTCACTTGAAAAGTTGCTTTTTGTCCAGCAATACCTGCAAGAGAAACCCATTGTGGAAACTGAAGGGTGACGTCAAATAGATTTGGACGCGCACCATCCTGTTGTAATTGAGTTCTGAAACTTGTGACATCGAATGCCATGTGTTATAATCTCCTGGTCTTAGGCAACCTGACCAACGATGTAGTTGAAATTCACACCATTGTCTACAGCTATGAAGTTCAACTGAATGTAGTTGATTGACTGGGGTGGAATAATGTAGATATCACCCACGAATTGGTTGGCATTGACAACAGCTGGTGTGTTGTTGGTGCTATCGCAAACAACCTTGAACTTCTGGATGCCACGACGACCCTGAACCTGACGCAGGAATGGAGTCACGATGTTCACAAATTGAGCTTGTGTGAATGCATCGTTGAACTCAAAGAGCTCTGCGCGAGAAGCCTTACTGATGCTCTTCTCGAGGACAATAAACAACCTACGGACATTGACGCGACTGAAAACAGAAGCGTAATTAATGAAAGTCTTGTCACCATACAACATGGTACCTTCACCAGGGAATGTGACCACAGGATTAACACCATTCTGATAGAGACTATTACGATCTGCGAGACTTGGGTTGTAAGCCAACTTGATCGTGTTCAAAATCTGACCACGACGAAGGCCAGCAAATGACCACCATGGATCATTGGTATTATCTGTACGTGCAGCAAGACCTGCAATGTCACCATTCAATGGAACCCAACGATACACATTGTTGAATTGATCAAATTGATATTTCCAACCTGTATCCAAGAACGCGTAGGTTGAACGACTCAAACCATTAACATAGTTGTTAATTGCAGTTGCTGGGCTGCTTGGGTCTTGTGTATTTGCAAGTGGAGGTGATCCAAATACAACAATATCTTTACGTTGTTCACCAATTGCAATTGCACCATTGGTAACGGTCTGGCCACCATCGGCGCACATAAAGAGGCTGATATCGGCAGTTGTTGGATCGCTGAACAGAGCTTGTGATGCAACAACATTTGCTGCTGTCACAGTTCCATCCAAACCACCACTCAAAAATGCAACGTTTGCACGAGATTCAGCACCATTGGCCATATTGACGCCATTTGCTGCTGCAATTGTGATATTCCAACCAGCTGAAACATTTGCTGCTGGAATACCTGTGCTGAACACAAATTTGGAATTCTGATAGATGAATTCCTTGTAATAATTGCTAACACCAGTTGGACTTAAAGAGTCAACCAAACGACTTAGAGATGGCCAACGTTCCAAAACAGTATTTGCTTGACCTGTAATCAAACCGAGTGCATCAACAACAAGAACATGAACCTCATCACCGGTTACAGAGTTGTTAGTAACTTTTGCAACATATGGTGAAGTGTTTGGTGCGAATGCAAACTGATTTGCAAATGTGTACAATGGATCAGCAATATTTCCAGCAATTGTGCTCCAAGAAGAAGTATTTGAAAATGTGATGACTTCGAGACTGCTACCCAAGTGACCAGGGTAGCGTGCTGCCCAACTGTTGTTAGCTGTACCTGGATAAACGTTGTTGAAGTAATCGGTTTCGTTCATGATGATGGTGCCACCACCATTTGCGGTTGCATTCTTTGCACCAGAACCTAAGCAACGAACAACCTTCAGATCACTGCTATATTGGAGGAAATTCCAAGCAGTGAAGAATGAAGATGCACCATTTGAATCAGGGTCACCAAACTTGTTGTTAAGATCAACACCGGAAGTGATTTCTGTGATAATATTCACAGGACCCCAGTTAAATGTACCAACAATTGCGCCTGTTGAGACACTTACAGCTGGAATGCCACCTGTTGTGTCAATTTCACTTGTATATACGCCTGGTGAGGTTGGAAATGACATTCTTATAGTCTCCGAGCCAAATTATTATGAGAGCCATCGTGTTATTTAGGCTCTGTGGATTTAGTGATGGCCGGACAAATTTGAGATGAAAGCTTCAGCTACTTTCCATAATCCTGCAATGACTGCACCAGCTCCAGCAGCCAACCATTTAACTCGTTTATGTTGATCTTCAAGAATAGAAACTTTGTCTTGAAGTTCTTTTTGAGTCTCTTCGTCTTTTTTAATGTGTGTTGAAACGGATTCAGACAGATTTGATATATCGCTCTTGATGGAACCAAGATCTTCTGAGATCTTCATCAAGTGCTGGAGGATGATTTGATTGTTGTCCACTGTCTAAATCCTTATGATTATTGTAAATCGCAAACAGTGGTTTATTTAGCAAAGGTTTAATTCCAGAAGTTTGGTTCTCCTTTGTGGTGATTATCTTTTGCTCCACATAGCCAATGAGAGAAATATATGATTTCTTCACCATTCACTTTTATAATGCTTTTACGTTGTAGTGTACGGTTACCAGAATCTATCCTCCGGTAACAAAGACAACAAACACGGATTTCCTCCTGCTCCATCATTGACGTTTCCTACCGTTTCTCCAACGTGGGAATAGATTTCGCCTAATAAAACGGTTGTATGGTTTTGAATCAATACCAATTTCTGAACAAAGACTCCTAAAATCTTTTGCTGCTGTATCAGGTTCTATTTTTTGAAGTTGTCTTGAAGTAATTAGATGTGCTTTTGTCACATCACCTTTTGCTTGACGTTTTTTCACCCAATTTATATAGTTGATAGCAAATTCTACTTGAATCTCTTGTTCTTCCCATGTGGGTGTCATTTCAAAGAAACGAAATTCAACTGTCCCATAACCACTCATCCTGAACATGAAATCTTTAGACCAATCCATTGCTGTAATAATGTCAGGTGGCTTTTTTAATTTATTACGTGCAAATGTATTCTTCAATTCCCAATTTTGATAATTTATTTCTGATTTGAACCTAGCATCCAAAGGATAAGGATCATTGATCAATGCGTCTAGCGCCCAAACTTCACCACGGATATATTGATTTGGATATTGACCTAGTTCTCTATGTATTCTTTTGTTTATTAAATCAACAATCCAATCTCTTCTGCTTATCAAGACATCCATTGCACCAGCTTCATCTGGTTGACCAAATACCCAAGGTAGATATGGTCGCATGATCATATCCTTCGCAAGTGCAATCTTTAATTCATTAGAAATGTTACCCACATGCAAATGTGCTCCACCACAAACTGTTTCAGGGTGTTGAGGGTAACAATTAGCAGACTTATAAACCCCACGGACAGCAATACACCACTTTTTGTATGCCTCAAACTTACTGAATTTTGGGCTGGATACCTCAATACAATGAGAATCAATATCAATACAATGAGAAGGCAACTCCAAAGTCTTCATTTTGGACTTGACTTCTGCAAAAGCTTTTGGCATAACTACAGATGTCACATGACCTTCATAACGATGATTCAAGTAATTTTGTTCATCATAATCTTTTGGTATTGCTGTCAACTCTGTGCCGACAGTGTAAGGTGCGAACCTCATGAATCCTCCCAAACAGATTTACCAAATTGTTGGATGTGACGTATTTGCATTGTTGTAGCATTTGACAAAGAAAATTTATCAATCTCATATGAGTCTGTTCTATGACAATTGTGTACGAAAGTGCACATGTATTCCTGGATGAACTGATATGTGTTTAGTTCATCATTCATTGACTCTAGTGATTCTGGCAAGTCAGGATAAACTTTCCGAGCAAGGTTGATATATTGGTTGAATTTCACGACAGTCTCATTCGCAATGCTTACGTTGCGAGTTTATTCTACCTTGAAGTTCTTTAAGAATTCAAGGACCAAATTTCTTCACATCTATTTCTGGTGCTGGTAGTTGACCATTCCAATTCGTCTTAAGACGATCGTGACCATTCCAATTCGTCTTAAGACGATCGTGACCATCATAATAAAATTCTTGAAAAGTATCAGTATTCAATTTATATTCAATAGTGTATTTGAGTGTTCCTTCGTGATTGAATATGTATTTCACCCCTGCAATATCAAATTGAAAAAGGCCTGGTGCTGGGACCTCCATTTTGATCCCAATTTTGATCAATTCATCGGCAACAACTTGAGCATCAGGTCGCATGATCAAGTTTTGAGCAATTTTCGAAGTCCTTCTACAAGAACTTCATCAGTGACATAAAACAAATCTCGAGGTGATCCATCTGATCTACGAGCCTCACCCTCAGCATCCACTGCGTTGAAGATAATTTGGGTTGTTCGTTGATCTGGGAATCTGCGTTGTGCTTCAGCAAGTAACTGCATAACTTGAAATTTGATCATCTTTCTGCTCCTGATCCTTAAAAGTATCCAACCAAGCTTCATATTCCACGCATGCCTGTTCATATTCAGCTTGGGTTTCGAAGTCTACTTCGTTCATATTGATCTCAAATTATGGCAATGAGAAAAGTATAATGGGCTCTACCTTGATGGTAAAGCCCAAAATACTCAACAGAATCAAAGATTGTTACTTTCCTGTGGGTGTAACCTGAATGAATGGTACAGCACCACCACTCACGTTTGGCAAATGACCATCCCACTTTCGAACAGCTTCCAACTGAACCAAGCCTGGATTATCACGAAGTGCATCACCCTTGATTTTGATAGACTGGGCCTCACCCTCAGCTTCCTTGATCTTGATGGTTTTCTCAGCCTCAGCCTGAGCAATTTCATTATTGCGCTGCTCAGCCATCTGAGTTGCCTTCATCTTGTTGTTGATGGCAGTGATGATTGCATCCGGTAGACGTGGAGCTGATACCAAGTATAATTTTTCAACCACAATACCAACAGGATTCAATTGGTCCTGTACAGTTTTTTGTGCATCAGCGATAAGCTGAGCCTTACCCTTACCATAGATGTCCTCAATAGGCATGGTTGAAGATCGTTCATTCAATGCATCACGAACGAGGTTATGAACAAATGTATCAAGAATCTCATCCATACCACGACGATACTTTTGGAAAAGTTCAGCAGTCTTTGTTGGATCAACGTGCAGTGTGATACCAACATCTGCATTGACGGAAATACCCTCCACAGAATTGAACGTAAATGATTCATCCTGTGCACGACCTTCAGTCAAACTCCTAGTCCAAGTATATGTTTGTGTATACGTTGGGAATGTAAACAGTTCCTGGTTGTAACCGACATAGTACCTTCCTGGTCCCAATTCTTTTGGGAGAACTCCCTTGTCACTGCCATATAGATCCACCATAATACCAACACTGCCAACAGGCACCTTCATACAAGCCACCATTGCAGCACAAATCAAAGCAATAGTAACAATTCGCACGATTGACTTCAAGATACATTCTCCTTCAGTTTATTGATCAACGGTTTTACCCAAAAATAGTATGAAATCTCTACCCAAACAACAGCCAAAGCAACCCCACCAATGACAGAAAGGTCATCCTTTGCAGAAATCAGAGCAGGGTCGATGAAACCCCATAACAAGAAAGTGAAAATGGTATAAAGATACCATTTTAATTTCAAAAACTTTCTGGGAGGATTTCGAATTTCTCCTTCTGGTTCATCTCTTAGAGCCCTTGACTCTATCTTCACTTTATGTTTTCTTGTAGTCATGATCAATTCACTCCTGGATTAAAAAATCGGTTAATGATATTGGCATCTTTTGGACTGATATCCATGTTGAGGCTTTCGCTTCTGCCATAACAAAACCAATTTCCTTCTGCATCCTGTTGACAAAATCCAGCTGATGTGATTTTACCAGCACACCTCATGTCACGATGAACAAGTGTTTCATGAAAAAGAACAGGATAATAATCCTCAATCATAACATACTTCATTTGCATAGGGAAGTCCTCAACGTTTTGCTGAATACCTCCAATGATAACTTTGAGTTTTGTAAGAATTAAATCAATCCTGTAGGTAATTTATCCATCCATTCCTCAATTTGATCCTTGGCTTCTTTTAAGGTCAAACCAGTTTCTTCTCGAAGTTTTTTGATAGATTCAACTTTCTTATTCGCCATTGTTGATAAACTTATCTTCAAAGCATCACGAAGCATTTTTAACGCTTCACTTTCTGTTTTCAAACCCTCCTGATAACCTCTATGAAATTCGTCTTCTGTGAGCAATTCTTTCATGAGTTGCCCAACCAGAAGACCAACCTTATACGTGTTTATGGCCACTCTGATGCCTCTAATGTGTAACCCTTGACCAATTCAGGATATCGTTTATTGACATGTTTAATGCCAATTTCAGCTACCAATTTATTTGGATATGGTTTAGCCAACACCTCTAAATCAGTCAATTCAAAAAGAGGATGAATCCATTTGGTCACAGTGACACTATCCACGATCTTGGTTGCTTTGATGCGATACATTAGCTTCTCCGAATTCCAGCAAGGAATTTTTTGACGTTGATTCTATAAGGCTTGTCTGTAACCAAATCACGAAGAAGAATGATCTTGTGAGGACCACCGACTCGTAATCCAATAATTGCCATTTCTCTATTTCCAACCTTCACCATGGATCCAAATACAGGTAATCCAAGAGAATCAGCATAAGCTTTGTAGAGCTGTACTTCCCTGGATTCACCACCCTCAATCACACCTTCAATTTCAGCTTGAAAAGCATCTTGATTGAAATTGATTCTTCCCAATTTCAATTTGGACAATTTATGCTTTTTAGCAACTTCTACCAAAGCAGCCTCGATATCTTCACGAAGCAACTTCTACCAAAGCAGCCTCGATATCTTCACGAAGCAACTTGATTGAGTTTGATCTGCACCTTTAAGTCTCCTCTTATCGTTAGGCTTAGTATCGCTGGATCCGAACCAGAAGTAAAGGTTACCTTCCAGTTCCCTTATAGGCGATGAAGCCTGACCTGTGCCATCGAGCGCGAGCAATCCGACGGCTTGGAGAACAAGGACCACGACGATTGCTACGGACAACAGCAACACAACCATCTTCGTAGGTGTGATATTGCAGTTTCATTTATCGGTCTCCTTGATTTACTATGAAATCAATCATACTGATTTTGATTCTGGAGTAAAGCAAAGAATTTTCATTATATTCAATGAATTATAATTCTTACAAAAGTTCAAGGTAGACTTGTTGCATGAAAAATCTAACATTCCTCAAATATTTCTTTCCAACTTGGGGTGTACTCAGTGTTGGTGTGTTTATCAGTACCATTATTGGATTGATTGACCTTATTCAAAAAAGAGATATTTTCGAACCTAATCCAATTGATAATTTAATTTTCTACGCTATGATTTTGTTTTTCTTCTTCATGGTTTTAGGTTCAATTATCGTTATGGTTGGTTGTTTTCAGTATACAAGAAGGATTTGGAAACGTGACTGAAATTACTTCTTTTTCTGGTGAATACCGTTGGTTGAGTAATTTTTGGCAAGTTGAAGTAAAATTCGATGGTGATACATATCCATCAGTTGAAAATGCTTATCAGGCTGCAAAAGCTTCTGATATAACAGAACGTTGGCAATTCAAAAACATGACAGCAGCTCAAGCCAAGAAGGCCGGAAAGACCATCAAGAGTTTCAGGGTTGATTGGGATTTTGTCAAAGTTCCGATAATGAGAGACCTGATTCGTCATAAATTCATGAATCCAGAACTTCGGGCCAAATTGATTGCCACTGGTAATGCAGAATTGATTGAAGGTAATTGGTGGGGTGACAAGTTTTGGGGAGTTTGCAAAAATGATGGGTTGAACTGGTTAGGTAAAATTTTAATGGAAGTTCGTTCTGAAATCATCATTGCAGGCAATATATGAAGTGTTATCGTTTCAAGCACATACCAACTGGAATGTACTACAGGCCGTCGAGAGAAGTCAAACTTCAAATCAAGAATCCTGATGGTAGTATCAAGATTTGGATATACGTGAAAACAAATTTATCCAAAAAGGGTAAGATCTATCCACAAAAACCTAGTTGGACTTGGATCAATGGGGGATATTACAATCATTTACTTGTGAAACAAATGATCGTCGATAGCAACATTGATGAACGAGAAGCTTGGAGTTTAAAGGACAAAAGTCATCCTTTCATCAAAAATGATTGGACCTTGGAAGAAATATAGATTTGACACCTGATTGTGACCATCTAGAATGTGCCGGTTCTTGGTGTTATTATTGTAAGGCAGAAGTCAATGACTATGGTAATACAGAGTACAATTTCGAGTGGTGTCAATTTCCTAATTGTGGGTGCCCAGAATCTAGATTATGTCAAGCAAAGAATCAAAACGAACAAGTAACAACATTACCGATGGCACTCAGATCAGTTTTCAGAAAGATACACAAATGAAAGTCCTATTTCTTGATATAGATGGAGTACTGAATTCCAGCAAATTCATTCATGAAAATCAAGAGAAGATCATAAACATGACTTCTTTGCTTTCAAGAGGCACAGCTGAAATTGATCCCATTTGTTTGACCAGAATTCGAAAGGTTGTAGAAACGACAGGATGTCAAATTGTAATTTCATCTTCTTGGCGTATTCTTCATCCTTTAGATGAAATCAAGGATATGTTGAAAGAACTTGGTTGGGAAGCACCCATCATAGATATCACACCTCGCAAAAGATCAGGTATCCGTGGAGATGAAGTAAAAGCTTGGCTCAATGATCATCTAGAAGTAAAACAATTTGCTTGCGTGGATGACGATAGCGATTTCCATCCTGATCAGAACTTGGTTCAAACAAGTTGGGAAAATGGTATTTTAGATTCTCATGTTGAGATGTTAATCAATATTTTGAAGTGAGGGAACTATGTTTCGCAAGAAATGAGGATGCATGCAAACGAACAATCTTAACAAATTGGAGTTTGATGAAGAAGTTGTATCAACTATCAGGTTCCTAAGTCGCATCATCGAGAGTAAAATAACTGACAATTTTCTCATAGGGTCAGCTATTGTCTATAGACGTCAATTGAAAGAATATTTAAATGGTGTTGAGATTACTCAGATAGATGAAAGTGTTTAATTGTATTGTAGAAATCACCCACGATGGTGAAACCATCCGCATACCTGTCCATTCATTAGAATACGCAGACAAACTTGTAGAAATTGCAGAAAGCGTGTTTCAACATGCTAGTGCTTTTATGACATCGCCACCAATACTCTCAAAAGAAGAGCTCTACAAAGGTTCCATTATACTTGCACAATTGGTCGAACATCCAAGTATTCAATATTGGATTTCTAAAAAAGAAAAAGCAATAATGTTTCCTAATGATGGTGCAACTTGGGTTCATGTATAAGGAAATTACGTGAAATTTCATAATCTGACTTGGAAACAAACGAAACTTCAATCCAAGGATCTGTTTCATTGGAAACTTGGTCGTCAAAAAACAGGATATGAGATATTCATTTTCTTACTGAATCCTTTGTTCATCCCATTTCACGTTTTGATCATACGCTACAAAGTAGGTTCAAAAGTCCCACCACACAAGGATCAAGCAACAGAAGGCACCAAACATTATCGTTTGAATATCATCATCAGAGAATCCAAAATTGGTGGAGAATTTTTGTGTGAGAAAATGATCTATGAAAGTAGAAGAATCAAATTCTTCCGTGCTGATTTATACAAACATGAGGTCACTGAAGTGAAGGATCGTGCACGTTATGTTTTCAGTATTGGTTGGGTAATCAAATGACGAAGAAACGATACATCAAAGGTCTAGGTTCCCGAGCCAGCTAATACCGACTCGGGTAATTACCTAGTTCAGTTGTCTAGCAATTTCCTTTAGCTTCGGATTGCCGATCGCTATGCATACATAATACGTGCCACCTTTCTTGCCCTCCCGGCGCTCTAACAGTCTCCATAGGGCTGAAGTGTTACGCACTCTAGCGGCTCGGTACAGTTTTTCACGACGCTTCATGATTCTGTTACTCCTTTGCTCCTTCCTCAACATCTTTGAGGATTGTGAATCCATCAACAATGAGATGAGCTACCTTACGATTTTGAAGCATGGGTACAGATTTCATTTGATGTAACATGCTGTTTATCCAATCATACATCCGTTTGGATTGACACATGATACGAGCATCCGCCAAACACATCTTTGCTTCCGACTCCCAACTCAATGTAGCAACATTTCTCACTCTCCCATTGTTCGCAACGTAAATCGTACATGGTTGAGCCAAATGATTGATTTTCCAATCACCAGGGGTAACCGAAAGTTTAGCGCTGTATGTTAAAGCCATTATTCCTCCAATAATTAAAAAGAGCTGGGAGCGAAGGCTTCCCAGCTCTTTTACCATTAATTTTCTCTTGACTCGTCATTCATCGCATGCTGCATGCCTGCGAAGAATCCCCGAACGTAAACATTCATGAACAGGTCCTTGAGTAATAATTCTCGCTCTTTGGTACCTGCTGTCAAAATGTCGATAATCTTTTTATTATTTGGATCAGTAAGGACCTCATCAATAGACATGGCAATATCATTCGTCTGGTCTAATGTGAGATTTGTGATTGTGGAACCTGGATCGTTCATCAGTTGTATCTTTTGCCTCTCGTATTGTAAGTGCATGTTCAACAAGGAGACTGGCTGTACGCAGGTTCACATTCAATGCAAGTGATACCCCTCCCACTGCACAACCATATGCCGCTCTCGAAAGATCAGGATCGAGCAAACATTGATCATAAATTTCCATGATCAATTTAACAGTATCATGGACCGATGGTTCCTTCAACGGGTCCTGGATCACTATTCCTACCTTTTTCATCAGGTCGCGCATGATAACACTCCCATAGTTGGTTAACAGATTGTTGTAGAATGTCTCTTTTCATTTGCTTCTCCTTCATGGATAGATAATTTTCTTTCAAAAAACGTCCATGTTTACATAGGGTATCAAGCCGGTAAATTTCATAATCCATTTCAGAGATCTTTTCACGCAAAACAACCAACACACTTGCTCTAGCCTCTACAGTCATCGTTAATGTAATTTCAGTTGGAATATTCATTTTAGACCCCTTATTGTAAACGCACCCCAGTTCATCCAGAACCAGGGTGCGCTGTCGCCTTATGACAGAATCAAGCTAGACAAATGTCCAGCCAAATCCCGGATCTGGGAATGGTCCTCCCAATCCACCCTTGGTCTCCTTTGAAGCAGGACCTTCTTCGGTCAAATCTTCCAATTCTTCCGTGACTTCCTGATTTAGGTCATCCATAGGAGTCTCCAATCAAACGTCCGCGACAGTACGGACATGGTACTGTTGTCGTTTTAAAACAACAACGAGAAAAGATTGAGTGCGGCTCAATCTTGATAGACTGGCCGCACTCTATGGCGGAAAGACGTAGATCCTCCTCTTCAACCCATAGGCTGGATTAGGTGGGATAACATCACCTCAGAGGTTAACTGGCTCTGGCTTCAGCCCGAGGACGACCCGGACCACGCTTGATCATGTTAACATGCTGAACTGGCTTGTACTGTTGAGATTTCCATCTCAAACCAGCAACACCTTGTGGTGGAACTTCCACCTTGTTCTGCAACACATACTTTCTGGAGCCTGTGTCGTAGATGATCTTGGCTCCATAGACCCTTGTCAGTTCAGCAATATAAACTGAGGTCTGATGCGGTGGACGACCAATCACCTTCGCAAGTTCTTGAGAATTTGCCGCACCCTTACGGGACAAGAGTTGATACAGTTTGAAGGACTGTGTGGTGTTCCCACGCTTGGACTGAGTTGCAACTTTGCGAGCCTGTACATTCATAATTTCCTCCTATATGGACTTTTTACTTTGCGGGAAGCACCTCGCCTCACCGTCAGGAATACTCTGGCCTGACGTGGATTAAAAAGTAAAGGGTTAAAATTACATTTAAATCATGAACTTATAAGTGAGTCAGTTTAGTTAAAGCTATAATGCTTGACGTTTTATAAAATTTACTACTACAAAGTACAAATTATACTGTATTAAGGTAAATTTTACTCTCTCTCTATAAGACTATCTTTCATTAAGACAAATAATGGTTTAAACGGTTTTCAATAACCAACTTGTTATTACAGTTCTGTTGCACGTGGATCTTTTATTTTTGGACAAATCGCTTGATATTCTTCAGCCAACCAACTGTTAGAAGATATGGGTTTATAACTGGCATTCAATTTTTCTTGATGAATGACTTTCCTGTCTTGCATTCTAACAACAGTAATCATCGGGTTAGAAACCTTGTGATCCCAACAAGCAAATGATAATTTTGATGAAATAATTTGTTGTGATTTTCCATCTAAAATTACTTCAAGGAACTCAACGATATTATGTTGTTTGTCATATCTCATATTGTCTAAGTCTACACCAATAACATTTCCATCATCAGTTTTTGCAAGTATTGCTAAACGATCATTTTGATTCGGAGAATCAGGAAGTGTAGTCGGGTCAGCTTTACAAGAAAGGCAAGTTAACAACAAACATGCTGCAATTGCAATTCGTTTCATTTGAATGTCCTTTGGTGGGGCTCTAATGGTATATAGTGGGTTCAGTTGTAGAACAACTATAACACGAATATATGTAACAAGTAATAGTCCATGTAAAATCCAAACGAAACTGGAAATAAAAAGCTTTACTTGATTGACTCCTTTAGTATGATATTCTTAAAGAATTCCCAGCAGATAGATTATCACATGCGAAAACGACGCAATGACAACTCATTCACTAAGACGATTACCTACGACGTGATTACAATCAGTCATGGTCATTCTGTAGTGAGACTTGTTTTCTGTAGGTTTCAAAACAGGAAATGGACACTTCAAAGAGGTGAACAAATCACAACCTTGGCCAAAGTTTTCTATGGTGAGGAAAATGTCAAATACGAGTTCGATGTGTTAATTAGTCCAAAACGATCACCAAAAGAAAAGACCAAAGCGCAAATCATCTTTAAACAACTGATAGGAGATAAAAGTGATGAATGAACTCAAAACACCTTGGCATCATGACAAACCTGATCGTGATCAATGCGTACGTGTATATGATAACACAAATGAAGAAATCCTTGTTTGTCAACGATTTCATGCAGAAGCGATTGTCAAAGCCATCAACCAAACTAATAAACCTGGAAAACAAGGAACAGGCATGTGTATTTGTCAGAACAATCCTGACAATTTCAAACGAATGTGGGGCGATAATCCTGAGGAATTACATAAGGCACCTGGCCTCATGATCTTTGATCATCGTTGTCCTCATCATGGTGAAAAGGCGCAACCTTCTCTTTGGGGACGTCACAAGGTACTTGAACTTAGTCTCACTTGGGAACAGTGGGAATCACTTGGAGTGAAATATGATCAAGTATGAAGCAAAATGGTTCAAATCTCCTCTTGATATCCCAGAAAGATGTTCTGGGAAGGTTCGCGTTCAACATCACATTCTAACACCTGGCAGCGAAACACCAGTCGTTGGAATGAGACAAGCTATCATCAGAGGAATGCGACCATCGATGGCTATTATCAATGAGCCACTACGGGTTCATGAATTAGTTCATCAAGATCATGGTCTTTGGATGACAGACCTTCCTGAAGAACTCAATCAAATTGCTGAGATGTTGCACAATTTGAAACCAAGTGGCAACATCTTGGTTGGTGGTCTCGGACTCGGCATTTTGGCTCTCACTTTGGCTGATAGAGCAGATGTTGAAAATATCACAGTCGTTGAAATTGATCCAGATGTGATAAATCTTTGTGCTCAACCAGGATATGATGTTGTGAATGCTGACATCAATCAATTTTTACAGACAACAACGAAGAAGTTTGATTTCTATATTTTGGACACTTGGCAAGGAACGAATGAAGGGACTTGGTGGAACACTGTCTTACCTTTGCGTCGGATTATCAGACAGCGTTGGGGTAAAAGGCCTGTTGTACACTGCTGGGCAGAAGACATCATGCAAGGGCAGGTGTTCAGATCATTAACCACCAAACCACCACATTGGTATTATGAAGGTTTGCCTTTACCAATGACTGAGAGAGTTGCCAAGCAATTCCTCCGTGATATTGGGTTTCCAACCTGGGAAAAGAGGTATGGTAAAACTGTTAACAAAAATCTTGGGATAAAGGAGGGAACATGAATGAGATCGAATCTGAAGTGATAATGACAGCACTGCGCCTGTTAGAAATCAAGGCCGAACAGGGGTCTGATCATCTCAATGAAATTGAGATCAGAGTATTGTTAATGGGACTTCGACTTTGGCAAATTAGGAAAGGTGATACAGAATCACAATCTCCTGAAGATCAAGATGCAATGGACATGTTAACTACATGTCAACAAGCATTGCCTGTTCAATCTGGCCTCAGTCAGACTGTGATTGAGAATTTGACCAAGGTTCTCATGGAAGTTCAATCTTGATGAATCGTGTTCTCAATCTGGGAGTTTGATTCCCAGATTGAGAACGAAATCACCCATTCCATCCCCAAACGGAGACAACTTTCTGCCTTAATGACATGATAGGTGATTCAAAGTACCTAAAGGAAAGTTCTGCAACACCAAGTGATAGACAAGTTGATATCACCATAAAAATCCATGATCCTAGAAGAGATTTACCCTCAAAGAAACGACTTACGACAACTGATACAAGAGGGTGATACAAATATGTACCATAGCTCACTTTCCCGATTTCTCTCAAAACAACATTTGAGAAAATGGTTTTCTTTGCATTGAGAACCAACCATAATCCTCCCGCTGCGGCCATAGCTGTCAAACTATATCCCAAAGAACTCACCCAGTATTCTTCCCTCATAAAATTACCAAGGATCAAATTAGGAACGATAATCCAAACCGGGATCATCAACATACACATGGCAGTTTGACGGAAGAAAACTTGTCCACCTAAAGCTATCATTGCACCCCATGCAAATGAATCAGTTCTTAAAGGAGTTGCAACATAACACCATGTCCAGCCAATGTAAGGATATAAAATGGCTCTGAAAACAGGGACCATGATGATCAAAGAAATACAGATGATTTTCATCCTCTCAATAGAAAACCATCTCATCATTGCAGGCCAAATCAAATAAAATTGTTCCTCAATTGCCAATGACCATGTTATGTTTAGAAGTGAGAGTTGCCATCCTCCAATCCCTATGATGATGTTTGCTGCATAGAACAAATACCAAAGTTCATCATGCTTTACTTGCATCAATTGAGGAAATTTAGAGAACAAAGGCAAAGCGAACAGAACAATTCCCATCAAAATGTAATTTACCGGGAATATTCTAAGAGCTCTCCTGATGTAGAAATTCGAGAAGTAACTTTGGTTGTCTTTTGACTCAATTAGGATCCTAGTGATCAGGAAACCCGAAAGAACAAAGAAAACGTCTACACCAACCCATCCACCACCAAACACTCGCATGGTGATGATATGATCAGGTGGATATCTCCAGAGGTGGGCTCCTAACACCAACAGGCAAGCTAGTGCTCTGAAACCATCAAGTTGAGGGATATGCTTCACTTCTTTTCTCCTTTGATTGAGGAGAAAAGAGCATATCGTTAGGTGTACCCTACATTAAAGGGTGTAAATCATAATCAAATCAAGTTGTTATATTTTAAATGATTGTGTTCACTTGATGGTTTGTAATCGATTCTTGATCTCAGTGTACATCTTTTGGTACCGTTCAATTCTCTTGAGATCTTTTTCCGTTACGCCCTTGAGTCGGCGGATGTCAGAATTGTGACGAAGATCGCAAAGCTTTACCAACATGGCATCCTTATTGGAACAAATTCTCTCGATTTTGTCCTCATAAGTTTCTCCTGGTACATTGGTAAGGTGTCTGATACCTTCTATGATCCTCAAAGTCATCCCAATTTCCTTGAGGTCTGCATATGATGTAGATGTATCTTCAATTAGATCATGACCTACAGCAATACATTGCAGTTCTTCATCATCTGTCTTAAGAAAATACATCACCTTCAAAGGATGAAGAATGTAAGGATTGCCACCTTTATCAAACTGACCATAATGTCGTTGTGTGGCAAATGCAATTATTTCTGATAACAATTCACGGTGATTCATTTAAAACCTCATGTTGGGTGAATTTCAATGATAGCCAGAATTATAACTGAATGATTCGGTGAAAGTTCATTCAAAAGGTCTACCACTTCTCTGTGTTCAAGTGCATCAATCAAATGATTGATCACTGTAGTGCCGGGTAGTCTTTGATAGGCTACCAGAAACTTCTTCATTTCAGGTATTACTATAATCCTATCATGACGCACTTTGTGATTTCCTTCACTTGGATTTTCTATGTAATACCAGATTCTGCCATTATCAATGTCATGACCTTTGATAACAAATTGTTGGTCTCCATATTTTTCAATATCAGTCCGAACAATTGTTCCTGGTTTCAAAATCATCTTTGTTTCTCCCATCTCCTGTGTCCTCTACCAAATCCCCAACACCACATACCCCATTCGATATAGATTTTGCCAGAAAACAATCCAGTTGAAATCAAAGGTTTCCATTTGAACTCTGGAGACCTGATAGATTTCCAGAACCTATTCACCTTCCACCTCATCACCATCATCTGGAACATCCTTGAACAACCTACCACAATTGGTGCAAGCCAGATCAGAATCAAGGTTGACAGTTCCACATTTATCACATTCCCAAGCCATGGCAACACTGTAAATACCAAGTTTCTCAGAAACTTTGGTCATTTCATCATTCAGATTCATGACCGATTTCATTTCAAATGGCACTTCGAACAGAACAAGCTGTTCATCCCAGTCACCTTCTTTGTTATCCATATAATCATGATAGGCATCAAATGACATTTTGTCACTCCTGTGTGAGAATGAATGTAATACCATACCTATGAAGTCTCAAGTAGGCATTGACAGAACAAATCACATCATCTGTGTAGAGGTTGATTCTACCTTTATTGCTTTGCATGATGTACAATGAAATCATGCCTTGTTTTCCTCAACTACTTGCATAGCAGCCTCCAATGCTGCCTCCAGACAAACAATATATTGCTTGACCAATAACTGTTCACCTGATGTGCCTCCAGTGCAAACCTTGTTGATGATTTCAGCATCTAGTTGATTCATGTGATTTTCTCCAGTGCCTGGTCTATTTGCTTCATCATACCGTCTATTTCGGTTCTGGTAAAGGTTTTATCAATAGCCTGAAATTTGACAGACAAGGTCATTGTGGATTGCTCACCCATCTTCCAGACATCAATCAACTGAAACTCAACAATAGGTAAACCAGTTCCCAAGATGCAATCTCTGATCTGAGCAAATGTCGTGTTCTTGTTCATGATTCACCATTCGTGATTTCACCATTATGGTAGTATGACCAGTATTCAATATCAATTTCTTTCAAGAACTCATTAGCAACTTCCACAATGGATAATTTGACTCCTAGATTCCGTTCTGCAAACATCTCAATCAAACTTATGAAGATTTCTGGCCAATCCACATGATCTGGTTTGTCATATGAGCCAAAGTTCGCTTCATCAATACCAATTACTTGTCCATCGGAATCATAGTGTAACAACCACCAATGATCGTTATCTACGAAGAACATTCTCTTGGCAAACAAGATCATCTCCTGAGATAATGGCTGGTTTCCACCTGAAACTCAGTGGATGTGATGATTCTCCAGATCTTTCATTGCTTGAGTAGCTCCTTGACTCTTGGGCAGCTATGGATGTCAACCTCGGAACAGAACCCTTTGACGACAATCAGCATTCCATCAGCAATGGACTGTTGACGACGAAGTTCAGACTTGGATGTTTTCTTCTTCTTCATCTTCAGTCCTTCCAATGTCGCCAGTTGACACTCTGTGTAGTACAAAAAGCGTCCCTCAAGTGTGCCCATCGATTTCTTGTATTGTGGATCACCAGCTGCAATCTGATCTACCATCTGACTGAGGAAGCTCATAATTTCTCCTTACCAAGGAAGTGTGAGTGGTGGGCCAACCAGGAAAGTCACCTCTCTGATCTCCCAATTCTGACCCGCTTGCTTATTCTTCTTGAAGAAGTTCAACATGTCATCTGACTCATCATTCAAGTTCTCACCAATTGTCCAGAACTTGGCTTTGTGAATCTGATCCACACCAACACTTGTTGGATTGTTTGAACCCATCGGGTAGATCACCGCAATGTAAGGACAGTACTTGGCTGCCTTATCAATGATCACATATTGTTTCATTTGTTTGTCTCGAGAGTCGCAGACTCTTGGATCAGTCGTTGAACACTTTCACCTGGATGTCAGTGAAACCATCAGTTGTGACATGGAAGTGCCAGAACTTCACATCTCCTTCTTCATCAACTGCAACATGGACCAAATGAACAGTGATGAGCTTGTTCGTCTTGTGTGACTGGATCTGAAAGTCGCCAGTCCCTGACACCTTGCGACCATCCTTATCCACGTACAAGTCACTGGCATCAGCAACAAATTCTTTCTCATCCTTGAGCCAGAGGAACTGTTTCGTGCTATAGATAACCATGCTAGTCTCCGATCAGTTGATTTCTTAAGAACGAATCATACTGATAAAGTCAAGCAAGTAAAGGTCTAAATTTCCAAACAGATTAATGACTTATAAGTATGCCATCCTTCTTGAGTTGCCAACAACGTCTACGAAACACATAATTGGCCTCATAGGCTTTAAGAATGAAGCCCATATGTATCCATGGCTTCCTACCTGATGCTTTGATGCTACCCTTTTTCATTGGATTGCTTTGCAGCCCTCAATGCTTGACTGACAAGATTTGCTAATGCAGTTTTATCAATTGTCAGTCTATGTGGTTCATCAGTTGTCAAAACTGTATTGGTGGCTGAATACACAGCATCATACAGTTCTTGATTGGTGATGTCAGAATGGGTTAATGAATCGCTTTTCACGATGAACTGCTCTCATCATCCAGATCCAATATGTGAGAAACACTCCTTGATGGAATTGCTTCCTCACATATTCTGGAATCTCAGAAATGACTGGCTTTGTATCCATCTGGTTCAAACATAAATTTGACATGAAACTCATGCATCATCTGTTGTCTGGCCTCATACAAAGTCTTTTTCAAATCTTCATATGACCAGGTTTGATACTCATTGAAACCCCACCTCCATTTGATGGTCCAGGTGATCATCCCATCAGTGTGTTTGATGCAATGTAGTCTGAGACGTGGTTTGACTCCAACCCTGTACCAGCACCAATCACCAACCATGATGTCCTTGCCACACCGACCATTACAAACAGTGCAAATTTCTTTGCCATTGAAACCACGATCACAATTGGCACATTTCATAAAGACAAGCATGACCTAACTCCTATCAAGCCGGGATGGACAGTGGTGCAAAATCCCTATCACTTCTTACCCACTGTCCATCCCACTGGAGGTCTGGTTTAACGACGCAGGAAGGTGGTCAGGAGGTCTCCCATGGTCTGAGACTTTGGAAATGATCCATCCACAGGAGTCTGAGATTGTGGCAATGCACCAGCAACAAGAGTCTTGGCAGCATTGAGGACACTGCTGAGACTGACAAGCTGAGTGTTCAGACTGTCGATCTTAGTGTGCAACTCACGAATTGTCTGAGCATCTGCATTGTGACGCTCACGGTATGCATTGTCAACTTCTCGACGTTCTGCACGAACAGAAGCCAAGGTCAACTTCAGTGACTCCAGATCTCGTGATACATAGGCCAGACGAGTTTCTGTGGAATGAAGAGTGTGGCGAGTGCGAACCAGTTCACCTTCCAGCTGCTCTACACGAGCCTTGTTGCTGAGGGGCTTGGAAACACGATCATTGCAAAGTGTATGGGGAAGACTTGATACAGAAGACATTTGATACCTCCAGTTTGTTTTGATTCAATCAACGAAAACATTGTAACTCGAAAGATTTGTAAGAGTTCAAGGAACAGTTTCAATTTCCTGAGAACAACAATACCGTTTTTGATCCTGTAACATCTGTGTGGTCAATGTCTGGATCACTCACAAACACTGATCCTGACCAGTCTACATAGTCAACCTCACCATTTGATTTGAGCACACCTATGGGCAAGTCAGCCCATTCTGGATGTTTCTCGATCAATGATCTAAGGGTCTCAAGTCCAGGTTTTGAAGTTTGAACTCTTTTGTCTTGACCTGCATACCCAAATGAGATGTGTTGTGTTTTAGGTGTTGTCATGTCTTTGGTCCTTGACCCAGTGCTTGATTACATTCATCAGAACTTCCAAAGATCAGTGTTGGCAAGCCAAATCTCATCTGCCTTGGGTTGGTTGATCATTGACAGTCTTGACCAGCAAGCCCGAGCAATGGTCATGTAGTGGTCCACGAGATTGGACATTCTCACATTGCAACCATGCAGAACAGGCAATCCTTCCTCATTAAGTGTTGGTAACTTGGTGAGAGCATTGTGAGCTGCACGAGCCTTTGCCACAGCATCAATGAGATTCCTCTCAACCTCAGCAATACATGTATCAATCACATCTCGTTGAGCTGCAGTCATGTGTTGATAAAATTTGTCATTGATCATGTCTTTTAGTCCAAATCACATCAGAGAAGTATGGCTGAACAGTTGGCACATATTGAGGTCCCTCCTGTTCACTCTCGAGATTGATCTTCGACCTACTGATCAACCTGCCTAATTCTTACAAAGAAGTATCGCTGATTGCTCCTGAGAAGTAAAGTCCTCAGGCAACTTCTTCAACTATTGTATCCATCCAGGCACGAGTGGTGCAATCTTCATCAAGACAGAATGTTCCCATGATCTCATCTGAATCTGCGAACCATGTGTTGAGTGACACATCAAATTCAACCTTGAACCCGAACTCATTGGCCATCTGAGTCCACTGTTCTAGAGTGGTCTCATTATCATGAATGATGGTCTTGCGAATCATGTTGATCTCCTTACACTCTCAATTTTGCTTTGATGGACTCAGCGATTCTCTCACCATAGCCCTTGGCCACTTCATCACTGGAGACTTTGCCAATCATAACTTCATCTGCACCTTCCACACGAGCTTTCCAGTACAGCAACAAGGTTGCTAATGCCTGATCAAGCTTGCCAGTAGTGTACTGCTGGCTCAGGGTCAGTATCAAAACCTTGGGTGAGGTGATCATGTTAGCCTTCCACTTCTTCAACCAGTTCGAAAACGTGAGAACCAGTGCCTGGATCATCAGTTACCTGATAAACAGAATATCCAGCACCATTGCTCCAATTGACCTTCACCAAATCACCACGTTAAGTTCTTTCACAAGCCTTTTCCTTCAGTAATGAAGACAAGTATACTGTAAGAATTCGAGAAGTAAAGCTTTTAATATTGCTTGAAGACTTCCTCAGGTGAAACTTCCAACACTCCACTTGTCCCAGGCTCTCTGAATTCATCAAACAATAAAATCAAAACCTTTCCTGCCTGAAAATCTAGGAGTGTTGCATAAGTGGGACCAATCCCAAACAAACGTTCTCCCAATTGCACACATTCTTGTTCATGAAACTCTTGATCATCCTTCTCAAACAGAATCATTTCATCCTCTCCTTCAAGGTGCAGATCTGATCGCTTCGCGAACTTTCACCAGCTGTTCAATCTCAGTCACTATCTCCTGGGCCTGAGGGAACACTTTCAACACCATCGCACTGTGCTTGGCCTTCCACTGGTGCAGGTACATCGGGATTGCATAGTAGACATCCGTCTGTTCTTTGGTCCGTTGATCATTGGGAACATCCAGAGTCAGTTGATGCAAAGCCTTCTCGATTCTTTGATACTCACGTGCAACCTTGTCAAGTTCAGCCTGGCGAGCTGTCTTGGTGGCAAATGTGCCAGTCACCTTGGCAGTCTTCACATCAACAGTCGTCACAGGCTTTTCGGTCTTGACTGGTTCAACGATCAACACCAGTTCAGTGCCATGGAGTCTATCAGCCAGTTTCTTCAGGTCACTTGCATGAGCCCGAGCATGGCGAGCACCACTTTCAGCCATTGCAATGAACAACTCCACAGCCTTGGTCTGTTGCTCAGGAGAGCCTTCAGAGAAGGGAATGTAGACAGGTTGATACTTACCAGCCAAAAGTTTCTGACCAGTCTTGATTTTTGTAGGGAGAGTCTTACCAGATCGAAGATCTTCGGCATCCTTGTCGCAACCAGCTGCATACTCATGCATTGCAACAATGGTGGCATCAGTGATTGTTCTGTCCTGTTGGATTGGCTTCTTGCCACTCCCAGAACAAGTGCCTCGAAAGTATCCAAACTCTACCGTGTAGCCATGCTTGGCCAGAACTACATTCATCACATGTTGCTGGTGTCCACAAACCTGACAGTTACCACGGTGAGTTGCTTTGTCCACTAGAGTCTCCTTCATTCAGTAGAAACGAGTATACTGTAAGAATTCGAGAAGTAAAGTCTTTTATTGATTCAAGCTTGAATCAAAATTGATGATTCATCAAAACCTGGACTCCCCACCAGGTGATGGTGTCGGATATCATTGACTCGGAGTGAAATTTAACGCTTTACTTCTCGAATTCTTACATTATAATTGATTCACACTAAACGAACGGAGACAAACATGGCCAAGCGATCAAAGGCTTCGAAAAATGAAGCCATCTATTGGACTGGTGAGCTCGAACGGACTGCCAGGAACATGATTGGCAATCCTGCAGGTTGTCTCATTGAAGATGAATTGAAGCTGGTGAAGGAGATTTATAAGAAGATCGCTCTGTTACGTCTGATGATTGACAAATCATGATTGCCGCGAAGAATCAAGATCAACGTCGCAAAGACTGGTTGGCTCAGAAGGCCAAGGAAACTAAGAAGCTCAAAGAGGACCGAGAGGCTCTTGATGAGTGTTCAGGTTGTGGTGAGTTGTACGACACTAGACTTCCTCACAAATGTCCTGAACTCTGAACCGGTCTGTAAGATCTGTCACTGAGGTCCTGAAGAAGGATGGTCCGTGGAACGCTGAGGGAAGCGGATGATAATATTTATTGAAACCACTTTACTTCTCGAATTCTTACAGTATACTTATCTTCACTGAAGGAGAATTCAATGACGAACATCAACCCGAATCATCTGAGCTGGAAAATCCACAAATTGTCTGAGCCTGATCTCATTGACTTGTGGAACAAAGCCAACGCAGACATGACAGTTGATGGTTTGTGTGATCTCGCTTCAACAACAGATGATGATCTTCAGGTCACCAGAAAAGGTGGCAATGACCAACTGGCTTATGCTCTGGTGAACATCGTTTCGGAAGCCGATCGGACTCAGAACGAAGCAATCCTTGAATGGTTCAAGAATCAACTTGAGATGTAGGAGAAAATCATGTCACGCAAAGTCAAACAGATCCTCGCTGATATTCGTCGTGTTGAAGAACACAATCCAACTAACACACAAGACAAGCTGAATGATGTTGTCCTTCTCCAGGTGCTAAAGGATGAACTTCATGCCAAGTACGCAGAAAGGATGTTAGTCCCATCTGCCCTTTGGTAGAAACCGGTCTGCAAGATCTGTCCCAAAATCAAGGACACCTTGAGCGTGCTTGATTGGCGATGTTTGAAACAAACTTGTATCAGTGATCATCCTCTTTTTGGTGCACTCCCCGAAGGGACACTCTATATTCTCAGATCACATCAATAGCTTGTCAATCATCTGATTAATTGAGTGAGATACAAGCAACTGTATCACTCAATGTTCTGTGCATCGTCAACAGGAATTTATCCTTCAGAATCAATCTCTAACAACGCAGGACCAAATGCCAGACTTACTGAGAGATTGATACAGAACAGGTATTATTTAGTATTTCTAAAGGTCTCATACCGTAGAATGAACAAGAAAGCTTGTGAGCATCAACCAATTTACATTCCTTACAGTATCCCACAGGCTCTATTCGCTTAATCCTACCTTTCGAATCACGAACAATCACTTTACTCTTAAGGATCTTTGACATCTTTGCCCTTGCAGACTCTGTCTTCATAGGATTGTCTTCACTTGTACACCTGTGAGGCTTTGCAATCATCCCATTGTATGCCAGAGGAGATTTCAAGAACTCTTTGTTCACATGTTGATTGAAGACACGATCAACATCAGATTTCAATGCAGATGCATAGATTGATTCAATTATGAAATTATGTAATCCGATGGACTTGAGGTCGTGTGCAAGGAATTTGTTCGTAAATTCAGGGAGTGTGTCATATCTAACAGAAACACCATCAGCAGATCTCATTGGTGCAGTACGACAAAGATCAGACAATCGAACAGGAGGATTCGCAAAAGAAATATCAGTCGTAGAATGAATTCCATAAAACACTCTCCTATTGGACAGATTCGTCAATCTATAGAGATATGTTATCCTGATCATTTACGCTCTGGCTTCTTATCAGACTCAGGATGTGTTCCATCATGTGTTCCATAATGTTGATGATACTTCAATTTCTCGAGAATCTGTTCAGCAACATCAATTTCATTTTGAACTGATTCAGCCTCACCCATTTGATTTAACATCTTATCATAATCAGAATTAGGAATCTTCAACTCTCTTACTTTGCTGTTTATTGCATCATGAAGATTCATTAGCTTTCTTGTATTGAGAGTTGTTATTCTGCTCCTTTTCTTTCTTTTCAACCATTGTTTTGGTATTTGCATTTCTTTCATCTTTCAATTTTCTCAGATAGTATTCAGTAAGGAAAATCATTTGATCAATATTCTCAGTTTTTACATATCAATTGTTGATTCAGGATTTCACGAGATTTCGAATATCCAGGTTCAAGAAGATTGATCTCTTCAAGAATCCTTTGTAAGACATTCAATTTAAATATTACAGTTTTACGTAACATGATCTATTTAGTGCTCTGGTGGAGGAAATCACTACATACTCCAATCATAAGGAGAATAATCAGAGGAAGACACAGGAGAATTTGATTTGGTTTTGTCAGATTCATCCTTCATTCTTTGTGTGCATTCAGTGCATGTTGAATCAGAAACAAAACATCTCACAAGGGAACATTCCCCGACAACGATAAGTTGGATAACATTTTTCATTCATGTTGTTTCCATGATTGTATAGCCACCATAATAAAATTCAAGTGAGAGAGGAGCAGAGGACAAACGAGAGCTGAGATCATTCATCAAATGTTGGTAGTGATTGTACTCACAAGGATGTATGAGAGTCACATGTGGAATATATTCCGGAAAACTAGGAACCAAGCCAGCATCTTTGAATTGTTGGTGAAGAGCCACAAGATCAGGAGAATCAAGCTTAAGAACAATATTCCCATCATTAGATTCCCAATACAATAATTCTTTGCCAATTGCAGAATATCTTGAGTGTTTGTCTATTTTTGGTAGGATGACATCTACAGCAGTTTGCTTTGTGTATAATACAGTTGCATGAAGATCAATTTGCAAAGGATCCAAAACACGAAAATAGGAAGCCAAAAGAACAGCTGATTCAGTGGTTGGGAGTGCCTTGACAAAGAACCCACCTGGACAATCCACTTGCACTTGTTCTTTGAGTGAGAAAACCTTCGTGAGTTTCTTTCGTTGTAGATTTTTAAGTGTGTCAATGTATTTCATGGGATTATTTAGGGACAAACGAAAAAGCCGAACTGGGCACGGACGCTTCATTCGGCTCTCGCTTTCGTGTACCATCAATGATTAGATGAAAAGTCACTGACAGCAATTGTCTCTATCATTTTCCTCATCTACAATCAGCTCCCGGATTCTAGGTTGCCACTCAGTGCGCACTTTGGTGGGCATCCACAGTTGATTCTGATCCTAGCCCTGCTGATGTACTGAATCCAGATGACTTTGACCCTTTTGAAGAACAGATTCTACGTCTGATTTCCCAAAAAGAAAAGGGCTCGTGTTGGTCCGAGCCCTTGCCAAGCCGCAATCAAAATAATTTATAGCTTTTGAACAATAGAGACAAAGAACTGAGAAGTGCCATTTGCTCCTTGCTGTAGGACAAACTGCTTGCTTGGCCCAGCATTTCCTGATCCTGGCTTGAACACATATGATTGCTGACCAATCATTGAATGACTGACAGTAATAAAGTTGTTGACATTGCTTGCCACGTTAGCAGATGACACCACACCCATTGGCAATGTCTGGATCCAATTGCTTGCACCAAGATTTGCTACAGGATTAGAAGAAACAACAGAAACATTTGCCACGTTGGCAGCAACGGAGTTTACAACAACAAACAATTCCCCACTGACATATGCAGGTGTTGGGACTACAGCATTGTTTGCACGTGCTGGATATGCATACTCATTACCATTAACACCTGGGAACTGAGTGCCCCAGAAGTTCAAATCATCTAGCAACTGTGCAGATGAAATCTGATTGTTAGAAGAATAAATTGCTGCATCACCAACATTACCATTTGCACCGATACGAATGTTCAACAGCAATTGTGATGGGGGATTTTGACCTAATGTGCCGACTAATGTGACTTTGAAACAGTCACCATTTGACAGGCTCCCTGATGCAACAGCAAGTCCGCCATTGGCAAGGATAGTCTCAGTATTTGAGATCGCGATTGTTTTGGAATTTGCTGATGCTGACATTTGGTGGACCCTGTTTTGTTTTAAGAGTTAGGAAACCTTATTTAGCAATTTCTTAATGTTGCCGATCCTGCGCTCGGTTCTCACCAATTCATCACGCAATCCATCAACTGCTAAGCCTGATCCTCTTACCATCCCACCACTCATTGGACTGGTGAAGTATCGCATACTCTTTTCCATCATGTCCCTATGCAGCAAGAGGTCTTGCAAATCAAGTTCAAGTTTCTGCATTTGGGAACTCCTTCGCCAGCATTTCCTCTGCTTGCTGTGCTGGTGTTTGTTCTGGTTGGTCATACAATCCCAATAGACAAACGCGATGCCAGTTTTATCAACAACCCACCAAAGCCCCAACCAAGACCAAAAGAGAACCACTGACAGTAACCACTTTGCAGTGAAATATGTTGCCAAACTCAATCCCCCAAACTTTGGTCATCTTCATGAAATCTTTCATTTGTTACTCCGTACCGTTCAAAAACCTAAGAGCTTCATCATATGACATGGAAGAATCAATCCAAACAACACCATCACTGACTTCTAATTTAGGCTTTGGAACATCATTCAAAGACAATACAGGTGGTGGAGGCATGTGATCCAACATCTGTTTCTCACGCTCTTCATAGAGACGAGCTCGTAAATTTAAATCCGAGATGTCTCTAAAGAATGGTTGAATTGTCAACCATGCAAATAACCACAATGTGCTTGTGGTATCATCATTGTATCCTTCTTCAGCAGCCCAAGTTTTGTTCTTTTGTAGAACAAATGTTGAGAGTTCACTGATTGTTTCAAAGTCTGTGATTATTATCTGATCTGTTTCCACAAGAGTTTTGAGTCTCAAACACCCCTGACTCTTTACTTTCTTACTTGTACGAACACCAGGCACCATAGCACGTGCTGCTTGTGTAACTGTAATCTCTTTGTGTTCTTCAGTGTAAGAATAAAAGATGTTGTCATAATCATGATCATTGATCACGTGATGTAACACCAATGCTCCTATTTCGTTATTCTCCACAATGACATATGCATTATTATAGTGATGTGCTGCCTGTACCAAGTAGGAAGCAAATACCACATCATCAACTGTATTGTCTCTGAATCTTGCGACGACTTTATAAGGTGCGGAGGTGATGTCGAACAGTGTGAAACAAGAGTAGTCCAACCCCTTGCCTTCTGAAGGATCGCCTGAGAGAGCATACGAGTGACCCGAAATAGGTCTTTCGTAGATTGCCATTGCCTTATCAAACAATACTTCTGTTGGGTGAACAAATGCGAGTTCAGAAAGCTTCTTACCGATGATCAATGTGTTGCTAGAACCAAGAAATTCTGCTTCAACGTCTTGTGCATATTTACGATCACCCAAGATTCTCTTCTGTTGATTTGCCCATGCCTGATCACGACCTGGTACAGATGACCAATGTACTTCAATTGTCTTGAAACCATTCCAGTTCGTAGGATCATTGAATTCTTTCTTTGCATCCATCCAGAATTTGTAGAACAAATTCAAACCAAGTGGTGTGCTTGTGATAATGATCTTTGAAATCTTGGAAGAACTAATCGTAGGATACACAGATGTGATAAAGTCTTCAGCCACATGTGATGGTACGTGTGCAAATTCATCAAGATAAAGAAGATGAATAGTGAATCCTCGAATAGCTCCAGTGGATGTAGATTCAGACAAAATACGACAACCATTCTCAAGGATAATAGATGTTGCATTCCACGCAACAATACCCTGCTGCATCCAAAGAGGAATATGCTCAAATGATTGTTTGATCTTGTTCAGAATTTCTGTTGCAACTTTTTCCTTCTGAGCTAGCACACCGACTGTTTTTTCCTTGTTAAACAATATGTAATGAATCAAATAACCAATTGTGACTGTTGTTTTACCAACCTGACGAGCTGTTTTAACAATTACCATACGATTGTCATGATATGTTTGAATCTGATCACATTGAAATGGATAGAGACTGACTGTTTGCAATCCATCATCAGTCATGAATTTGATGTATTTTTCGATAAAATAAACTGGGTCATCAGCACACTTAAAATATTCTGCTTTTTGTTGTGCTGTTAGAGCAAAACGAACACCTGCTTTCTTCAGTCGAGGGTTAGAAGCGAAAGAGAAATCAGAGTCACCTGACAAAGCTATTTTTGTCAATTCATCTGCAAATGGAATCTTTGGTTTGCTTTTACTGCCAGCAGGTCTGCCACGACCACGTTTTTTTATTGAATTTACTGTCATAACAAATACTTAGCTTATTTTAATCTTTTTGCTTGATTTCTAATTTCAAGAAGTTCAGTAGTCGTACCAACAAATATTGCGTTGGAAACCTGAATAGGAGCTTGTTCTGAGGTCCCTTCTTGATCTGATTGTAAATCAGTCATATCCTTATGTAACTCTAACAAACGAGCATTTGTGTCTCCCATATCTTTAACAAGTTTGGAGAGTACTTCATATGCACGTGGGTGTTGTGATTGTTTAGCAATTTCAAGGAGCTCTTCAAGTGCTGCACCACCTTTTGTCAGAACATCATAAAGATTTTGACGAGCAAATGCGTAATCATTTTGTAGATCAGTATTGGCTGGGTTTGCGACAACAGCAACTAATGATTTACTATTTGATATCGTTTGTGCTGGTATACCAAGAGCAGTTGCAATAGTATCTTCACTCATATTTCACATCACTTTCATTGAATAGACCAACGGCAGACAATCGACTCACATATTTATCAAATGTATCTGGAATGGATATAGTCCCAAAATCATCTCCTAACATTTTGTGATTTTGCATGTGATCACTGTAATCTTCCTTTTTTATCCATGGCAAATTTGAACAATAATAACATCGAAATGATATAATCATGTATTTCCTGTGAATTCATTGATTGTAGTGTTTATTGTCCAATTGTCCGTTATATTAGCAGTTGGTGGATTGACTGTCAGGTCAATAACAGCTTGTGTATTACCAGAATTATAATCACGCAAATTGACAATAACTTCCTTGATGATGTTACTGTTGTTTGGAATAGGACCATAAAACAATGCTTTGACTTTGAATGTTAATGTCCAGTTTATCTGGCGCACAGAACCAGCAGCACCTTGATAATCATTATCAAATTGGATTTCTTCTAATACAATAGGGAGATCCTCACTGACCCAATCAGTTGCAGTGATTAGATATTTCAACGAAACAGTGTAATCTGGTGCAAAGAAAGGAACGATTTGCTCAATGATCTGCAATCCATCTTCCATGTTTCTGACATACAAATTCAAATCAAACAAAAGATCGTAAGGTGTGGCCAATGAATATTGTAAGAGGTTACTTTGACCTGTTCCCAGTATCTTGTTTTTCACAAATGAGCTTACTTTACGGTCAGCAGCATATTGCATATTTTTGAATTCGTATGTCATCGCTGGCAGAACAATTTGCATGCCTTTTGTGAGGGTTGGGTCTGCATTTAGCCTTGTAACAAAAGTTTCCTTACCTTCGTAAGTAAGAGGGACAGTAATACGACCTAATTCTACACGTGTTGATGGATCATATTTAACCATTTCAATGCCATTAAACAATGCTCCAAACACTGTAATGATTTTGCGTATAGTTTGCCAATAAAATGGTTGATAACCGAGCACAATTACTCCTGACTTTGAGATGTAATAGGATTACCTGCAGGGTTAGACTCTGTCAAATCCAGATAGGTATTCGCATCTGTTCTCAATTCGACATTGTTGTCAAGGCTTTCATTCACATTGTCTTCCGTTTCTATAGAATTCATGATGAATGAAGCATCTGATGTAACACCAATGATAGCATGATTTGGTGTGAATTCTCCAACAATATCTTTCATTATGAGTTGACCTGTAGGTCGGTCCCATGATAATACTGTTGCTGTCACTGTTGCTGATAATATATCTGGTCCTTGATATACAGTCTCACTTATTTGGTATGTCCCATTACCTGCACCCATGATGGCCTGGTATGCAATTTTGTTCTCATTTACCTTCTCATCTACTTCTTGATACCCTGTTTCAATCTTTTCGTTGTTGTATCTGAATTCCTCACAAGTCAAATCGAATCCATAGAAGGGTCTGCGTCCAAATGAATAGAAAAATTTGTCCTGGTTAGTATAGATGATTTCATACAGTGCTTGAAAATTACGCATCCAAATCAAATCACCTTCCCTTGGTCTAATACCAACGGTTGTGTTTGCTGTTTGGAATTCATCGTTAGCCAACAGAAGGTGCACTTGTTTGTTGATAACCAAACCAAATTTGGAGAATAAGTCCCCTGGTCCATCAAATCCATCTACATTTTGAACATACATGACCATAGGGTATGCATTAGCAAATGCCTTGGTTGGATCATCACCAAATAACAAATCCAATTCTGATTCGCTAGTACGTGGGATGTATAAAGTTTCTACACCATACATTTGCACAGCTTCATTAATAAGTCTCCTGTATAACTCTTGCTGTGCTGTATCATTGTAACCACTGAAATATTTATTGATTGGCATGTGTTATCCCATCTGCCAAAGTGGTGGATCTTCATACTGTTCACGAAGCTCTTTCTTCAATTCCTCAACTTCTGCGAGAGCTTCTTGTTTGATTTGCTCACCATTAAGTATCATTCCACCAGGGAGTATCATACTCTTGAATTTAGAAAGGTTGTTACCCCACTGCCTCTTTATCAATGCAGTCCCATAACGTAACAACCAAGGATCACCCCAAAATGCTGCACTTGAATCTAATTGTTTGTATCCTTCAACGATTAGATATTGACCAATAATGAATCTCGTTTCCCAAATAACATCGATGTACAAAATGTTGTTGTATCTGTTGTACCTGATTGGACTCTCACCAGTGAAGAGTATTTCCAACATTCTCAAATGCTCATTTGCCAATTGGAAATAGACATAATCACCTGAGGTGTAATCATACAATTCATTCAAACGAATTTGATAGTTGATATCAAACATATTGAATCCACCAGCACCTGCACTGTTAGTTTGGCTTCCTGAAATGGTGAATATACGAGTCACCCCAATCGTATTTGCAGGCATCTGAATGTACTTGTTACTGACATCATTTGCTGTCACTTGATGAGATGTATACCAGAGCTCTTTACCATCAGCTGCAAATGTTTGAAATTGTAAGAGAGCTTCATCTATACGATCTTCTATTTGATCATCATCGACATTAATCTCAATCACAGGAAATCCTAATGATCTTAGACAATACTGTTTGAATGTTGCCCTATCAACGGGTATCATTAAATTTCTCCTGTAGCTCTCTTATCTGTTTTTGTTGTTCTTGCAATGCGCTTATCAGATAAGCGATCAATTGGATATAATTGACACGTTGATAAAATTCACCATCTTTGCTTCCTAGGACCGCTTCTGGTATTATTTCTTGGAGTTCGTGAGCAATTAATCCTGCACCCAACTGTTCTCCAATTACATATTTAGATGGTTTGAGTTTCATTATACAATCAAGAGCATTAACCAATGGAGAAATCCTTTCTTTCAATCTGTAGTCAGAGGTTTGATTGAATGCTGGCGCATTCATTGGTGCACTTGATGTGACACCACCCTGAACATTTACATCTCCTGTTACAGACAAACCATTTTCTAGAGATGTATCTCCTTCTACAGTCAATGATCGGTCAAATCGTACATCATTACCAACGTGCATTTGTATACCTCTGAGAACTTGAGGTATTTATGTTGCTGAGATCAACAGTCTCGCATCTCTTTCAGAAAGAGTGAATGAAGTGTTGATTACTGCACCTGTGTTATTTGCTGCATCCTGTGTACCAGCAATGAATTTCCAAACACCAGCCCCACCAATCATAGCAGTAGTAACAGTTTGCGTTCCATTGTTTGCAGGATTAACAACCCAAAGAGCTTTCTTTGTAGAACCACCAGAAAATTGTCTCATCCATAAACCATTTGTATTAGCAGTTGTTTGTGGGGCTCCTGCAGCACCAGAAATTGGATATCCAATGTTATAATTCCATTCATCATACCAACCAACTTCTGCTAATGTATCCGCGCTGTAACCTTGTGATAATCTACTAACTGCACCAGCACCATTTTGCATACATGAAGACCCAATGATATACCGAGCCCACATGTATTCAGTATTTTGTGGAACAACACTGCTATCACTTGGAAAATAACCATGAAGAACAACAAATTTAGGAGGTTGACAAATTGCAACAGCACGAGCGTATTGTGCTTGTAATGTTGCATATGGTGCATATGTGTCTGGTGAATTTGATAATCCGAAATATTCTTCAAGCAAACCACCATGCATGATTTGATTCATATTACCATTGGCAGCACTGACAGACCTTGCATAATCTCCAAAATTGCCAAAGTTCATCAATGGACTGTTTGCATTATTAGCAATGGATTGTAGAGTAATGAAGAATTGTGCTTCACCATTAGCAAATGCTTCAGAAACAGGACCATCAGGATCAGTTGTAGCTTGAGCTGTACCTGTTCTTTCCCAATCTGCAGTAACAAAAGGTTCTCTCCACATGTTATCCAAAAACATACCATCAGCATTATTCGCTTTGTTGTTTGTTAATAAAGAAGAGAACCTAGCATCACCATTTGTTCCAAGACGAAGATTATATGCATATGCTGCACAATATTGATATGGTGTTTCACCTTTCCAATTTGTACCTGCATATGCACTCGTAAGATTAGGAGCAGCAAATGTGATCAAATTATAATAAGAAGGAGAGGCAAAAATTGTTCCTGATGAACCAGAATTATACAACCACCAATTGTTGTTTGCCATTTCCTTGGTCATTATAGGTGTTGGATCATTCACATTTGCAGTTACACTTGAACCTACATTCGGTGTTGGTGAATAGGCACCAACACAATCCAGATACATGAACACTAATGTACCATTTGGTGCAGTATTTGTAGAAACAGACTTAATGTTTGCAACAGTGGAATTCATAACACGACCACTGGCACTCCATTGCTCCCATCCACCACCCAAAACAACAGCATCAAATTGTGAAAATGCACTCAAAACTTGATTGTTGGTATAGGCTTCAACTCCACCTATTGCTAACAACAATTTACGAGGATATGGGATATTGAGAGCAGCATACCCAGTCACGTTACTGGTCTGAGCTTGATAATACGCGAGTACTTGATTTGCAGTCCAAGAATAATTATAGATGTAAACATTTGATACATTTCCAGTGAAACTGGAATTAGAAAAATTGTATTTGCTACCGACAGCAAGTCCATTATTACCGAAGTAGAATAGATTTCCTGTAACATTTCCTGATTTTTCCAAATTACCATTCAGGTAAAGATTTGCATGCGTTCCATCATATGTTACAGCCAATGAATAGAATGTGTTTTGTACAAGTTTCGTATTACCAAAAACTTGGTGACTGATACCTTGAGCAGTATTTGATGAATTGGCTGTAACCATATAAAAATCTGCAGGATGGTTACCGTCTGTCGATTGTGTTTGAAGAATATATGATTCAAATGGCGCAATATTATCCATACCATAAGAAACAATAGCAGGATACTGAGTATTGTTACCTGTTGCAACAATAGTAGCCAGTATGGTGAATGTATTTGGTTGATATAAGCTATTCTGTGTATAAGTTTGACCACCAGAATTCACTGATAATACATTGAATAATAAGCTAGAAATATACTGATATCTATAATCACAATTTGGCGGAACAAAGACGTGCAACCCAGCAGATTGAACATTAACAGAATATAAATTCGAAATAGAATTGTATACAACACTCACAGCCCCTAAAGCAAATTGTATTGTTGTATTTTGTCCACCAACAGAATATGATATAACGGCTGTATTTGAAGCTATGTTAGGTGACAGTTCGAAATGCGTATTAGGAATCTGAAGCGAAGTCTGTGCTGCACCATTAGACCCACTGATGTTATAAGTTACAGCAGTGAGATCAAAAGAAACATTAGACATTGTTAAACCACAATAGTGTTATTACAGATCACTTGACCATTAGCCAAGAAACTAACTTTACCTGCACCATTTTGAACTATTGTGCCATTTGCTTGAAAGACATTATTTGCTAACAATCTTACAACAACGCTTGGTGGTAATGCTACTGACTGTGAAAAGACATTTGCTTGAATTGCACCATTAGAATAAAATTTGAATGGTTTGTTTACAAATGGGGTACCTTCAGCAAATGATATTGACAATACCTGGAAGTTATCTGCTCCTGTTGTACCTGGTGCAGTCCAAGTAGCATGTGCATTACCAGTTGCTGTAAAGCGAGCATCTGCTGCGCAAAGACGTACACTTGTATTTGGTCTTCCAGTAAATGCAGTTGGAGAAGTACCTGGTGTTGGTGTTTGGTTTGCACCTTGATCGATACACACAGTCCAATAAATGGCAGGTTGAGTAGAAATATTCACATTGCTGGACACAATAGCATTTACTGCATTACCAGGAGCATCTATTTCATTTGAAGTATCTCCTAATGATGTACCAATCAATCCAGAATACTTACCTGCATACACAGTTCTGAATGATATACTTGCAGCATTTGCTGGTGTTGCAGTAACTTGATTAGCACCTGAAGAAGTACTTTGTGTCCAAGCACCATACAAACTCACAAGATTTACCGGATCAAATGCGTGATTGGTAAATGGATGCCAAACATTTCCTAAAGTGTCTGTGAAAGTCACTCCTGTATCAACAGATTCTCCACCCCAATAAGCACAAGCAATGATGACATCATTGACATTGGTGCTATGCTGAAAATTACCAGTGGATATTGCACCACCAGCATTAAAATTTGCAGTCAGAACATCATCAATGAATAGATAAGACATGAAATCACCCTCAGCCTATTTGAGCACCGTATATACCAAAGTAAGAATTACCTGTAGTGCCAGTCAAATTACCATTTGCATCCAATATTCCACTTGAAGCAATCTGGTTATTACTTGCTTGAACTGCTGTTCCAGTTGGAACTGGAGAACCCACGGAAGTTTGTAGAACATTATTAGCAAAAACCCAAGGACCATTGCTATTTGGTGTTTGCACAGTAAATTCCGCATCTGTAGAAGTAAGAGTGTTTCTTTCTATCCAAGCTGCACCCACAGTACCATCATTGGTTTGTTGTGGTGTTATCATTGCCCATCCCGTGGAAACTAGTGTGTTATAACGGCAAAGCACCCGTGTTTGTTGATTATCAGCAGCCTGACCCATTGAAAATGCATGAGCAGGAGAACCAGAACTTCCTGCACCCGCATAACGAGCAAAACACTGTCGTATTTCTGTGTCTACAGGATCACTCTTCAAATACCAAGCACCATCAATAGATGTGCTTAGACTATCAAATACACAACCTTGAACAAGAGAAAACTGAATTGAATACAAACTGCATCCCGCATAATTGTTTGTTGATGATGCACTTTGACGTCCAGATTCTCTACATGCATTGATAAACAAATAGTTTTTCAATGTGCCATGTCCATCAACAGAATGGAACATGGTTGCATTATCACCAAATGATTTTCCATAACCAGAATTGGTCCAATTGATTTGATCAAACATCATCCTATCAACACCAGAACCACCTGCAATCCACATACACCTGAAATTATCCCAAGTTGTGTTATTACCATCAGGGTTAAGATTCTGCCAAACCAAATCATTACCATTATGAAATACTGCACAACCATCAGTGCTTGCAATGTTTATAGTTGCTGTATTACCAGGTAATCCAACCAATGCAATTGGTTTCGTGGTTGTATTCATTTCAAAGAATGAACCAGCTTCGATATCATTATCAGAATAGCCTGGTGCAAAATATGTACCACTAAACAAATAGCAAGTGGTATTTGGATTAGCAGTTGCTGAGAACGTAGAACCAAATGCTTTAGTCAATGTTTGCCATGGATTTCCGAAAGTACCATTACCTGTTGAATCACTACCGACTGTTGTACCGTTAGCAAGAAAGATAAAGTGACTTGTAGAATTAGAGGTAGAGACATTAAAACTTATTGTTGTCGTGTTACCATCTTGTGCGGTAACAAGGATTGTCACATTGGAATTAGTTACGACACTTTGAGGAGTCCAAAAGATAACACCACAATTGCTATTGGAATAGGTCTGTCCAATTGACATTCCAGCTGGTGCAGAAAGCAATGAATATACGAATGGAAATGCACCAAAGGAAACACCGATAGGAATTCTCTTGGTAATAGAATTCACACCATCGTAATAAGCCCAATGATGAAATGCATTAATATTGGTTTCTGAATCAGGACGTGGATACACCTGAATCATGTTTTGACGTTGTGGCATCCAATGACCAGCAGGCAAGAATCCATTACCGCCACCAGAACCATTAAATGATATAGTACCCTGTGCGAATGGTACACTGATATTGTAAGAAAAACCAAAAGAGGTTATATTGAATGTGTATGTGTTTGATACACCATTCATTGTTATGTTGATACCATTGGTGCTTGGTACAGTAATAACAGCAGCTATCGTATTCAGATTGAATGTCGTGGTATTTGCAACCAAATTCTGAGTTACATTAGCAAGTGTATTCGCACAATTGAATGATACAATGGTTTGTGAAGCATTTACATATGATGCAACATTGATATTACAAGAATTTAGAACGAAGAGAGAATTACTCATCTCTTATCCTAAGAAGGTGATATCAACAGAGTTAGCTGTGGCATTGTATGCCATTGCAAAATGTGAATTCACACTTGAATTGGATTGTTGACCACCGAATATCAATGCTGTTGCATTAGCCAATTTGATGTTGGCTTCTGCATGAACAGTGTTTGATGCAACATTGTACAATAGATTTGCCTGACCATTAATTGCAGTACCATTACTGAATAGAACCTGTTGGTTAGAACCAATAGGGACATTGAATGATATGTTGGCTTGTGTCGTACCATTCGCAACAGCAGAAACTGTTACTGTGGCAGTGTTGATCAAATTGATTTTTGCATTTGTCAAAATAGAAGAACCACCAAGTAACACATCAGCTTGATAGTTACCACCTCCACCACCTACGGCAGAAGTATTGACACTAAATGCTAGGTTAGCTTGAGTTGTGCCATTCGCGGTAACAGTAACATTCACAGTAGCTGAATTATTGAAATTCAGATTTGCTGTAGCAAGACCCAAAACACCATTTTGATAAACAGAATCACTGTTTGCCAACACATATGCATTTGCTGCCAAAGCAATTGCGGCTTGTGCAGTTGTGTTGGCTGAATTTGCAACCAAGAAAGTTTGATTGACTGCATTTGCAGTCGCTGCATTTGCGTTGTCTGTAGACCCTGTACTATCAATTAAGAGAGTAATACCACGAACAGTTGTGCTTGCGTTAGCTGATGTACCACCAACGGCAGAAGTATTAACTGTGAATGCAACATTACCTTGAGTTGTACCATTTGCAGTAACGGTAACATTTACAGTAGCAGTATTAACAAAGTTTATGTTGCCAGTATTGACTCTTGAAGTACCATTAGCCCAAATAACATCACTATTTGCCAAGTTGAATGCTGTCTGAGCTTCTGTATTAGCTGCAATTGCAAGAGTAATAGCAGTTTGTGCCGTTACATTTGCATTGGCTGCATTGTTGTTCGCCGTGTTTGCAAGAGTGAATGCTGTCTGACCAGTCACATTTGCAGCATTCGCTGCAAAGTAAGCAGCATTAGATATCAGAGCAGTGTTGGCAACAAATGAGATGTTTGCATTAGCTGTTCCATTAGCAACAGCTTGAACGGTGATGTTTGTTGAATCTACAAAATTGAGTTTTGCATTTGCGAGAACAGAAGTACCATTGGCAAATACATCTACTTCATAGTTTCCTACAGCTCCACCACCTACAGCAGAAGTGTTAACACTGAATGAAACATTCGCTTGTGTTGTGCCATTGGCTATGACGGATGCATTGATTGTTGCAGAATTAACAAAATTGAGATTGGCATTTGCAAGGCCCAATGCACCATTAGCATATACATCGACTTGATAATCGACAATTGCAACAGGTCTTTGATCGCCAGTAACTGTGATAATTTTCATTGGGTTATTGTTCCTCAACACCGTGAGATAGATATGCTGCAGCATTAGTATCTGCAACATTTGTTGTTCCTATGATAGAGTCATTTGGACTGAATGTAAGAGTTTGATTTTCCAAAACATCAGCCAAATCACCATTTCCCAAAACAAATGAATACCATGGATAAATGACACCAGAAATGTTCTGAGACAAACTGATCTGTTGAATGTTTGGAGTATTGCTCTTAATGTGTAGGGCTCTTAGATATCCCACAGCATTACTAGGAGCTTTATAGATGATAGTTGTCGTGTTAGCAACATATCCAGCAGAAAGCGATTTACTTGTAAAATTTCCGCTCATATTCCTGAGTATCCTAATTGTGGTGGGTAACCTGCAGAAACGTTACCAAGTCTCGTGTCAATCGTTATGACAACATTACCATTCGTTGAGTCATTAAATCCTACGATGGACAAATTACTCGTGTTTCCGCTATTTATGCTGAGATTTTTCTCAGAGCCAACCAGCGTCCCATTGACATAAATGGTCTTGTACAAAGCAGTATTGGCTGTTGTATTTGCAGTATTCGCCAGAGTGAATGCAGCTTGTGCTTCAACGTTGGCAGATATAGCCAATGAAATTGCTGTTTGACCAGTAACGTTTGCATTGGCAGCGTTATTGTTTGCTGTATTTGCAAGGGTAATTCCTATTTGAGCTTGCGAATTAGCAACAATTGCTAAGTTAACACCACTGTTTGCCTGAGCAAAAGCAGAATTTGCTTGAGCGTAAGCAGCTGTAGCAGTATTGTTGGCTGTATTAGCTAATGAAAAGACAGATTGAGCAACTACATTTGCGGTATTAGCCTGATTGTAAGCAGATGTTGCAGTATTATTAGCTGTGTTGGCTAATTTCCATGCAGTTGATACAGAGTTTGCTGTGGCCGCATTTGCATTATCTGTAGATGTTACAGAATCTACAAGAAGAACAATACCCTGATTCGTTGTTGTTGCAATATTGGCAGAAATCACACCAGATGTAGTGATGGTCCCACCACTCAATCCTAAACCTGTTCCAATAGAACTTACAGTACCATTTGCTCCACCACTATTTGACAAAATAGCAGTATTGACAGAAAAGGCTACATTTGCTTGACCTGTTCCATTGGCTGTAACAGAAACATTGATTGTTGCACTGTTGTTGAAATTTAGGTTTCCGGCTGCAATGATCAAAGATCCATTTTCAGAAACTGATACAGCATTTGCAGCATTGTTCGCTGCTGAATAAGCTGTTTGGGCTAATGAATACGCAGCCTGAGCTTCTACATTTGCAGATTCAGCTAATGATATGCCTGTTTGACCAGTAGTATTTGCAGTGGAAAACAATGCAACAGTTGTTTGTGCAGCACTGTTAGCTTGAGCATAAGCCAAATTAGCTTGGCCATACGCAGCTGTAGCGATAATAATTGCTGTTTGACCAGTGACATTAGCATTGGCAGCGTTATTGTTTGCCGTATTAGCCAACGTAAACGCTGTTTGTCCTGTCACATTGGCATTCGCCGCATTATTATTAGCGGTTGTTGCATTAACATTCGCAGTAGTCGCAAGAGTGAACGCTGTCTGGCCGGTAACGTTTGCGTTGGCAGCATTGTTGTTAGCTGTAATCGCTAAAGAAAAAGCCGTTTGGGCTACACTATTTGCATTAGCTGCATTGTTATTTGCTGTGTTTGCTAACAAGAATGCTGTTTGCCCGGTAGCATTCGCTGTTGTGGCATTGATGTTTGCTGTAATAGCCAGTGATATAGCTGTCTGACCAGTCACATTTGCGTTAACTGCGTTACTGTTAGCAGTTATTGCCAACGTTAATGCAGTTTGTGCTACACTGTTTGCGTTTGCTGCATTATTAACAGCATTGTTGGCTTGATTATATGCGAGGTTTGCTGTTGTATTCGCTGTGTTTGCAAGCGTAAATGCAGCTTGTGCTTGAGTATTGGCAGAAATTGCAAGAGTAATTCCGGTTTGACCTGTTACATTGGCAGTTGTTGCCAAAATAATTGCTGTCTGACCAGTGACATTAGCATTGGCAGCATCATTATCTGCATTTGTTGCCAATGTGATCGCGGTTTGCCCAGTGACATTTGCATTAGCCGCATTGTTATTAGCTGTCGTAGCAAGAGTAAATGCAGTCTGGCCTGTTACATTTGCAACATTTGCTGCAGCATAAGCCAAATTGGCTTGGTGATATGCTGCATTGGCTGTGTTATTAGCATTGTTTGCAAGGATAAAAACACTTTGACCAAAGGTGTTACTTGAGAGAGCAAGAGAAATTGCTGTTTGTGCTGTTACATTGGCATTGGCAGCATTGTTATTGGCATTTGTTGCAAGTGTGAATGCAGTTTGACCCGTAACATTGGCATTCGCTGCATTATTGTTGGCAGTGTTAGCAAGGAAAAATGCACTCTGTGCTTCCACATTTGCAGACAATGCAAGAATGATACCAGTCTGACCAGTTATATTCGCATTTGCAACCAATAAGAGCGCAGATTGAGCGACTAAGTTAGCAGATGTGGATATAGTAACAGCTGTTTGAGCAGTATTGAATGCTATGTTAGAAAGGCTATTGGCTGCGTTAGCAGTGTTTGCTGCACTGTTTGCAATAGATAATGCTTCTTCAACAAGCAAACCATTTGCTGCAGCAAACGCAAGGTTCGCTAATACGAATGCTGATTGTGCAGTTGCATTAGCATTGTTTGCAATATTCTCAGCGAGTTTTGCAACAATCAATGCACCATTGTTACCGAGGATTACGTTAATAGCCATTTATGTTACTGTTACACCTGGTTTGATTGTTAAAATACCTTCCAAAATTCTTGTAACATTACCAAATGTATCAATCATGATTGCGTCGTAGTAATACCTTCCTGATGCTACATTAGAACTCGCGGCAGAATTCATCGAAATCAATGCATTACCATTTACTGCATCAAGAACAGATATCGAAAGATTTCCGGATGTATTTGCTGTGTAATAGGAAGTCCTAAAAGAACTAGCAAATGTGAATCCAGTCAAATCCACTGGAGTTTGATCATCATTCTGAAAAGTGACTGTATTAGCCCAGTCAGTACCTTGGTTTATGTATAGATCAACACCCATTCCTATTTACCTTATTTAGGGTCACTGTTCTGAAACAGATGCGCAACTCCCTGTTCTAGATTGTGAACTTCATCAACCACATCTTTTTCAAGTTCCTTCACTTTATCAGAAACTTTCTCAAAGAATGTTTTGACCTTTGGTTCTTCAATGACGATTTCTGATTTTGCTTCTTGTTCGACCTTACTGACTTCTAATTCAACAGTATTTACGACCTCGTCAACTTTGGTTTCTACCTTCACCTCTGCTTCCTTCAAAACCTTGTATGTTGTGAATACAGAAGAACCAGCAGAATAGTCCTGCTTGAGTTGACGGACTTCACCATCAGCGAAATCCCAAATTTCACTGCCAATTCGATTGATTGCTTCGACAATCTTACCATCCAATGTTATTTGCATAAGTAACCTCTTATATAAGTATTTGATTATACATGAAACATAAGTAAAGAATTATGTGTCATATTTAGTACAATGTTTCCCAGTTGAAAGTCTGATTTAAAAGGAGACATTAATGAATAAAATTATGATTCTTGCGCTTCTGTTTATCAGAGTCGCGTTTGCAGCAGATCCACTTACACAACCAATCCCGAATCAAAATGGGTTTGATACAATGGATATGGCTGCGACAGAAGCTTTAAAGGAATGTATCAAACTATCCACCAAATTTGAATATGGTGGTGTGATCCTAGAATGGAATGGGAAGTTCTACTTCACTAACCCAATCACAAGTAAGTCTGATAAGGAAATCGGGACTTTCAGGATTGCTTTCTACAAAGGTAGTAAAGTTGTGGGACTATATCACACTCACCCACCAGGATTCAATAGTGATATTTTCTCTTCTTCAGATGTAAAATTTGCTGATGATAAAAGCTGGGTTAGTTATATTGCTGTAATCAACGAATCAAAATCCAGGGTGCTTCGATATACTCCTGGTAAGACCAGCAAGGAAATCAAACACCATTTGATAACTGAAGGTGAAGTAAGTGATGGTGATCCTGTTAGCGCCATTTAGGTCCACATAACCAAACAACCAAAGAACGGCGAGTCCCTTTGGTTACGGGTGTGACTCTATGCATAACATACGAAGGGAATGCATGAACGATTCCCTTCGTTTTTTGGACTTTCACTGTTTGATTACCAGCAAACAATTCTAAATCGCCACCTTCATATTCATTTGGATCACTCAACAATAAAACCAATGATAATTTTCTAGGTGGAGAACCATCAGATGCATAACCCTTGTCCATATGCCAATCATAGTGACCTTCAACAGTATGATCATATATGGTATATTGAAGATCATCACTAAAACCAGAAACATCGCACTGAAAATATTGACCATTCAATTGACGAGCAATCCATCCTAATTTTTGATAAAGCCAACTAGCTTCGTCAGAGTTAAACCAAGCTACTCTGCTACGACGAATTTCCGTATTCACACCAGAACCTTCCATCAATCCAACAATCGCTTCTTCACCTTGTGTGGTGATTTTATTTTCTCCAATGCTAATGATTTTATTGAGTTCATCCTCACTGAATCCGTTTTCCCAATATGCATGTAATGATTCCTTACATGCTACGTCTGCAAATGGTTGAAGAGAATAGAAACTCATTTTATTTCCTTTGCCAGAGTTTTTCTCTGTAATAACTCGGTTGTGCTGCACGTCTGCGGCGGGTCAAACCTATCAAATCAGAAGTTTGTTTATCAACAATCTTCACATTGGTTTTCCTAGAGCTCGTCAACACGTCATCTCTTTTTATCAGAATCATTTGAACTAAAGGAGTTCCTGCTTTGATGATTCCTGTGTAATTTACTTGTGTAAAGAAGAAAGGAAAATTGATATATTCAAGTGCATCATTTCCCATATATCCATCATCAACTAAACCAGAAATACATTGAAATCTTGGATCTGGCCTATTCAATGGAGAAACAAATAATGCACTGTAGTCTTTTGGTATCTTGATGTACCAATAATTCAAAAATTTCATGGGAGGTTTAGGCATCGATGGATGCATTGGTCCTTTTTCAGGATTAAGTTGATTCTGTTGGTGATTCTCAACCATTATCTTACCATGCATCCATTTATAAGAAACACCAGATCCATCTTCGTTTGTAATGAATTCGACATCAGCAGCCAATGGGATAATCCAACCAACACTCATTGCATCCAAGAAAGGAGCACAACGTTTTATCGTGGCATTGTTCAATTTGTCTTCATTACCCACTTTGGGGTGAAGCTGTTTAAACCATTCAGGCATAAACTTACGAGCAGGGATAGGTTCGGATATAACACCGAAATCTTCCTGTTCACAAAGAAATTCAACTTCTTCTGTTTTTAACCAAGATTTCAATAATTTCATAATATAATCAATCTTTTACAAAAGTTTTGTCTTTTTTAAGACATCGCAAACTTTGATTTCGCTCAATCCATGAGCAATACGACGGTAAGAACTCCAATCATCGAAGCATTCATCCCAAACCAAAATTGGAAAATTTGTACACTTCTTATTATGACCATCTACACCTAATGGCCAAGAAGACAACGCATCAAGTGTCTGGGTGTAATGATCAACTTGATCAGCAAAATTCAAGAATTTGAATTCTACACCTGCATCTTTAAGTAATTTGGATGCTGTATAACAATCAGCAACATCCTCATTGAATGCAGTATACAAATGCACATCTTTGATCTTGACTAATTTTTTCTCACTCATGATTATCCTCAAATCCTCACTGATTTGTCCAAGAAACAATGATTTGACCACCTGCTGGAACTGTAGCTAATCCAACTGTGTATGGTCTGATGTTACTATTTATATTGCCTGGTGATCCAGGATTACCATTTTGACTTGACCAAGAATTTGGTGCTGATCCACCTGGTCCACCACTTGTTGCGCCTGTTCCGGCGCTACCACTACCACCAGTATTACCTACAGACCCATTAGAACCAGCATTACCTGGAGTTCCCGCATTTCCACCTGTTGCGCCAGATCCAGCAGAACCTGGGTTTCCTGATAATCCAGCACCACCTGCATTACCTGGTGTTCCTGCACGTGGAGAATTAGGATTTATGTTTGGGGTGTTACCACCAGCTCCACCATTACCATTTGATCCTCCACCAGAAGAATTTCCTGCATTACCTGGATTTCCTGGAGATGTTGGCTCTCCTAATGTAGCAACGTTTCCTCCACCACCACCTCCACCACCACCTCCTCCTGATGTACCGCTATTTCCAGCACCACCTGGATTCCCTGCTGTTCCTCCATTACCACCAGCTCCACCATTACCATTTGATCCAGGATTTCCTGCATTGCCTGATGCACCTCTGTTACCAGGATTTCCAGCACCACCTGCATTACCTGCTGAACCCCCAGGGCCTGCTACACCACCATTACCACCAGAAAATGATGCAGGATTCGCTGCACCATTGAAACTAGAAGAACTTCCAACATTACCTGGTGAACCTGGATTTCCTGATGATCCAGGATTTCCTGATGTACCATTTTGACTTGACCAAGAAGTAGGGGAAGCACTACCTGCATTTCCGCTGGTGGCTCCTGTTCCTGCATTTCCAGCCACACCGGTGTTTCCATTTGATCCTGCATTGCCTGGATTTCCTGCATTGCCTGGACCTACACCTCCACCACCTCCACCGCCACCTCCTTGAATAACTGGAGAACCATTAACGATTGGACCACCAGCATCAATTCCACCGGTTCCTCCATTACCGGCACCTGGACCACCACTTCCTGCACCACCACCATTAGCACCTGATACACCAGGTCCACCAGCATTACCTGGTGTGCCTCCAGTTCCAGCAGTTCCACCAGCCCCACCATTACCATTGTTGTTACCAGCGCCCAAGGAAGGATTTCCTCCTCCTCCTCCTTGACCACCATTACCTCCAGATCCTCCCGTTCCTCCAGGACCATTGGTACCAGAGTTTCCTGTAGCACCAGTGTTACCAGGATTTCCTGCAGCTCCTGCATTACCACCAGCTCCACCAGGTCCGCCAATACCATTTGTACCAGAATTCCCAGGTGTACCGGAATTTCCTACTGTACCAGGATTACCGACGGTTCCTACTCCAGCAATAACAACCTTACGTACATTGAATGGTACACGGATATTAGCTGTGCTATTAAAAGTAACAGAAGTTGGATGAGCTCTTGCACGAAGTAACATTTTGCTAGTCTCTTATCAGTAGTTATTTGCCCCAGCAATATTTGCCAATACTTGTGCACCCCAATAAATTGTACCATTATTGTAAGTGAACAATTGAACAACATCCATGGTGTTACCAGTCGTTGTAAGAACAGGTGTAATATTATCAGACCAATGAACATTATTAACAAATGTGACAGTGTTGCCACCATTTGCAGTTTGACGAAGCATCAATTGGACTGTTGATGTTGTTCCTGATGTTGCAGCATTTTGGAATGTCAACGTAATATTGCCAACCAATGTCAAATCGAAAAAGTCACCTAGTGCCAAATTTATTGTTGTGGCTCCAGTCACTGATCCAACATTCACATATGATTGACGCTGAGCTTTGATTGTTGGTTTGTCAATCAAATTATTTGCAGCAGTCACGGTACCTTGTAACGTGATATTTGATGACAAATCAATCTTCACATCAACCAGATTTGCATTTGCTGTATTAGATGCAACATTGATGGTTATGTTATTCCCGGCAATGATATCCAAACCTTGACGTTGAGCAACAAATGCACCATTGTTGGCAAATACAGCTTTAGCATTACCAACAGCCTGTGTTATTGCAGCCCCATATGCAGCATTAACAGCATTTGCAGTTGCAACAGCTGTCGTACTATTGCTTGTATAGGTGTCAATTACATTCGCTTGAATGACGATATCGACGAGGTTCGCATTTGCACCATTTGCAGAAACATTCAAAGACAAAACACTATTCGCAGAAAAGTTCAATCCTTTACGTTGTGCAACAAACACACCACTATTTGCAACCACAGCTGTGGCATTACTAATAGATGCTGCATACACAGCATTCACAGCATTTGCAGAAGCGACGTTGATGACACTATTACTTGAGAAGCTATCAGTGATGTTTGCAGTTGTTAGAATGGTTGACAAACCATTAGTGTCATTTGCTCCAGCCTGCCAAACATTTGATGTGTGGTTGAAGGAAAGTCTTGCGTTCTGGTTCAATCCAGAACCACGATAAACCAAAATCTTACCATCACCATCAGAAGCAGTATTAGAACGGAGCTGTAAAGTATCTGTAGTATTCAGGGTCTGACCAACAATGATTGTGTTACCCTGAACCGTCAAATTGTTGAATACAGCATTACCATTAACAATACTATATGATCTGGTTGGATCTAGGATGATATCATAAGCATCCAGTTCTCCAAGCACAAGCAATGACTGAGCAATAAGATTCTGAACATTTGCATTCGCAATCCATACATTAGCATTCATGTATGTGTTGCCAGTATTGGACATGAATATCTTATTAGCAATGTTGATCATTGCTAATCCACCCCAAAATGGTACATTAGGTGATACATTCGGGTTCAAATTTATACCGCTGAAAACGATATAACCAGCAGCATTCAAATTCTGGGTTCCCATCCCAGTATTTGCAACAATATATTTGGCTTGGATACCATTTGCAGCTTGCAACAACCCTGCAACTGCTGTCATGATCAGATTATTACCTTGAACAGTATGATCACCGAAATCAAGGATAGAACCAACGGTTAGCTGCTGAGAGATCGTTGTATTACCAGAAACAGAAAGCAAAGTTCCGAGTGTACCAGAAATCGTAAGTGATCCATTTGCGATCGTGATACCATTTTGGTCCTTAAAATAATTTCCATTACGGAGTTCATTGACACTGTTGGCAAGATTGTTGGTCTGGATCAACCAATCTTGAAACACATTTGCTGTAGTGATTAGCGAAATATTCGCGTTACTCATACCCTTGCCTCATTTCTTCTGTCATTCCAACTTCGTTTCATTGATAAGCTCATTTTTTGTTTCATGGATTCATTCCAAGGATATTTACCTACAGGCTTATTACCTTCTCCAACAGTGCTCTTAACATGCTCTTGAGTTCTCCAACATCACCTTTCAGCTGATTTATATCTCTTTCCCTCTGCACTTCTTTGTTGACCTTTGTCAATCTTTCTTCATGACGTCTGACAGCTGAAAGATCAGTATTCAACACTGCTTTACTGTTTGAGTCTTTTACAAGGTCTGGATGATCAGTGATACGAAACAACATGGACTATTTATCCGGCAGGGAGTGCTGTCACCTGTAATGAACTTACAGTTGGTACAACAGTTTGATCATCTGCAAACAGAACAATCTTGATTGCAAAGTATTGGAATGATCCACCAAGTGGATATTGTACACCATTCACAGTGTATTGCAACACACCTGAAGGCAAACCATTTGATCCTAATGCTGGACAAAATTGTAATCCAACAGGTGTATTTTGATCTGCTGAGTTAACATCATTGATCAATGTCATCTTAACCCATGGCAGATCAGTAAAGCTCTGTGTGTCAGTTGATGATAGAGCTTTGTAATATACACAAACATCTGATCCAACTGGACGGATTGCATTCAAATAAACTCGAAGATCACCTGCTGCAAATCCATTTGCCAATGTAATCTTACGAGTCACATAACGAGTGATACCATTTCCACCAATTTGACCATTTTCACCAGATACAACTGCTGTTGCATTGACTGGAGCACCTGCTTCACTGATAGTGATCGTTGGAGATACACTATACCCAGCACCTGGGTTGATAACGGTAATGAAGGAAACAGAATTACCACTCATTACCATAACATTTGCTGTTGCTTGAACTCCATCTGCAAGATCTGGTGGTGAAATTGTTACAATGATGTTGTTAGCATTGATGTGATTTCCACCATTTGTTACAGTAATATTTTCAGGATTGATCTGTCCACTGTTGATGATATTGGTTGTTGCAATTGCAGACAACAATTCACCATTGAACATAGGAGAAACATCTGGATCATTAGTCTGCATAGAGACCTGACACAATAGGCTCTGATTGTTACCTGGAATGATAACGCGACGACGAGTACTATTGATAGATGAAACCTTCAAATCATGACCAAAATTCCATGGTGTATCAACAAGAACCTGTGTGTATCCAGGTTCTTGAGCAAATGTATTTGCAAGGGTTGTCAAAACTTTGTAAGTCAATTGACATGGAGGGAAATTCAAATCACTAGAATGCAACAACAAGCTATCATAAGGCGTGAGACTTGTCAATGGTTGCATTACAAAATTGAAACTGACAGGAGCTGTGCTAAAAACAGCCTTATTCAAAACAAACATCAAAGCTTCATTTGGTACAGCTGTCCAAGTAGAAGCATTTTGAGACTTGAAGAAAGAACCAACAGAAGGTTGACTGCTGATACGACGAATACCATTACCACCATTGCTTATATCATTAGAACCAACGTTCGCAATGTAAACTTCGTAGTCTGGATTTTCTGTATACAGGACGATTGCATATTCAGTTGATGGTTGCAAATATACAGGATCCAAAAATTTGAACTTGGTGGAAGTTGTGTTATTGATGATAGAAGAACCGATGTTTATGCTATCAGGAGTTGTACTAACTTGAATGCTTCCATAATCAACAGAACAAGATGCTACGACGTTTTGTGTTGGATAACCATTCTGAACCTGAACAATTTTTAATTGCACAGGAAATTGTGGTGAACTTCCAACTGGCTTAGCATTGAACCAAATATCGATACTGCTGACAAAAATACCATAATTAGATTTCTGACTTTTTGGTGGAGGAGTGAAAAATGTTTGAGCAATTGGATTGACTGAAAATGTCCCACCCAGCTGACTTAGATCTACACCATTATAGATACCATTTGCTGAAGAATTTGCAGCCAATTGTGACAAAACACCTGAATATGTGGTATTTGGACCAGGTGATGCAAGTGCTGTTTGCGGAGTTGACACATACTGACTTGATGATGGCCCTGGTTGATTAATTGGTGGTGCAATAGAAGGTTGAGTAGTAATCGGAGATACAACAGGGGTTGCAGGTGTAGATTTACCAGCACCCAGATATCCCTGTGATACATACTGAGCATCAGCCATCATTGTTGCATTTGGATCATCAACAATATTAGAGTCGCTGATTGTGAATTTCTGGGAACCAGTCAAAAATTGAACAGTTGATGTTTCAGGTAAATTGAACACGCCAAACAGATGACCGCTATCATCAACTGAATTTAAACCCAAACTGTAATAACTATTTCCTGTTGGATATGGATTAAAGGTTGTATTGGTGTAAACGGCATTCCCATTGACTGCAAGAACTAATCCTGCTTGACCGAGACCAGTTTGTCCTGTGATGAAAACGATATTACCAACTGCATCAGAAGGTACTGTTCCTGAAACAATCACACAGTTTGCATTTGGTGGATTCACTCCACCAACAGAACCATGACGATGATCATACGTATTAACGAGAAATCGTTTAGAAACATTGTCCAATGAAGAAACAATTGAATTCAAAGGGAATCTGTTTCCCTGAACAAGGCTAGCTGCACGAACAGTCAAAGCAGACCCAGATTTATATATGGTTGCTTGGATATTTGCAGAACTATTAACAGTTAATGTTCCAGTAATAGGCTCAATTGCCATTACACCATCACTGCTATTCCAATAAAACACACGACCTTCAAACGTCGCATTATCAGGAGTTGGAACAACATTACCAACGGCTTGATAAACCACATCACCAACAGCATAATCACTTACGCCAAGTGTATTTGCTCCGATTGCAGCAACATTGACTGTTGTGTAGTTTTCATTGAGATAAATGGTATTACTCATGGATTTACCAATTGCAGTAGCAAACCCATGAGTTGTGTTACAGTAGAATCTTTCACCAACAAGAACACCAGCAGTTGCTACAGCAGCATTAGCTATATCTGGAAGTAATCTGGATGCACGTTGAACAAAACGAGTGACATTTGTATCGCCAAAAAAGAATTGAGCAAGGCGATCTGGTCGAAGATTGTCCGCACCAAATTCAATTTCACGTGAACGCATGTATGGAACAACAGCGTTGTTAACAACATTTGTTCCAATTGAAGTTGAGATTGTCGTATTTGCCATGTTCTACCTTAGTTGATTCCTTGTGACCTATTTAAGGCTCAGAGGAAACGATTGATTGCTCCAATGCTTGAATGAGCAGACAACACTATACCATTACCAACAGTGCTGTTAACAGGAGCTGCAGCTCCTGATGCTATCAAATTTGTTATGGCTTGTACACCAGCAGCTGGTACAGTGTACCAATAACCATCTGGTATCATGATACCATATCCGGTTGGAGTCTTTCTAATTCTAACACAATAACTTCCATAGTACCAAACACCACCGATACCATAACCAATACCAACACTTGATAGATAAGTGTAATTCAAGAAGTTATATCCATAAAACCAATTGTTCAATGGATAACAATAAGTGAATTGTGTAGGTGCAGCAGGCTGTGTTGCACCTGCTGCTGGTGGAGTTGGTGCTGGTGCAGTTGTTGTTGTTGTTGTTGGAGTCAAATTTGCATTGTTCTTGTCTGTTGTAGCACCAGTTGTACTTGGTGGAACGACAGGAGCAGGCGCAGGAGGAGGAGCTGGTTCGACAGGAGGACCGATAATCTGAGGAACCAAATCATCACTATACCAGAAATCTGATTGAGGGTATAGATACACATCACCCCGGAACTGACCAAATGCATATGGTTGAACTTGCGTGAAATCAGAAGCTGTATTCTGAACAATACATGGAGTTTCGCTATAACTCAATGAATATGTACGATCATTGGTTTGTGCAGGTCCAGTTGCACTGCTAAACATGAATCCAATTGGATTGGCTTGAATATAAGGTCCAAGGATTCCATTATTGATGTTACAAAACAAATCTGGATTGCTAGAATCAGCAACACTGAAATCGACGAAACTATCTGTTACAATACCATATTGTTCCTTTGCAGTCGTACCATCTTGATACAGAACAGTTTGTTGCATTGTCTGTTGTTCTAATTGGCTCAATGATACATAATATTCAAGCTGTTGAATACGACGATCCAATGCACCAATATCAGACATTGTGTAACGTTTATTCTCAATATACTGCATTGCTACCAATGAAGCAGAGGAAGTGTATGCAGGGACATTGATGACATAAATTGTCATTGAGTCAGGAGCATCTGCTGGGACCTGAGGAACAAGTGCAGGTGTTCCTTGAATGATCTGAAATTGCTTGCTTGCAGTGATTGCCAATTTATCAATACGAGGAAGATAGTATGCATATGACAAAGTCATTGCATTATCTGGTTGTGGCAAACGCAATCCAGTCAGGTTAAGAGACTGGATGTTTGCCGTTGTGCCGATTGTGCGAGTTGGTCGAAAATCAATCGTGTCACGAAGACTGGTTGCACCAAATCTTTCAGAAGAATAAACTTGAATGCTACCATTCGCATAAGCAGATGCACTATATGAATCAGCACTAAAAAATCCAGTCGTTGAATCATGTGAATAATATTGCAAAATCACAACTGTCTGACCAACAGGAGGAGCCTGACCATCACGTAGGATTATGCCACCATGATCATAATAGTTATCACGTTGACCACTATCAAACAAATAACGATCTGTAATATCAATTGAGTTTATGGTATTTGGTGCTTGTGATGGAGAACCTGAATCATAAATTTTGATAATCTGTACAACATCTGCTAATGCAAGACCTTGTTTTTGACCAGGAACTTTCTTGATATCATTCCAGTTAGTGAACCAAACATAACCATTTGCTGCATCGATATAATGACTATTTGCATTGGTTGTGCCAATCACAGCTTGACCATTGATATATTTGTCAGTTGTCAAAAGAGTTGTATTGGATGTGTTACCAATCAATGTTTTGGTACGACGGAAGTTCACTGATGCGTTGGTATCTTGAACAGTGACTAAGATATCACCCAAGAAATTTCCTGTGGTTACAGTTTTCAATGTAACATGGGTTGAATCCGTTTGATACACACCATTACCAGCTGGATTACTTCCCAAATCCCAAGTAATGACCTGACCATTTGCAAGATTAGATGTCTGCTTATCGCGAACTACAACAAAGAAATTGTTTCGAGAAATCGTGTCAGGTAAATATTGATTACTGAATCCAAATGTGAATTGTTCAGCTGTTCCCAAACCAGAACCTGTACCAATAGTTGTGTTACCAGAAGTAAACTGCACTGTATCCAATGTCTTACGATTCGTGAATGTCACATTGGAGAAACTATTTTGGGCAATATAGTTCTGTGGTAATTCAAAATCAAGACGATTGAAATTCGTATTGAAAAGAATGGTATTTCCAGATGCATCCTTACCCTGTACTGAAATATCCATGCAAGCAAACAAAGCAGAAGTTGTATTCTGGGTACCAAACACATTTGCTGCAACTACTGTTGGGTGTGCAACTAGAGCATCGATGTCTTTAATGCCGAAATTGATAGAAACATTTGACGTGCTATCCAATAATTGTGTTGTTGCTCGATCCAAGAAACCGATCTTGTTAACAGAATCATAACTCACAATGGTACGAATATCACCAGAGGAATTACCAGACAACACAGTCATGGTAACATTTGCGAATGCATTCGTTGTCCCTGTGAAACTTTGTGGTAGTCTGATCGATGTCGTATTTGCAGAAACACCATTTGCATTGATAACAATAGGTGTTAAAGTCACATCCAATAGATAAGCCAACCAAGTATTAGTACCATCAAATTCAATATCGCGAACACGAGCTGTTCCAATCTTAGTATTTCCATAAGATTGAACATTAGCAGTGTTGATACTTGAAGAGGAAACAATGTGGAGATCCACTTGACCAAAATTGTCAGTAGCAAATCCGGTCGTGTTTCCTGAGAACAAATTTGTTACAGTGACATAGTTGCCAAATTCAAGTGACAATTGGAAATCTGTTGCCGTATTGGTTGAACGAGCTTTTGGATTGTTCAATTTTACAGGGGCGATTGTTTGGAATTGAAATCCTTCAATATATGCATTACCTGGACCAACACTCACAATCATGTTGTTTGCATTACTTGCATCATCTACAGTTGATGCGATGAAAGGATCAACTGTAAAGTTACCAGATTGATCATATGTGCGACGAGCCAGAACTTGCTCAATGTTTCCAAGAACAGGATATTCAACCTGACTAGTAATTACACCATTTTCGATACGGAGTAATTCAAAAAACTTACTGTCATCTGTACTATTCAACAAACGCTTTGCCAATACAAGCTTGTATTGATAACGAGTTGCACCTGGAGCCTGATAATTAAAGGAGCTTTGTGCAGGGTCTAATAAAGTTGAATCTGTTGATTCATCAATAATACTATCATCAATTTCCAATCCAACACGGTATGATGGAAACTGATCTTCAGAATCTAAAACAATAGTCTGCTTAGAAACAGCAACAAAATATCCACTGACATAAAAAACACCATCATTAATGGAAACGATAGAACCTTTCGTCACTGCGTTAGATGTTAATAGACTTGCGGTTTCTGTTGTATTTGTTGCAATCTGAAGTGTATCACCAGGATTGAACTCAAATCCTGAGAGATATTTCACAACCAATGCACCTTCCACAGTGTTGGATGAAACTGTATCATCAACAGAAATACAAACTGCACGAGTTGTTACAGGACCAACAGAATTGATAAGAAGAGTGCCAGCAAAATCAGAAAGGCTGATGTTATCATTTGCCTGAATCAATAAAGATGTAACAGTGTTATCAAAAGTGATATGTCCACCAACAACAGGAGATCCATCTGTGAATAGGAAATCTCCCATTTGACTGATCTGATATTGCAACAATGATTGAAGTTGCGTAAGTTCACGGCCTTGGACAGCAAATCCCGGACGAAATAAGATCTGGACATAATCCTTTGAGATAGCTTCATTTGCATCATCAAAGTATGGACTGGAATTTTGATAATTAGGCACTTATGTTCCTCTTAGAAACTCAATATCAATCTAACTTGTTCAGTCTGGTTAGCACCACGAATAACTGGCAACACATTGTTCACATATAAAATCCTACCGCTATATTTTTTAACTACAGATGGAGTCAATATAAATGCAGTCACTGGAGTAGTCTGTATAGTTCCAATAATAGGAGATTGTGGTGAGAATGATCCGTTGATGTTATTTAGCCACAGAATGTCATTTGTATCGTCCCAAAACACTACAGTACCAACGAAGGTTGCCTGAGCAAGGCTTGATCCTTGGTATACAGTTTCAGCTATGTTGAAGAACTGACCAGCTGGGAGAGGCTGTACAGTCACTGTAGTTATTGTACCATAATTTGTATTGGTTGCGAAACTACCAGATACCAACAACGGTTGCAAAATAAGACCTATTTGTCTATATTCAAACAAGCCTGTTCCTACTGATGCACCTGTTGGTAAAGTTCCACCTTCTGTTCCAGAAAGCTTTAGGCTTACCATAACAGAAGTTGCACCAAGTTCATAAACAGGATTATATCCATGACCACCCTGAGGACCAATAATCACACGTAGGTTTGCGCCAGCACCATTAACTCCAGCGTTAAGAACAACATTTGCTGTTGTATATCCTGATCCACCATTCAATAGGTTGATATCAAAAATTGAACCATTGGCATCAACCTTTGCTGTTGCATTTGCATTAACACCATCACCCACGATAGTGATGATTGAAGCAGAGTTAGATGCGACGTTCTGATTGTATCCAGAACCACCATTGTTGATCACAATAATATCAATTTCACCGTCAACCGTGGCTGCAACTACAGAAGGATCTCTGAACACTGGCATCCAATCTTTAGAGAAAAACAATTGTTTCTGTCCAGAAGGAATGGTGTAAAGATATTTCCATTTATATCCATCACTTGTAATGATGAATGGATTGATTGGCAATTGACCACCGATAGACAATTGTGGCATGACAGTTGATGTTACACCATTATTATTCTGTAAACAGATAAAAACTTGATCCATTGAATTACGAGCATAAAAATTGGTTGCGTAATTTGGTGAAGTATCTGTAACAAGATAAGGTGTATTTTGAATGAATGAACCAGAAAACGATGTATTAACATTCAAAGAGGTATTAGATAATATATCTGTGACTTGAAGTATCTGTGGTGCAGTATTTTCACCATCACCACCCAGATACAATAAATTACCATTGGTCAATTGGGAAAGGAAAGTCGTGTTAGTTCCGATAACTGTCCTGGAATTTGATACATTAACAGTACCTTGGAGTGCAGCCAAATCGATAGTTGAATACATATCAACCTGATTGTCCCACATATCATACACAACACCAGATTGCCAATCCACACGAGGTACGACAAATGCGACATCAGCTGCTGTAACACGCTTCAATGCAACCATGTTACGCCAAATATTGTTGATATAGTCTGTGCTTTGATTAGGAACAGGGATCAATAAATCATTTGCAGTATATGGAGATTCTTGACCAATTGTCAAATACACATTGGCTGCTGTAATGGCTTGGGTAAAACCATTAGCTAGGGAAATACGTTGATTGACTGTTAGGAGATTCTTTTCTGATATCATGTTGTTTTCTCAATGAATTATTTAGGCATCAGTATCAACGATGTAAACCTCATTATTCATGTTCGGATAGACTTGATAATAAACATTGGTTGTATTGGATGTGAACAATGTGTTGACTGTGACATTACCAACATTGTCATCTACCAAAATCACAATAGAAGTTTGAACATTGCCACTGATATTTGTAACGATTATATCATTTGCAACCAGATTACTTGTGTGACCTGATGATATCATCAGATTAGAACCATTAGTTGTACTGAGTGTGTCTTGACCAAAATATACAGTGTTACTATCCAACAAAAGAGCGGTAGCATTGATAACTGTTTTGACTTCCTTAGTCTGTGAACGTCCATCAAGATAAGAAATAGTGAACAAATCTCCTGGATTTACGTTCCCAACAAAATGAGTATTGCTGCCAAACAAAATACCATTGCTGAATGCATTTATATTGACAATACCAGAAAGGTTTGCAGTATTAGACAATTGAATTGCTTTTGCGGTTATCACATCACCCTGATGTTGATTATCTGTTATTGTCATCAATCCTAACATTCTCATGCCAGCAGGATGTAATATCTTCGTGATGGTATCTTCATACTGTTCAAGAGCTTTCTCTACTTGAACAAGATAACTATAGTTATGATATGTGACCGAGTCTTGAAGAAACTGATCAGCACTTAATTGACCATCAGTGCTGATCCAAAATCCAGGATATTTGATCAATCCTCCAAAGAATTGTGCATTAGCTTTTGCTTTACCATTACCATAAACGTGAACAGAAACAGGAATTGCATTCAAATTTGCCCCAATCAATTGCTGGGACAAATTGATAACTCCAGTATAATTGTACAATCTGAGTATACTGTTACCTCTATCATATTGATCTACAAATGCAATGAAAGTTGCTGTATTAACATTTGCACCTTGGAATACTTTTTCACTTTGGGTGTAGAACACATTGTTGGATATCGGTTGAATTGTTACATCTTGATTCTTCAAAGAAACCAGAGGTGTATTGATATAATCGAATCCTCTATTAACCATTCGAATCGTTTGAACACGACCAATCGCAGATACGGACAAAGAGAAAGCTTCTCCATCATTGTCACCAAAAGCTTGTAATACTGCTCCAGTACCATTTGAATTTGCTGCACCATTTGCACTGTTTGCTAACAAAACAGGTGGCTTTGGTCTTGCATACCCAAATCCACTGTTAGTGACCAAAACCTTGGTGATAGTACCATTTGCACCAGTGATAAAATCAAATGTAGCACCATAACCTATTGAACTATCAACTCTAATTGTATCTGTTACATTAGAGTATCCAGAACCACCATTAAGAACTTGAACAGCAGCAATACGGCCTAGATCTTGTACAGCTGGTCTTGATTGTAGATATAGGATCAAATTATTCTGAGTTGGTACAGCTTGATATACTGCTAACAATGATTGACTAAGATCGCTTTCGAACACTGACAAAAGATTCAACGTTGGAATTTGACCATAACCAGACCCACCACTAATCACATTCATGTGAGAAATTGGAGCAACTGATATGTTCGCAAAACTAAAGGCATTACCAAGAACAGTGTGTATATTTGCATTCACAGTGTTGCTGAATGCATAATTATTAGAACCAAGTTGAACATTGGCTTTGAATTCAATACTGTCGGTATTCAAGAACAAAAACACTTGATTTGATGAATCAACACCATCAACAATCACATTTGCACCAACACCTGTGTCACCAGGTGCCGCAACAACATTGACTTCCGTGTTAGGTTGCAAACGAAATCCATAACCACCACTGGTGACTGCAACAGATTGCAAAGAACCAACAGTGACGTTACCAACATATGCAACAGCTTGAATAACATCATTCGATGATGCTAAACCGCCAATAATGGAAACAGGATCTCCTGGATAGGAAATTGTTCCGTCTGTGTTGAATTTTGTTCCTACATATTTCAAACCTTGATTATTAGGATCAACAATTATACCAGACAAGGAACCAATAATTTTCTCTTCAAAAACAATAGGTTGTCCTATATTATCATTACCACAAATGATTTTGAGTTGTTCTCCAGGAATGAAATTATCAGACACATTGGAAATGAATATTTCCAATATTTCCCTATTCAATGTTGGATCAATTGATAGTGTTGCGCTTTCAACAACACAGGTTGTGTTTGATTCTACACCAACCCCTCTTCTTCCAGGAAGAAGAGAAATATCAAATGTAGTATCATTCCCTGTTAAGGTAACTTTCAATGATTGTGGTAAATTCCATTTTCCATCACTAACACGAAGAATGTTCTGTTTCGGATAATAAATCTGAGCATCAAGGTTGTAAAGAGCACGAAATAGAAATTCTATGGAATTTTCTGTTCCCTTAGTTTGATAAAATTGAGTTGCAACCTTAAGAAGCTTTTTCAAATCCAATGATATTTCATTTGGAAAGTAAGGGAGATAATCTTTCTTGAAAATCTGTAAAAATTGATCAGTTGTTGTATCAATCATCCTGTAATTCAACAAGTTATATAATTGATAGATACTGTTGCCTTGAGTGCTATCCTCAAGCCATTGATAGTATGCTTTGACAAATGTTACAAGATTTGGATAGGAATCCTTGATGTATGTAGGAAATTGAGAGGATACATGAGAACTGATTGTGTTTGTTAAAACAGCCATTCAGATCACCTTAGCTCTTATCAACATTCATGTTAACAGTAACAGCAGCAACATCACCAGAATCAAATGTCAATATGTTATTAAGCTTTGATGCAAAATTATCAGCACTTGGTGGAGCATATATTGACAAGGTTCCACTCGGATTAGACACATTTGATGTTGTGAAATCATTCAGAACCAATATCCCATTCGTATAATCAATAGTTCCTATATTGTTACTCAACACTGTTTTGATGTTATTTTGATCAAAATAGTAACTGCGCAAAGTTCCTGTTGTTTGTTGTGTAATAGCTTCGAGAAGGGCACCCGATCCTCCGCCTCCTGAAATTTCAACAGTTGCAGTTGTGTATTCTGCACCTTGTTGATCTACAACAACAGAAGCAATTTTCCCATTAACGATAATTGCAAATGCATTTGCTCCAGTACCATCCCCCAGAATAGTGATAGTTGGAACAGAAGTGTAACCAGAACCAGGGGTCAAAACCGAAATAGATTCTACACCAGTGCTTGATAATGGTACTTCTTCAATAAAACATTGACGAAGAGTTCCGGTTTGATCAGTTTGTTCAAAAGTAGGAGATGAATAAACCCTATTTTGTCCAGAACCTACCTGTAATGGGATACCAAAATTCAATGTATAAGTGACTTCTGTATTCAGTATTGGGTCAAACCTCTTTTGTAAAAAAATATTACATGCAGATCCAGTTATGGAAAGATCAGAATCGTCTATTGCACGAAGAAGTTTACTTTGACGAAATGCATTGTTGAACTGATTCAAATTTCCATTTGCCCAGGAAATAACACTATTGGCCACAATACTTTGCATTTGTGTAGCTGTACTTGAAGTCTGTTTTGGATCGTAAAATGCATCAACACGAAAATTCAAAAATGTTTCATCTGCATCAACAAATTGCGGAATAACTGTAAGCACACCAATTGGTTGCAAAACAGTATTGATCAATACCTGCTTTTGTGCTTCTGTTACAGTAAATCCATTCAACGGTAGTGCACTGATGAACACTTTACCATAAACAGGAGGAATATTTTTCTCTCCTCCCCAAACAGTAACAGATTGGAAAAATGGATATCGTTTACTGATCTGATTGATATAATCATTTACAGTAACACAACGATTTTGGGAAAGATAACTCTTTGGTGCATTGAGTTTAATGCTAGCACTAGATTCTGCGTCAGAACCCCCAGAGGAAGGAATCACTGTTGTAACATTAGCAGTTGACCCAGATAACAAAGCAGTTTGAAGTTTGAATGTCTGAATTTGATTGGCCGGTGTACCAGAAGTGGACAAATAACTCACTATCACAAGATTACCATCTTGTAATTGAGTTCCTAAAATACCATCACCAAAATATATCTGATAGTTACTAGATTGACCGATGTCGATGTAGTAGACGTTAGTATCGCCTGTGACTTCAGTTGCATTTTCTGCCAACGTAAATGTGTTTTGACTCAGATTTGTGTTGCTAGTCTGAACTACAACTTGTAATGTACTTGTGTCTATAGAACTATCAGCCAAATCAAATGATTGTGTTGGATTGGTGGTGCTATCAACAACAAATGTTTTGACAACAGGTTGACCTTCTTTGATTTGTACACCTGTAAAATTGAATTGATTTCCTGTATTTGATACCGTTGCTGAATCAACAGTTACAAAATTATATGAAACACCATTAAGAGCTTGAGAAGTGAAAGCTGTGAACCTTGGCATCGTCAATATTGTTGTTGAATCACCATTTGATTTTGTTATTGCAACGTTGATTGTCGCTTGTGAAGCAGTCATTGAACGAGGGGTATATGATAGCAATTTTGCATGAGAAATAATGTTCGGCTTAAGGACTGCTGTATCTAAAAACGCTTCATTGACTGCCATATTCAAATAAAATGAAAGATAATGAGTATTCAAACAAAGAATATCAATCAATTGATTGATTGCTGAACCAGTGAAATCAAAGTCTAGAAATGTATTCTGACTTTGCATGTACTGGATGAAATTCGCCTTGATGCTATCGAAATCTAGGCTTGAAATGACAATTTTTTCGTTGTTAGCTGAACTCATTTATATCATCTCAATCTTTCAAGGAAGAAAGATATTGTTATTGGGGTGGCATTACTCACAACTGAAAAAGTGATAGTCACATTGTAACCATTATTATCTGGATCACTTATCACATTCACACTAATGATCTGAGCTCTCTTTTCAAAATTCAAAATCACATTAGTGATTTCATCACTCAAAAGACTAGCTGTCGTAGGATCAGACAATTCAAATAACAATCTTTGAACATTACCACCAATTTCAGGATGAAATGGTCTATCATAGTGATTGGTCATGATCAAATTGACAACAGATTGAACAACAGATTGAACACCTTTGATCAATAACAAATCTCCTGTTATCGGATGTGGGGTGAAATTGATGTTAAAATCCTTGTAAGGTGTGACTTGAGTTTGAATTGGAGCTGACATTGCTTTCTCAATGGGTTATCAGTTATTTAGTGTTTCAATGAGAACCAAACCGATCTGCACCATGTAGAACAGAATTTAAATGACCAACCTGGTAAATGTTTGTTACATTGTTTGCATTTGTTCATGATATGAATTGATTAGCCTCATCTTGACGCCTCTTCACCAAATTCGAAATTACTTTACCAGCTGATTTATTCCATGCCAAAAAGTCTATTTTTGCCTTACACCAGTTTTGTGCATTGATATCTTTCAACAAAGTACTGGTGGAGAAGTTTGGTACACCCACATTAAAAACAAATGAAATCAATGCGTCTATCATATTCTGAGTTAGATCAACATTGACATATTCTTTAATCTTTGGAAGGAAAATATTATTGATTGCACTCAATTGGTCTTGCACTGCTTCTTCCTTTGTCCTGACTGTATTTGCTGTCAATGTATACGGCAATACAACCTGAGTGCAACCATATCCGATAGTTAGCAATGCTGGGCCAATAACTGGGTCTGGATAAGCAACACATGATCCATTTGCCAAAGCCTTAGCAAAACCTTCACGTTGTTGTAATGATTGTAATCCAGCATCACTGATAGTCCATTGATCTGATGTCAAAAATGTCTTAGTATTGGCATCAAAATTACAAGTAACATTTGAAGTGTTTTTATCTGGTGGTGCACCATTTGCAGTAAGCAACATAGCATGTTTTGCTGCTGTACCTGTGTAAGCATCCAAATAGATGAAATTCTGTTGCCAAGGGTTCGGTGTTGATTCTAATCCAGCCAATCCTTGATTTGGTTGACCTGTATTTGGATCTGGTAATGATACAGCTGATCCTTGTAATGCAGATTGTGCACCAATTTCACAATTAATCTCCAAACCCATCAAGTCAATCGTCCCTGTTGCCAAGAATTCCAATTGACCTTGTGAAGTAAAGAAGCCCGTTCCTTGAGCATCCAAATGTAAATCACCCGTGGATGTAATGAATGATTTCCCACCAACAACCATATTAGAATCACCTTTAATATTCCAAGATGCACTAGCAGCTTGAAGATTAAATTGTTTCTTCACTGCCACATTCATGTTTCCACCAACACTTACGTTGAGATCGTTATCAGCTTCAATGTTTACATTACCGAGAGCTTTTATATAGACCCCTTCTCCAACTGTGACAAGTACACGTCCCATGATATGAACATAATCATCACCCATAACAATTTCATACTTAGACTTGGTGATCTTATCTACACGTGTACCTGTAGGATACATATCAATGAATCCACCCGCACGATGAGTAAATGTGATACGCTCATTACCTGGAGTATCATCGAATTCAATAAGATGACCGGATTCCGTTTCTGTGGCTTTGTTATACGGATATAATGGATTATAGGAAGGATATGGTTCATCCCAGGTCAATCCTGTTGCAGTCACGACTCCCTTATCTAAATTGGTTTTACGAGCTTGAATGACTGTATTTGCAATATCATAACGAGTTGCTCCACTTAATGTGGGTTTACCCAGCTCCTGAGGCAACGGATAAGTCACGGCAGTTGATGGATTAGAAACATTGATACCTGATCCATCAGACTTGTAAGTCAATGATGTGGGCTTACGAGGAGCATTTTGCAAATCAGCACTTGAACGTTGATCCATAAATCCTGCACCATTTGCAGGAACAACCTGAAATCCAGGAAGCTTGAACATAACAATTGGAACTTGACATGATCGACCATCTGCAAACATTCCCATGACAGTATCTCCTTCTTTCAACCAAGGAGAACTATCAGAATTAGTTGCTTGAGCAACAATTGCCCAAGGAAGGTCATCAGAAGGAATATCTGTCAATGATGAGCTGTGAACACCATATGCACGACATTTCACACGTCCAATTGCCAATGGATCTTGCCTACTTTCAACGACCCCAATCCACCAGACAAATCCGTCTAGACCCATAAAGTTACGTTCTATCATTATGAACCTTTGATTGCAATCATGCCTTGTGAACTATCAGAAGAAGGATTCATTGTTCCGTTGATGCTGTCGCTCAGAAGTTCAAAAACAGTTGACATCACATCATTAAAAAAGATGTGATGGACAGCACTAACAAGGTATTTACCAGTTCGGAGTTGATTGATCTGTAATTTGTCGCCTTGAGGTACAGCTTGTGGTACTTCAACTTTAACAATCGAACCTACTTTTAATGCAATATCACCTGGGATTGTACAAACCATTTTGAAACTACTCAACTGAGCAAGACGAGAAGCTTTTTTGTGTAACCAGTTCTCAGGATGAGAAGCATTAGTCTTGGGATCAGAATCAAATGTTGGATAAAACTTTAGGAAATAATCTGGATTTTGATTCAAAGGTGTTTTGAATCGGTTCAATGTTGAATTGAATGGTACAGAGCTATTCAACATAACCCCTTGACCAGCAACATATTGTGAGTTCTGTACCTTACGATTCACAAAATCAAATGTCATCAGAGTTGAATTGAATGCACCATAACGACCAGATGCAATCAAATCAAAATCCTGAACAATCTTCATTACATTCAAACTGTTCCAATTTAATTGAGGATCTGTATCCAGTTTTGGTCTCTTGTAATAGGTTTGATACACAGGTCGACTGATAAGAGTTTCATATGATTGAAAATTATATCCATCTCTGTTTTCGTAGAACATAAACAATGTACCATTAGAAGAATATGCTCTGCTGGACAACCATTCGATTGCTTCAATTGGTTGCATACGAGGCACAATGATGTTAAAAATACCTTCTGTCTTATCCATCAACCCCAATTTCTTCGGATTTACAGCAAGTTGATTTGTAAGCATATCATTGATCATCTCCGAAATGACCATACCTTTATAACTCTTACTTACAAATCTTTGAGTAGAAAGTATCAATTCTTCAGAACAAAAATGTAAGATGTAGTTTTGGAGAGACTGAGATTTCAACTCTCGATCACTTACCTTGTAAACACGGAAAACCTTTTTCAAACTCAATCCGAGGGTGGGTTTATCTATCTCCATGATTAACCATTCGTGTCCATGAATCTTGAAATTTGCTATCAAATCAAGTGCATCACCCATCAATATAGAACCAGACATACAAGGAGAAAATAAATCTTCGTAAATATTGATTTCTACAGCCAATGTTTTGATATCAACAACAGTTCCATCACTGGTTATAAGTGAAAGAGTTGTGATTTTATAATCAGAAGCAGTTAAAAGACCTGGGTCTACAGTCCCTGAATCTGATGGTATAACAGAACTTGGATTAGTCATTGATTTATGAACTCAACAACTGTTGAAGTTCAGCCTCTATTTGATTGACATAATCACTTTTGACCAATTTGATATTCCTAAGTCCATCATTGTTGATTACAGCATTGGTATATGCATCGACACAAACCAATTGGGAACTTGTATCAACAAGGGAACCATCAGAAAAACTCACAACGTTATTTGGAGACAATTGTAGAATTGGATCTGCAATGTTCGGAAAGGCATTAACACCATCTACTGATGATACATTCGTGCCTATCAAACTGACATATACATTCGTTGAAACTTTATAATTTTGAGTTATGGTTACATTGGTTCTTTTTTCAAAATGATCAATTGTTGACTGTGAGTTTGCAACACTGCCATATTTGTTGATCAAAAATTGAGTGAATTCTTCTTGATTCAATGGCCACTGAAAATATGGATCCAAAACTTGATTGGTGAACAAAATAATCCAATGTTTATTTGGATCATTGTAATATTTGGCTGCAATGATTTCTGGTGTATCGCTGTCCTTTACTGCATACGTGAAATATGCAGTGATATTGTTAATGATTGAATCTAACATTTTAACACGACAAAATATATCAACAACCTGCCTGAATTGATTATTAGCAGGATTGTCCATTGTGTATAAAATGCAAGGGAAATTATCAAAGTAAGACATTTTTCTCCTCCAATGTTAATTTCCTGGAAGCCACTCTTTTTGCTATATGTTCAGGAGATTGTTTCTTTCCTTTAGCATGAGTTTTTCCCAACATGAAGCCAACTGGTTTCTTATGACCTTTCAATAACAATCTAGCTCGTTTAGCGCTTTCAGGTGTTCCCACTGGAGGCTTTTGATTCAAAGATTTTGCTAACAAACTTCTTGATTCTCTTTTTTCAGGAGTCCAAACAAGTTTATGATTCAATTTGCCTTGTTCTGACATTTTGTATGTCACGTGTCTGCCACTTGATCCTTCTCCGCCATCAGTATGATTGAACAGAATCCCAGTTCCATTATCTTTGCGACCATATGCAGCGATCAAACATCTTTCCAACCAAAAAGCAGACAACTCATTTGTTGTATTAATCACTTCTATAATTGGTTTCAATCCCAATTCTTGAAGTTTCATTGCCCTACCAAGGACTTGTTTGTTGCTTTTTCTACAAACATCCATTCTAGAATCTTTACCCTTTCCGACGTAAAATGGATCACCAGATCTCGGATCAAAATACATGTATGTGTAATATTGGTTCATATCAGAATCCCTGATTCTTATCACCCGTTACCGGGTTCCACATCAATTCGCGATACATTATCTCGGCTTCCTTGAATCTTAATTGCATAGTGATCTCAACTGGAGAACCGTCTACAAAAGTAGCAAATTGACCGGCACCAGAATAATTCACATCAACGGCTTCAAGAACACAAGTTGATATTTGACTGATGTATGGGTTGTCTGTATTCTGAAATTTGAATGTGATATCAAATTGACCAGGTACAATAAAATATCGGCCATTCGTATTCGTTTGAATTGATGGACTTGAGAAATATTTGAATGTCTGGATAATTTTCTTGATATTCTTGGCTTCTTTCTGAGAACGAGGTTGAAATCTGAATTCAAAAATGAAAGAACGATTTTGAGTTCCTCTATATAACAATTCTACTTGTGGATTCACTGCAACACCAGCAGATCTCAAAGCCAATTCAGTGAATCCACTACCAACCAATCCTGATGCTTGTGCTAATGTACCAAGAACTTCACGACCTGCGGGACTGTTTGCAAGATTTGATGCACCTGCACCAAGCTGTTTAAAAATTCCCGATGCATAGGTTTCTGGATGAGCTACATCTGATAAGCTTGTGTTTTTCAGGGCATTCCAGAAAGATGAAAACGAATCCTTGATCGCATTACCTGCTGCTGTTGCCAACCCAAGATTACCCATAGCTTCTGTTGCACTGACAGTTCCATAATCATGATTGAAACTAGTCATCACAGTATCAGGCATGTAAATTGCAACGCTCTGATTGATTCTACGGAGTTTTGGTTTCAATGAGATAAGGTTCTGGCCTGCAGCAGAAACAAGCTCTGCAGTTGCTGTAGTTGCCAATCCAGCCCCTGTAGCAGCACCAGCCGCACTGAGGGGTCCCCCATCACTTGCTGAAAATCCTGCCTTTGCAGCAGACAATCCAGCAACTACACCAACACCTGTTTGTGATGCACCAAGGTTCTGTGGTTTACCTGCAGTTGAAGCCAAATAATCACTATTGTTTTGAGAACGGCTCTGAACTGATTGCAAACTTGGATTAGACTTTGTATCGTATTGAACTGACGCAGGAACATAGATGTTGAAGACAACATAGCTTGGTACATCTGGAGAACCCACTTCATCGGGATAACGAAGGAAATTCATATCATATCCACTAGAACCTAAAACAGTGACTTCACTGGTTGGTTGTGTGTCAGAATTGATGATTGGATTTTGTGGTGTGCCGGGTGCAGCCATAAGGTTACCGATGTTGAGTCAACTATTTATGTTACTATACCAAGCTCTTTTTCTGTCATGATCAAAAATAACCATCCTCTTTCCGCACAATATTCCTTTGCAGCTTTAAATTTAGCATCATTCACACCCCACTCCATTACTTCCTTCAGAAATCTCTTAGTAATTTTCTTTGGTTTAACAGGTTGTTGAACTTTGCAAAGAGGTTTAACTTCAATGAGAATGATCTTATTAAGAGATGTTTTGATCTTAAAATCAGGAAAATATCTGTGAAATTTTCCATCAACAGGTGATTTATATGGAATGATCAATTCCTCACTGCTCCATTGAACAATATTTACATCATGATCAAATCGAATCATGAGTTTAAATTCCCAACTTGATCTATAGAAGATATTGCTAGGATCCCCTTGATATTTCTCAGGGTGTGATGGAACGAACCTTCCTTGATGATAAGTTGGCATCTGCGAATCACACTAAATACAACGCATTTCTCATGGTTGTATTTATGTTCAAAGACACAAGAAAACTCGGAACCTACAGCACTACTCCTCATTTAGGTGTACTTTGTCATTTTTATTATGATGCTAAATTGAAAGCACAATTACCATATTGGGACAAGTTCCCATTGTGTATTCCAGCTGATTCTGCCAAAGGAGGTTTCCTTGGATGGAATCTTCACTATGTCACGCAACGTGTTCGTAAAATCATTCTTGATGAATTATTCAAATATATGGAATACGAACCACAAAAACGTTTACAAGCCAGTTATGGTTTCATGAAGAAACTTAGCATTTATGATGATATAAAACCATGCATCAAACATTATCTTTTAGATCACGTGCGATCAAGGTTCTTGGAGATAAATCCTGTCAACTATTACAAAGTGATCAAAATGCCTACCGCACAATGGCAAAAATCAACTCCTTACAAAGGTGCAAAATAAATGGCTTTCAACGTTTATGATTTCTTATCAAACATTGAGAATGCCAATGAAGTTGCAAAAGCAGACAAATTCGATGTTGTGTTTGCTCTTCCTCAACAATTGACGGGTCCTTATGGCCCAGTAGAATTGGCATTAACATGCGAAGCTTCTGAGTTACCAGGGATTGATATCACTCCAATTGAATATCGTCATCATGCTTTCATTAAACGTATTCCTCATCACATCTCCTACAGTCCTGTGACTTTCACTTTTTATTGCACAGGTCAAATGTTAGAAAAACAGTTTTTTGATATGTGGACTGATTTTTGTATTCCAAAAGCTACAGGACTAGTCAATTACCGTCTTGATAATCTTGGTAATCCTCAATATGAATCCAGTGTGACTGTCAACCAATATGATCAAGTTGGTAATCGTACATATTTCGCCCAACTTGATGAAGCATGGCCAATTTCTGTTAGTGCATTGAACCTAAACTGGAGTGATGATAGTATTCATCGAGTCACAGTCACAATGGTTTACACCAAATGGTTGACAGCTGCAGATGGTGCAGTGGGTGCATCAACACCTGTTCAACGAGGTGGAGGATTGATCAACAATTTCACTAATGCTTTGGTTGGAGTATTGGAATCTTCATCGAAGTTAACACCAGGTCAAGCTCAAATTGTTAAGCAATCCGCAAGAACTGCTCAAAATCTTCTCAATAATATCACATTGTAATCTGAGGTTTTCGTTATGCCATTGCCAGTGATAGACCGGCCAATCTATAAGGCTAATGTCCTTTCCCGTTCTGAACCTATATCATTTGTTCCTTTCAGTGTAAAGGAAAGTAAGATTTTGATGATGGCCAAGGAAAGCAAAGAAACAGAATCAATTGTTGATGCATTCAAACAAATTCTGAGAAATTGCCTGGTAAACAAAGAAATAGATGTTGATCAACTCCCTATGGTTGATCTGGAATGGTTATTCCTGAACATTTGGGCTCGTTCTAGTGGTGAAAAAACACCTCTATTTTTCAAATGCAACAATAAAATACCGGTCAATCCACCAAAGAATCCAAATGTCCCACAAAGCGAAGAATGTGGCATGCTTTTGGAATTCGATATTGATTTGTTACAAGTTCCTGTAATCAACAAAGATGTCAATAAGAAAATCTTCTTGGAAGGGGAAAACATTGGAATGGTAATGAAATTACCAACATTCGAGATGACTCAACAATTGGCGAAATCAACTGGTGATTTAGATATCAAATTGGCCGCAATGTGTGTTGATTATGTCTTTGATAATGACACTATCACCAAAGGCGATGATGTGAGTTTGGATGAAATGATCAATTTCATAGAATCACTCAGTCAAGATAAATATGCACAGGTTGAAAAATTCTTCGAAAACTGTCCCGTAATCCAACAAAAAGTTGAGAAGACTTGTTCAAAGTGTGGATTTCATCACAAAATAACATTGGAGGGTCTTGAGGATTTTACCTAGCAGTATTGCCCGACGAAGGGCTAAGGCAATACTTTCTCACAACATTCACGCTCTTCCATCATCATAACAAAGATCCAAGAGTCTTTGATGATATGATCCCTTGGGAAAGGGATATTCTTTTGAATTTGTTAGCAAAAGAGGTTGAGGAAGAAAATTTGAGAATGCAATTGGAAGCAATATCTAACAAAAATAAAGGTAGAAAACCATCTAGGATCAATAAGAAATAATGGCAAAGAAATCAAGACCAACAGGCAAAACTCCAGGTGGTGTTTCATTAACTGAGCTTGCAGATAACTTCAAAAAGCAAGGCAAGGAAGTACCCCCATCAGTTCAAAAACTGTTAGATGAACATATGCCTGCAAAATCAGTTCCAGTTGCCAAAAATGCTTTGACAAAGAATAATGACAACAAGAGACAATCTGTACAAAGAGCAAAACAAGCTGTAGGACAAAAATCTGTTACACCTGAAGCCAAGGAACAAACTCCTGCACCTGCAACTGAGAGCACAGTATCAACTACACCAGAACAAAAACCTACGATCGCAGGCTCCCAAGAACAAAAACCAGTAACAGATCAAGAAAAACCTACGAACGCAGGTATTCCATCCAAGCCTAATACAGGATTTGCTAGAAATTTTATCAAGAACCTCGTTGGTAAAGATCTTGCGGCTAAGTTGATAAAGAGATCATCTGTTGAATCTAAGAAAGAAGATCAACGAGAAGAAACAACTAGTAAAGATATCAAGGCTGTAAAACTCACTCTTGAAGATCTTAAGAAAACACTTGAAGCTCAAGGTAAGAAAATTCCTGAAAAACTTCAACGTAAATCTTCTGCTGTCAAAAAATTCACTTCTGCATTCGCAAGCTCATTCAAGAGGACGGCTGTAAAACCATTAGAGAAGCTTGGTTATAAGTTTGAGAGGCCAAAAGCTGAAAAAATTGAAAAACCAAAGAAAATAAAGGGAGAAACTGTAGATAAGGTTCCAAAACAAATTGCTCCACTTATGGCCGCTGATCTTCATGAGAAGTTCTCTCAACCACAAATTCAAACAAGTCCACAGGAAAAACTCCCTGTTCCTCAGAAAAATGAAGATCAAGAAAAGGCTCAAACTGTTCAAACAGAAGTCGTACACGAAAAAGAAGCAAAGGCAATCAATGACAAACTTGATCTAATATTGAAGGAACTGGATGATATAAAGCATAAGCAGCATGGTGGTATGGGCATGGGAATATTAGGAATGATCTCAGCTGCTATTGCTGGATTATGGAAAAAGATAAAACCAATCTTCGACACAGTCAAAACCATTCTCAACAGTGTTGGTAAAATTTGGGATGTATTGAAGAGATTTGGTTCAACAATGGCTCGTTTTGCTGCAAAGCTCGGTGTAAAAATCGGTGATACATTGAAGGGTCTTGGTAAAAACCTGCTCGAAGGAGTTGGGACTGCTGAAGTTGTAGCTGGTGCAGGTGCTGTTGCCATCACAGCAGCTGGAGCCTATGGTATTGATAGACTGGCCAAGTATGAAACAGATCGCGCAATGAAACCTGCCGAAGCATTACAGAAATATGGTTTGAAAGCTTTGGGTCAAGGTAAATTTGTTCTTAATGGCAAACAAACAACATATGATGAATTACCTGATGATTATAAGCATCTCGTTGGTGCAATGACAGGTGATACGCGTGGTGGGTACTCCAAAAAAGAACAAGAATACGTTAAAGAACATTCTGATCTATACAAAAAACTTGAAATCAAAACCCCACAGGTTGCACCTGTTCCTAAACAACTTCCTGAAAGGGTTGCAGCAGCAAGTGCTCAGAACACTGAAATGAAATCTGCTCAGCAATCACAACCAAATGTATTGGTTATAAAGGGAGGTAACACGACAAAAGTGATGCCATCATCAAAGAAAAGTGGATCCCTGGCTGTTCAAATTTCAACCAGGAACCCAGAATCCAGTATCAGTCGATTGACAAGTCAGATGTTTGATGATCCAGCTGGATATTCAAACATCTCAAGATTGTAAATCTACTTGTTGCGCAAAAGAAACCAACCCGCAACTTCACACCGATACAACTTCTCATGCTCACCTTGTTTGACCAAAACCATATCACCAACAGCCGTTGAACGATGTGGGACTGAATCCCGCATGATGACTTTACAACCATATTTGTATTTGACATCAACTGTCCAATTATCATCTTCCAGATTCTGACTCAATGCATAGATGACTTCCAGAGCCTGTTCATCTGTCAAATCGGTAGTGAATTCACTGACCTGACAAATATCAGTATTACCATGAATCAGATAAAAGTACTTGGTGTCGCGGTCGTACATGATAGTCTCCTCTTTTCAGTAGACATCAATATACTGTAAGAATTCTAAAAGTAAAGCGGAGAATTTCCAAGAAAATCAATGCCAAAAATAAATGGACCACTCACCCTGACGTGCCGTGGCCCATTTCTATCTATTCCATTCTGAGCTATAACAAAATTCACCCGCAGAAGGTTTCAACTTTTGTTATAGTAAGCAGAATGCCCATTTTATCTGCGTTCAACTATATATTTAATTTGAAAATTTCAATTATTACTTACGTGGAAGCATGTTAGACTCCTCGTTTGGTCAGCTTACAACTCAACCTACAGTTTCATTATAAGCTGACCATTTCAAGAAGTAAAGCTTTTAAGCATCTGCCAATTTTGCAAAATCTGCGAATTCATCGTCATCTGAACTCGTAGTTGATTTTGTTGCAGTATTTACTTCAGCTGCAACAGAAGCTGCCAAAGGTTCTTCACGATCAGAATCTTCATGGCTGACTTCTTCTGCAGTTCTACGAGCACTTGATGTAGAAGATGAAGTGCCTGTGCTAGTGAGACCCAAAACACGTTCTAATTTCTTCTTCAATTCATCGTAGCTCTTGAATTTATCAGATGCAATTTCAGCTTTCAGGCTGTATTGTTGACGCCAAATTACCTCAATTTCCTTATCAGTCTTTGCAAGTTGACTTGGGGTACGGAACTCAGACTTGTCATAGTTACGGAAACCATCAACCTGACGAATATTCAATTTAAAATTGGCACCTTCCCATGGGTTATATGGATTGAATTTGATATCATCTGGATCTTGAAACTCTGGTTTAACTTCACTTCCAGTTCCATTCTTGTCCTTAATCTTATCCATGACTTTCTTACCATAACGGAACAAGAACACCTTTCCATTATTAGCAGGATTGCCTGGATCATTCACAACAAGAATGTTACTGATGTAACCGAGGCGACGTTTTTGATCACGTGCTTTGTTTTGGTTTGCTTCAACTCCACTATTCCAGAGTTTGCTATTCAGTTCAGAAACAGGATCATCCAAACCAATGGTGGTCAATGAATTTTCAATGTACCACTGACCTGTTGGTCCTTTGAAAGAATGACTGAACATTGTGACAAATGGTGCATCACCATCTGCATTATCTTGTGGAGGTGTTGGAAGGAAACGAATCTCAGCAAAGCCATTTCCAGCCTTGTCAACAGTTGGTTCCCAATAACGTTCATCACGGCTGAATTTGTTCTGTGAATTCAGTGCAGTTGTCAAATTTTGAATGGAAGATTTTTGACGGAGTTTTGCGAAATCGCTCATTGTTATATACCTCGTATGCTTTGTCGTATGTGCTGTATGTTTTATTCAATATATCATTATATAGTGGATTATTTAGTATGGAATAAGCTAAACTTTCAGCTAAATCCAACTTTCTTTTTGAAAGGATTTTGTGCATCTTCAGAAGTTGGTCTCTTGGCCATCACTTCTTTAATACGTTCCACTGTCGATTCAACTGTACGATCCAAACACTCAACGGCAACGACAACTTCCTTCATTGCTGCTATAGAGAAACCTTCAGTCAATTCAACCCAACGATCCAATTCTTCTGGATTAACAATCAATCGTGGATTCTTTGCAGCCAAGTAAGTCTTACGTGCTTCTTTGCTTGGCATATCAATACAGATAACTTCATCAAAACGAGATGGACGTTGAACAAAACGAGGATCTAATTCCTCTGGATAATTGGTTGTTGCAATATACACAACATTGTCAATCTGAAGTTCACCATCCAATAATGCCAATAAATCAGGTTCACCATGACGTGAAATAACAGCATCGATATCCTCAATCATCACCACAATTGGACGTGTTGGTTCAATGCGGCGAATAATACGGAGTGCTTCAGCTGTCACGTTAGGAACAGTACAGTAAACAGAAATGCCACCCTTGTCGATAATTTGTTTGGACAATTGTTGAATACAGCTAGTTTTTCCTGAACCAGGAGGACCCCACAAAAGCATACCACGCTTCCAAAGGAATCCATGTTGACGGAATTTATCCTGCTTGGACCAAAAATGATTAATTGCGTCTAATACATAAGTTGTTTTGTTATCAGGGAGGACAAGCAAATCATCCAAATTCACTTGCTTTTTGACAACATAGATACCTCTTTGTTCGCTGTATACAGGTAGATACTGACCTGCTGGCAAAGAATCTTCAGCTTTATCACAAGCATAATAACTATCACCAGAAACAGACCACATACGTTGATCACCAAACAAAACATCATTTTCGACTGAATGATCATCTGCATAACCATCTGCTGCATTACTTCCACTATTAAACAAAGACGATCTTGGTCTTGACTTAGCTGGTGATACTCTTGTCATTTATAATACTCCTCAATTATCTTGTCGTATGCTGTTGTATCGTAATGTATAATGTTCTGAACAAATCTGCTATATTTCTTTAATCTGTTAACTGTACCATGAACGATTGGATCAGTTGGATATGCATTCAACCATTCATCTGTAAATTTCACTGATTTATCAACCAAACAAATGATATCATGGTGAACATCATTCACCAACATCCTTCCCAAAAGTTTTGGGTGCTCCTCTTTATGGATTGCAATCAGTTCCTTAAACCCACTTGATACAAGCTTTGTAAGTTCTTGCAATCGATTGTTTTGTATTTGTCGTTCTTTCCATGATTTATAAATTTGGATAGCTTCATCAAAGAACAAATCATGAATCCAAAGGTTTGGTTTATGATAAAAATTTATTCCAAGGAAATAGATCATTTCCTCCCTGACATACATCCTACCAAGTTTCACAAAACTGTATTTGTCTCGATGATTCTTGAAAACTTCCCAAGAAGCTGCTGCTTTAGTTTCACCATTATACTTGAAGAAGTCATAAGAATCACTCATATAGTGGATTCTTACAGCTGTGAATAATTTCCAAGCAACAAATCCACCTGCTTTTTCTTGAAGAGTAGAAACTTCTCTCAAGGCTTCGGACCTTTCTTGGTCATCGAGAAACCTGTCTTACCATTGCCAGTATGTTGAACAAAAGCATCCATGTAATACAAACGACTTACATTTTCTTGTATTGGTGCCATAAACGCCAAATCAACAAAAGAGTTCTTTCTGAATGGAAAATCACCACTATCAATCAGCAATCCAGAACGACTGATATTTATTGACTGAAATTTGATTATCTTTCTTTCATTCTTTTTTTGATCAGTTGTGACCAAATAAACGTTGAGATTTGCTCTTGTCCTCGGATTTTGTCTTCTTTCAAAGCCATATGTAGTTTTGAAAGGATTTTCTGGTTCAAATTCAATCATACTGGCAACCTCGAAGCATTTCCTCCCTTGATCATCCTCAAGGTACGAGCTTCTGCTTCGATCTTCTTTTTTAGTTGAATATTGATAAGAGATTTTACTACTTCAATTTCTAACCCAGTTTCCTCACAATGAGAAATTATGGCATCAATATGACTACATTTATCATTGATGGCCCTTGTTTCAATCATGATTGAAAATTGATCTTTATCAGCACTTGTAGCCATTAACTTCCTCATGATATAAGTGGTGGCTGATTGGGTGATAAGGACAGCCACCAAAACCCCAGATTCAGAATCAGGCAGCGAGAGCGAGCTCTACAAAGCCTTCATCTTCATCGAATGCAGTATCGTTTGCATTTAACGTTTTGTGCTGCTTAGGGCAGTCACCAATCCGGTAGCTATTGGGTTATTACTTGCCCAATCGAAGCTAGTCAGGCCCATCAGAAGCACACTCCAGTTAGCCTTTCGGCATCATCAAGAAACGACCAGTCATGACCTCTGGCCAAGTGTGCTGTTGGTGGACCTGGCGGGAATTGCACCCGCGTCTTGAACACCTTTAATCAACAGTTTACTACCATTTCGTGACCTATTTAGGCCACTTGATCTATCTTAGGGTCTAACTCAGTAAGAGTAAAACTCAATAACTTGTAAGTCAAAAGTCTTCCTCTTTCATTAACCTTGATAGGATACGTTGCAATAGATGTTGCTTCATCTCCTAAATCAGGCTCTATAAACAAACTATGAGTAATTTCTAAATGACGCAAATCTTCTCTTACTTTCTTCAATGCAGCAAGATTAGGTACACCAACAACAGTGAAATAGATATTGTTTGGATCAACAGGATCCATACTTTTATCCAATGCGATTTGCCAACCATTCACCAATGCAACATGAGCAGTTTGAACCAATTGATATTCTCTAGGTATATCTTGACGAACAAAGAAATACATGTACTTACGTTTACTGTATTCTGCAACTTTACGATACGTCAAATGATCAAGAAGGTTATGATAAAGAAGCTCATAATTTTCGAGTGCTATTGATGGCACTCCAAGAACATATGATTTGTTTATACCTTGAATAGCTCTTTGTAAGCATGAATACTCATGCTCTCCATTTTCCAACCTATTTTTACGGGTGATGGGCGTGAAAGCCTTTGATAGATACTGAATGAGAAGCTTCTCGGCTTTCTTTTCATTTCCTCGAGATGCATATACAGCCTTGACGATACAAAACTCAACAACATGTGATGGTGTCACTGTTCCTTCTACACGAAAGTGAGACCAAACTTTCTTATAATCCAACATTTTTCGACTCCTTAAACTTGATTTGAACGGGATGCTCAATAGTTTAAGGGAATGGCGGACCACGTGCAACATAATGAACATATGTGTCAGGAATCTACAAACCTTCGTAATCTTCTTTCATTTAAATCTCATGTGTCATTTCTGGAATGTGGTTCTCTGGCTGTTTCACCAAGTCCATTACAGGAAACTTCAATTCTTTCACTGTACTTAGCTGACTTGTAGGCCAAATCAACAAGGGTTTCGGCTGATACTCCTGCTTCCTTTCCAAAACGAAGCAATTTCCCACTTGACATTGTGAAATATACAGCAACAACTTGATTGCATTGTGTAACAATCACAGCTGTCAAAGGTTGATCGTCTTGATTTGGCACTTTATGTGCTGGATCTGATTCAATCTTTTTACCTGACAAAATTTTTCCCAAGATTTGTGCTTGAATCGGACTTGTTGGTGGCTCATCACTCTGTGATTGAGCAAATGCTGTCGTCAAAAATAGAGCTGTAACCCATGGTAACAATTTCATTTCAATCTCCTATATAATTCCCAACCGCAGTTGGGCATCAATAAATTCACCAATAACTCTAATACCTTGTCTTTCTGCTTGTTTCGCAATCTCAAATTGATCAAGTAGACCTTTTTCAAGTGGAATACGGAACAAATCTGTAGAACCATCAGGAAATTTCACCCAAAGATCAATCTTATTTGCTTGAACAGAATGACCAAGATACTGAAATTTCCCAGAAGGTTTTTCAGGTTTGCGTCCAAAGAACTTCCACAATTAGAATCTCCAACCCAACAACAACAAATCTCTACCAGCATTTGGACTACAAGATCCGCCGCATGAGAAATGAGTATATGTCAGTGTGATAGGGATTCTATAGAATTCATAAGCCAATTGAAGATTGGCATTAACATTTCCGCCATTGTAAGGAAGATAATTGGTCATGTAAGAAATACCAATTCCAGCACGAACAGCACCAAAGGAATTTCCATAAACTGTATCTTCAAAAATTGCTCTCCAAACCAAATTGGATTCACACTGAGGATTTCCTTTACCATCAATTGGACAGTTCTTCCAAGTAGAACGACCTACAGCAAACATCCCAACAACAATATCAGAACCTTTGATAAGGTTCGTTGGTTCTACCAAATCAATTCCAAATGTTGGTGTAACACCACGAACCACTGTTGAACCAACATTAAATTGAACATATGGTTTTTCATCAAACACAGTTGCAGCATGTGCTTTACCAAACCACAAACCAACAAGAATCAAGAAAATAAGGAACAACACGGCAGCAATTGCTCCTGGTGCCAAATTGAATGGTGCATGAGCAACTATCCAAGCTTTTAGTTTAGACCACATAATTACCTCTTAGAACTGAACATGAGTTTTACCAGGTTTGACTCTCCAACGAACAACACAACCATTGACACCAGGAGCTGGAACACAGTGAACCACTCCCTTACCATCAACGATTCGATGAGTGGAACCACCTGGACGAAAATAAAGTTCCACTGGCTCTTCAATACGATAGACTCGGCCTGAGAAATCATATTCTCTCCAAACTTCGTCAGTCAGATCACCCTTCTTCAAATTCACTTCACTCACGTTGTTCTCCTGTAATACATATTCTAGCATCTGTTTAGCTTCCTCAGCCGAAAGCAGACTTGTCCCATATCTTGGGAACTTGTAATTAGAATCACTGACGCACAAGTCAGAACAAACACTTTTTGGCAATGGCCAGGAAAGAAATTTATCAACCAACTTGTTTATCATGATCACCCTCTATTGAAGCGCACGATGGATTGAGTGCCCACATCTCGCCGATTTAGAGTCAGCCGCTCTTCACATTTAAGCTACGTGCGCGTATCTTCAGAATCTTTAGCCATGTAATCAACCAAGCTGCATTACCTGTAACCAACACACAACCTGCACTAAATGAAAACCACTGATCGAGATGTGGGTAATAGAAAAGGTTGAAAATTCCCCAAGCCCACCATCCTATCATCAATTGCCAAACTATTCCCTTGATTTCTCTATCTTTTCGAAGCTTGATAACGTTTAACCAAGCTCCGAAGGCACCATACCCTTCAAAACATCCATTCATCAAATCAAACAGTGAAATCACTTAAATTCAACCTTGATACAATATTTATCCTTCCAAGACCTATACGCAACTTTCAGAAATGATGGTTGTTTAACGGCAGCAAATTTCTTACCATTTTTCCAAAATTTCACAATCCCAAAAATGATACCAAAAACAATCCACATCAGGGACAACAAAAATCCAGAAAAGACTGTGTCTGCCAATCGACTTTTTGGATCAAATAGTGAGAAAAATCCAAACATGTAACCGATCAACCAACCCAAGGCAAAAAGTGGCAATCCCAGGAATATTGCACCCATAAAGACAGTCAAAATTGTAGAAATTATGAATACAATCAATCCCTTAAGGAAGCAACGTGTATATGTACACACGTTTTGATATTCAGGTTCACTATAACAATAGTCACCAAATTTGGATGCAAGCCAGAAATGCCAAGATTTTCTATTCAACTGAATCATGATATATCCTTGTATTATTTACCGTACAACAACATCATCACATCATAGGCTGCGTCGTGAACAGGGTCATGCTTCACAACCAAAGAACGATCAAAACCAGGGATGTCGCAATAACCTCTACGGGCTGTCTCTTTGGTCAAATTGATAGCTGTGCGATAATCTGACCAACACCAGTATTCAGTTACGAGGGGTTTTCCAGCTGCTCGACAAAGGCTATCGTATACAATCTGATCCAGTGATCCACGAGCCCAAAAATTTGGATCACCATTAACAAATTCTGCTATTTTAATAACTCCATCTATTATTTTACAATCAATGTTAAAATTACGACGAAAGCTTTTTTCGATTACTCTTGTAGATTGATCTTTCCAGAAATCAATCGCTTCCTTTTCAACCTTACGGCCATATTTCGCGACCTGTTCATCAACCTCAAATTTGACAAACAAAGCATCATCCAACATCTTCTTGTAGATGTTGTTTAATGCATTTGGATCAGTCTGTTGCCAAGCAGTATTGGCATTGAAAAGCTCAAATTTCACAATACCAACTGAAAGCACAACAACTTCTGAGCTTACTCCAAGAGTTTCGATGTCAAAACTGATCACAATTCACCTATTTGTAAAAGACATGTTGACCAATTTTGGTCACGTATTGACTTCTTGCTGCCCAATCTGGTGTATCTATATAAGAAGCATGATATAGTGTCACACCTTCTAATTCAGCAACCTGTACATGCTTGAGAAATGCTTTACGAGCAACTTCTCGAGCTTCCAAATATTTCGAATGAACAATTTGATTTCTGTGCTTACAAGTCCATGAAAACTGACAAGTCATTTTGTGATTATGTGGATTCAAATGACGTTCATACACAACACCACAAATGGTCTTTGGATATTCTGGATCATGTACACGATTCATAGTAACTATAGCAACAGCAAGTTGACCTTCTTCAGGTTCAAATGCTGCCTCTTGATATACGTTATCTGCCAAACATTGTAACTCAGAAGCTATGAATTCCTGATGAATTCTTTTCTCAGAAAGCTTTTTATAAGTTCTGTATATTGGTTGATAATGCTTACTCAAGTTCAATATGGCGACTTGATTCTTTTCTGAAGATATTTGAGCTGTTGGTTTCTGTATCATTTTCTTTGGTTGTATAGCAACCAAAGTTACATAAAAAGCAAATGGTACAACCAGGATAGTCAGACGTCTCATGTAGATATTCCTTTGCGATATTCAATTAATTTACCAACATACTCTTTAAGCATCTGAAAGCTTTCATCTATAGACTTCACAAACACTTGTGGTATATTGGCATTCTCAACCGCTATGATAATCACACACTGTTCTGGCCTTACAACAAAATGTTCCTCATACATTATAGCGTAAGCACTTGCCTGAGAAAAGTACCCATTGATCCAATCAACCTTTTTTAAATCAGTTGATGTCTTAAAATCGATGACAGAAAGTTTTCCTCCATATTCAGCAATACAATCAGGAGTTCCTGCCATCCTAAGTCTATCAGAATATAAAGAAGATTCAATGATTTTGATATAATCAATACCATTCAATGTTGATTGAACTTTCCCAAACAATGATGCTGTAAATGGATCATTTGACATGTCCAATTTCTCATTGCGCAAATAGAATTCAATCTGTTTGTGTAAAGCTGAACCACGATTTGTTGCAGCCTTTGAAATTTTAGCAGCTTGATCTTTACCAACACGTTTCTTCCAAGCTGCAAGGGCTTTATTAGGAAGTTCACCTAGGACTGTAGTGACGGAAGGATATTTCTTCCCTCCTGGAGTCACATATTTTCGACCCTTATCGTCCTCTTCAAGAACGAGTTTTGGAACATCAACTAATTGATGCGTAAAGGTTTTGATCAAAACTCACGCTTTGGTTTCCACCTTGCATCATCCAGCATATTTTTTGCACCTGGATAAGTGCGGCGGATATGATCCAGGCGATCCAAAACCTTTCCATCTGGACCACGTTTACCAATCATATCTACAAATTGAAAAGCTGGTGCTTCATCAAAATAGCGTTCCAATTCTGGATGTGCCATTTTGAATCTTTCATAGTCATTGATGCCAAGGTTGACTTCAATAATTTCGCCAACCTCTAAATCATCAAATGCCTTGATTACTTTAAAAACATACGTCATGCATCAGATCTCACTTGACCAATTCCCAGTGAAATGATCATTATCAATACCAAGAGACTCCATAGTATCTAGTACCTCTTTTTCATTGTATTTCTCAACAACTGGTTCAGCAAGATCATCGTCTCCTTCAACCCAGATACCTGATCTATCAGAATGAACCTTTTTTGGTTCAAGCTTGGTGGGTTCAACTTTGACCTTCGATATTGACTCTGGTTTCACATACACAGAATTATTACTGCGATACATGAAGGTTCTAGTATCAATATCCTTTGCATTCAGTAATTTAATTGCGTACGCTTTCCTTCCTTCCTTGAGATGCTCTAATTCTGCAGCAACTGGTTTGAGGTGACGCATTTGATGAACATAACACTCTACGCTCCAGTATTTGATACCGAGCTGCTTTGCTATTTCATCAATTCGAACTGGCTCACCGGATTCCAAAAGCTTGAATAGTTTATAGATCTGGGTAACCTTTGGCTCTGACATTTTCGACCCCTAGCACATTGAATTCCTCAATGTGGACAACTTGCGACCATAATCAAGTAAAATCAATCTTGCTCGATCAACTTGTGCGACCAAGTTGTATACCTCGCAAGCTGACACCAACGAATCTTCCGTTATTTGTTGTAAATTCTCAGCAAGAGAACTCAAAAATTCCTTTGAGTATTCATCCATTGATCAGCGTTATGTTTCCAACAGGAACAGTATATTCATTGCTGCCGAGCTTAAATGAATATCTATCCCCATCTATACTTGTCAATTCCTGTTCGTCAAAAACGAACAGACTCGGTGCTGCCCATGGTGCAAATGAGCAAAACTTACTCAAATCCCTCAACACTCCACGAGTCCCTTCTGCAATCAAATACAGTTTCATTGTCTGTCGCTCCCACTCGAATAAAACAACCAACAAAAACTACAAACATGATCAAACTGATTATCCCCAATATGAGGGCCATGATGACTCACTCCTCTTGTATTTTCTCCTTAACGAGAACCCCACGAGGCTCAGGATTTTTAGCCCAGCCCGTAGCTTCAATATAGCGCTCTTTAATCAGAGATACTAGCTTTTCATCCCTATATTGATAATCATCTGGAATGTTAAGAACCACAATGTCTTTTCCATTGACCTCATCTTCAAAATGTTCTTGTAGATCAGTGCGATGACCTTTAGACATGCAAACTATTTGATCTGCCCAGTTGATAAGAACATCATCAACTGGAATCAAAGCATACTCTCTGCCTGTTCCAGCAGCCCGAGTATTGAAATTAAATGGTTCGCCAGCTAGTACAATAGCTGCTGTTGGAGAACGAAGGAGGCCTGCAGAGCAAAGACAAAGTACCCTCTTATAACGATCAAATTGTTGAGCAGTATTACTAATGTTCCAAAGACGATTGAAATTACCCATGAACAAACCTCAAAATATGATATAATCCAGGTGCGGACAATCATGGCAGGTCACTTTCAAAACAATTGATCCATCATCAAGTTTGTGACGGATCACTGATTTCCAATGATGAAATCCGATGAAGCAAAGGAACTTCTTAAATTCCTTCTCAAATTTCCTTCTCATGGTGACCCCTGATATCCCTTTTCTTCAAGACTTGATGAATCTCTTCCCATGTCCACAAAGTCATATCACCTTTTGGTCTGCTATCAATACCAACATCCATACAACGGCCTGGAATGCCAGGATGTTCTATCTCTCCATACCTGGAATGGATGTGACCATACAAATGGTATGCTCCTTTATGCATATCCTTCCATTCATAGGTTGGATAATGATGCAAAATCAATTTTTTGCTGTCAATCCAAATTTCCTTCCATTCAGATAATGACTCAAAATGCAACCTCAAATCAAAATTACTACGGATCACTTTGTCGTGATTACCATAAATCAGATGCTTCTGACCTGGCAGTTGCTTAATGATATTGATTGCTTCTTCTGCATTACAAAAGAATACATCACCAAGCAAATACACAGTATCAGCAGGTTGAACTTGATTTTGCCAATTTGTGATCATCATTCGGTTCATTTGTTCAACAGTCTCACCGTGGCGAGTTGTTGGACAAAACTTCTTGATGTTCTTGTGAGAGAAATGGTTATCAGATGTGAAAAATATTGTCATTGATAAATGTTAACTTCAATTCAAATAGGAGTAAAGCTCTATTTATCGCTACCAAATATCATCAATTAACACGCGATCATTGATTCCATTTCTGTGACCCCAAGAGAGATTAGGTTTCTTGAGACTTGGATAAGCCTCCTCATAAAGTTTCCACCATTCAGGATTGTAAATTATAATTTCTTTATGCATATTTGTTGGCATCATTCCAACCAATTTTTGATGAGAATAAGGTGGCATGTGAGCAGGCAACCATTCACGAATCATGCAGCTATACATGTAACTATTGATATATGCCCAAGCACGTTGAACATACAATGATATATCAACATCAATCAAAATGTTAGAAAGGTGAGTGATTACACGAGCTTCACAATCTCGTTCGACATCGTACAAAGAAAAGAAAACATCATACCGTTCCCCGACAGTCAATTCGATATCACCTTTGATCCAACGATCTGCAATATCATAAGCATCGGAACCCATCATGTAACTCTTACGCCAAACTTTGCAGTTTTCTTTCCATTGTTCTCCATGACAATATTCATGTAACAAATTCAATCCCCAATCTTCATGAAGAGTTGAAACTTTGGCAACACCATCATCACTGAAATATGCTTCAGAACCCACTGTGATGTCGCCATCCAAGTACTTATTTTTGTGATCCAAAACAATACGAATACCTTTGGATTTTGCCTTTTTCTTGACGTATTTGGCAACTCTTTGATTATCCATTTGGTTAAGCATGATGGCTCCCATGAATTAAGAAATAATTTTCAATCAACCTGATTCGGTTCTGCTCATCCAACTGTTGAAACGTATCAAAATGTTTTGCAATGTGATCAACCAACCCATAGAACTCTTCATCTATTGTCTGTTTAAGATTCTTCACATCAGCAAATTTTTCAATCAGTTTCTCATATCTCATCCGAGCCAAGAACTTTGTAGTCAAGTAATAAGGAGACTTGAGTTTCAGATCTTTTCCACTCACATAATCACGGCAAACAAATCCTTCATGCTTTGCACAATGAGCAAGATCCACTGCGGTTGAGAAGTTACAACGATACCATCTTGGTCTTTTGATCAAGTTGTTCATCAAATTATGATTGAGAATTGGACATTCAACATCCAATTGATCTTCTCGCATCAATTGATGGGTCCTCAAATTTCGCATTCCGATCAAATATGCACCTGAATCTTCCTTGATAATGTGAGGATCAGTTGGATCACAAATCTCAAACATATAAGTGAATTCTGGCATGATTTGAAGATGACCAATCCACTTCTCAGCTATCTTCACAAAATCAGAATCCAATGAACCTGTTGTGGAAACAATATTACGACCATTGTATTTTGCGACACAAGCCATGAATCCATTGACTTTACGAACTGCATCTACCCAAGTATCGCGGTGGAAATCTGTTCCCGCTTCTCCACGGTTGAAAATTTTGGTAAATGGATAGGAAACAATGTTGTAATCCACATCCAACACCAAGCCTCTCATCTCCATGAGTTCTTCTGTCCAAAGCGCATCATAGAACACCTTCCTGGTGTACTTCAACACATACAAGCCAGGGTAACGAGTGGACTCGCGTCGAGTCACCAGCTTTGGGTTCGCTTCAACGAAAGCCTTGATGTTTTCAGGCTTTAACAAGCTCATCTGCATATTCCTCAGAATTTTGATAGATGATCTTCAAATCAGGAAAGAATAAGTTCATCGGTGCTTTGATGTCATCGTTGGACTGCCAACGTTGCTTCATACGATCCATGACAGTTTCTGGAACACCGTGAATGCTACCATAATTATTGATACACTCTATCACGGTAATCGGGATTGTCAATTTCTCAGCTGTCTCTAAATATTCCGTCATCTCAATACAACGAGTAAATGTATTTGATACGACAATTTTCTGATTGTTATACATCGCATCAATGGCATTACGGATGCAATAGTCATGAGCCTCCCCGATCTTAGCCCCATTAAACTGATAGACCCCATCCTTGATGAAGTACATATCAGCTTCCCAGTGTTCAGCTGGCAAACGTTGAGCTAATTTCTTTGCCAGGGTGCTCTTACCACTACCAGGCAAACCACGGATGATATACAAGTGACTCATGTGATGTTATATTCCTTTTGTCTTATGTCGTATATTCGAAATTCAAACATCTCCATTTCCATCAAAATCCAACAAATTCTGAAACTCGGGGAATGATCACCTTTCAGTAACAAATCAATCTCAAGATCCAGTATAATGAATCCCCAATCACCAAGTAAAGTCTCCAACAAGGTGATTGAAATCACCTTGTTGGTTTTTGGTATCTTCCATGATTTGGTCATAATCAAATCCTTTCTATAAGATTCTCCGCCTGAATCATCAGATTTTCAAGAACAGATTCTTGAAATTTCATTTCCTTCTTGTCGCATTTTCTCTCAGCGACCTCTAAAGCTTTATTTGCCAACCTCAAAAGTAGAATTAATTGAGAAGATTTGTCATTGCGTGGTCGCAGATCACGAATCCTCATTTCGATGTTCTGAGTTTTCTTACTACCATTCCACCAGTAAGCTTTGAGTTGCTCGAACTTCGTCACCGTACTCATTGGTAATCCTCACCAGTCGGATCTTCAGCTGAACCTTCCTGAGTTCCAATCGGAGCAATCCCAATCCACTCACCTTCGGAGGTGAACTTGGGATTTTCTCCCCAAGGAAGATGCCAATGATCCGCACAGTATGGACCATAACCCACCAGCAAGCTGCGAGGATCACTCAAAGGCAGTGAACAATAACAGCAATTACCAGTCAACTTACCATGAAGGATCGCAGTCTTGCGTGGCTCAGCACAAAACTCTTCAAGGAGTTTCATCAGGGCAACCTGATTATCGCGACCATCTCGACGGAGGATTATGACACCAGTGTTGATGTCAATTTTACCATAATTGACACCCCACTCAGAACCATACATATTCATGTACGAGCCGAACTTGTCAAGGCTAAAGCGAACCTTTTTACCATGAAGTGGACTGTCGGTCTGAGCAGAAGCATCCAACATCAAAGTGATCTTAGGACGCTTCAAATGTTGTTTGGCATTCGAGAACATCGAAACCACTCGACTGAAATCAACCTTCAGGATATTGGTGTTTGTCTGCACGTTTGTTGCTCCGCTGTGGAAGTTGTTGGTATCTGCGATCAGCTTGTTAACCCACCTGAGCTGATTGGAACTCGGGTTGCGAGCTACCGCGATGCTGCGAGCGAAATCTACACTCTTGTAGTAACCTTACC